AAAGAAACATTTGTCTCCACAAGACCATATGTTAAGATGAAGGCTCTGGTGGTTGTTCCTTATGACACGCTTAACTCTATTCAAGACCAAGAACAGCCAGAAGAAATGCCGGATCGCAAAGACCAGCCTGCTTTTGTGATTATCGAGGGTGAAGATTTCTTATTCATGGCTAAGCAGGTCGCTAGAGCTATGGACATTATGGCAGTTAGGCAGGCTAAGTGGTTTTGGAACGAGGGAGGACAGCTTAGTGAGTCAACCTTTAATCCAAAAGATGAGGCGGATAGAATAAGAGATTTTGTTAAGGAAATGAGAAATCTCCTTGCAGCAAATGACTTTAGGTTAAGAAAACCTTTTGGACTCGCTAAAAAGTGGGTTGGTGAATTTGAGATCGGCTTTAGCGAAGAGATGGGTGTTGATTATGTGAAAGTTACAGAAAAAACCTGTGAAAAGCCTGAGATGCTTTTGAAGGCTTTTGCTTCTTTCAAAAACTCCGAGCCGCAAACTCTACCCAGAACGATGTACTTTATATCTCAGCTTCCAGAGATGCAAGCCGACTTTACATCAGCAAACTCTATTGACTTTAATGACTTTATTAGAAAATATGTCGCGTTTCCTGCAATTGAAGTAGTCACACAGCCACCAACTCTTGAGCCTATTTGGTGTCCTCCCGCAGGACAAGATACGGCACTGACAAATTTTGACCTTGGAGATGACTTAAGAGAGCTAGGAAAGTCAATTATGGACGAAGTGCTTTCTTTCCCAGATGCTTTTGTAGATAGGTTTGCCAATGATCTGTGTGCGACCCTAGAGGGCAAAAAGAAGAAAGATGTAGATTTTAATGATTTGGGGCAACTGGCAAGGCAGGCAGCAGATACGGCTATAAGAGAATACTTTGCAGGTGATGCTTTCTTGAATGATTTGCCTAGAAAGCTGGCTCAAATGACTGACGTTGATGAAGTTGAGTTGTGGGACAAAATCCTTGATCAACTGGGTTTGTGTGGCTTACTGGCGCTTATTGAAGCGGCGATAAACTGTTTACTCGCAGGGCTCGGCGTGGAAGATGCGCTAAAAACAATGCTTAACGCAGTTATAGGTGGAATGTCAGCGGCTGCTTTCGAAGTTCTTATACTCGGACTGCCACCTGAAGCAAAAGATCAGATTCGAGCCAATCTTGCTGCTGAATTTAGGAACATGCCAGCACCTTGGGATGCAGACTTTAGATCAGGGAGCTATAACGGTCAAGGAACAAAATTTACTTGGCTATCAGATTCTGGAGCACCATCGGGTGTGGCATCTATTTCTAACCCATATCCAATTGAGAGAGAAATAACTGATGAAAATGGGGAAACATCAACAGCTACCGAAATTGTTACCGATTCAGAGTTTAAGCCGTTTAAGCCGCAGACAGAAGTGACCACCGAGGCGGGTGTCCCAACAACAGTTGGCAATACTACAGGTGTCGTGATCAATGAGACAGCTATAGGTCAATCTTACGGCAACTCAGGAACAATTGGGACAGCACTTGACAAGATAGGAGATCAAGTTGGGCAAGCGTATAAAGAAGCGCTCCTAGATTTAATTGACAACAACCTGATTGACCTTGACATGCTTAAAGAGCAGTTGACATCTATTCCCGGTGCCCAACTGTTTGCCGACATTTTTCAGGAAATGGATTGTCCTCCGTTTCCGCTTTTCACTCCTCCGCTTGGAAACATATTAACAACTTTGGAGTTGAATCTGTGTCCTGCTCATTTTGCTATTTCTCTTCCTAAATTATCTCTTAATGTTGCGATAGGCGATATCTTCAAGATTATCATTAGCGTGGCAAAGGAGCTAATCAAGGAACTGGTGATAAGATTAATCATCTTAATTCTTAAGAAGATATTAGAAATTATATTTGAAGCTCTTTGTGCATTGCTTGAGGTTATAGGTAGTGCTCTTGTCGATGCCATCACAGGCGGCAATGCCCTCAAGGATGCTCTTGGTGGGGCACTATGTGATGACGCAACAGAAGAAGATCTCAATGAGGCAATGCAAAAAATGCTTGAGGCAACAGGGGCAGCGAATTGTAATGGACCTGAAGAAGCTCCTACTGCCGAGGATGCAGCGGCATTCACAGAGATTGCTGCTTCTGTGCTGACAAACCAAGAGGTTCTAGACTTACTCGACGGCTCAGCTACCACACAAGTAAAAGAAATGATTGCTAATGTTGTAGGTGACCAGATTCCGGGTCTGTCTTGTATGAGTCCGTCTGACATTGGCACCCTATTCGGTGCTCTTGGTAAAATTGTAAATCCTGAGTTGATCGAAAGGGCTCAGATGATGGACGACCTAGACACGCCTGTTTGTGAAAGCATTTGTGCTTCCCCCGAGCAACTTCAAAGGTTTGATGAAATTAGATGTGATGCTATGAAGCGCAAGGGTCTCAGCCCCGAGCAGTGCGAGGAGCAGCTTAATGCTCTTAGAGAACGAGCAAAAGAGGATTTGGCTGACCTTGCAAGCATCTTGAATGGAGGACCGTTTCACAACTTCCCAGATTTGATCGGAAGTGATCCGGTATGTCCTGATAGTGGTGACCCCTTTGCTCCCGGTGGCTCTATCCTGCCAGAGATACCCAAGGTTTTGAACGACGCATCAGTTGATGCAGCCAAAAAAATATTTGATGCAATCGCCGAAGAGCATATTGATGACTTGGTTGGTCGTCGTGGATTCCTTGATATGGTGCTTAGTGACTCTAATGGTCGAGGTCTTAAATCCCACGAGGCAACCGTTAACGGACCCTTCGGTCAGCCCTTGGCAGAAGATTTGGGCTTTTTGCAGTCTTATACAGATAACTGGATGAATGACACCGGCAAAAACACTGAATTAGATAAAAACTTCCCTAAAAACGAAGGCGATAGGGGCGCTGTAGGTGATTGGGGGGTTTTCGGCATTGACCATGTGGGTAATGGCGGCTTCCCACTTACGGTTGCTTCCCTATTGCAATATTACTTTGTATCATACAATAGCAAGCCAGACATAAGCAGTCTCTTGCCAGTAGACGGCAAGCCCGACACCTCAGACGGACCAGCATATCCAATGCGAGGAGAATCAATATCTTATAAGGACGCTCTACCGAGCGCCGCCCCCTTTGAGCGTGGTATACCTTGGGAAGGTGGCTACTTTGATTTGAAATACAGAGATTATGCAAATGACGATAAAGACAGTTATGCTATGAGAATGGCTGTAACAGGTGGCTATACAGCACAGCCCCTCTTTCCAGAAGATCCCATACCACCCTCTAATGAGGATGTAACAAGAATAACAGTTTATGAGGCTATTGAGGGCAATGATGAAGAATTAATAGCAAATTACACAGTTAAAGCAAATATATCAGACGAAGCAGCAGCCGTAATAGATTCATTAGATATCCCTGAGCCGCAAGTTGGGGACAAGGGTCTGCCAACAAGGCTATTTAGTCATCTTATTTCTGGTAAGCTAAAAGATTACGGTGCTTCAAATGTTGGGGATTTAGAAGAAGTCTTGCAAAATCAGTGGGGCTATCTATGTGATGTTTACATGAGAAAGTTTACACTTCTTATGGCAAGCAACAAAGATAAAACTTTAGATCCTGCGCCAAACTCTTTTCAGTTTGGTTACGATACGAGCCAGCAAGTAGAAAAAGTTTTCATGGGTGGCGAAGAGCTAGATAGAACCTTTTTCAACAACAACAGAGAATACTTTAGAAAAACAGTTGATGAAGAACAAGTTGAGGCAAGCTATGGAGAGGCAACAGATCCCGCCGAAGATATGGGACCAATTATACAGGGAGAAATATTAAATAGGTTTGGGGGAACTTTTAAGAATCCGCCTTGGTTTGAGAGAAACCCAGAAAGAAATGGGTGGCTTGGTATGACAGACCGGCTTGTTCCTGATCCTGATGGATGTGATCCTCTGGATGGCTCTGAGCCAAGAGAGCCAATTTGTAAGTTTGAAGATCTAAAAGACGTGTATAGCGACCTGATGAACAAGTATGAAGATGACAAACGACTCTTTATGAGACCGGGTGCTCACTGTGCGGACCCGCAACCGTTCAACGCTATCTTTAATCGAGGCGGTGCTGCTGGCGTTGACTCTACAATGATCGCGATGATAAGGATCTATATAATCGAAGCAATGTTGCGGGGAACGGCTATCTTCTCTGTTTATGGAGAGGACTGTTATGACGAGATTCTTTCGACTTATATTATAAGTTACATGGATAATGATTTAGCCAAGCTGGGTGTTTGGGGTCTGCCATCCAAAAAGTTCTATCACTTCTTTATGGAGCAAGTTGTTCAAATGTATGGAAGACAAGTAGATCTTGGGATGATAGAGCCAACAAGTGATGAACAAGATGCGCTAAACAACCTAAACTCTTACCAGCTAGATAATCAAATCAGGGTCAGGGGAGGCTTTGCTAAAGCCGTCTACAACAGAGAGCTTGGCGAAATTGTCCAAGAAGCGCTCGATTTAGAAGAAAGAGGAGAGTGGACAGCAGGAATAAGAACTCTGTTAAGCCATTTTGTGTTGAAAGAGATAAAGGCTATGTTCAAGCAATTCGGAGAAAATGTCTATCCTGATGGAGCCCCGGTTGCCAACATTCATTCTATACTTTTTAACTCCCCGGCGTTTATCCGTGGGTCTGTTGAGTCGGGCATTCCAGATGTTTGGAATGGTTTAGAGGAAGAATCTAATGTCTATGAGCAAGACTTGATTGCTAGACATGAAAATACCGTTTACCCTTATTTAGGCGGAACAGACAAGAGTGGAATAGGCAATCACCCCTTTAGGTTAGAGAAGTATATTTCTTTTGAAGATTACCCAGCAGATATTGATGATCATCTAAAGGGTGTTGTTAGTATCGACGCATTTAATGATTGGGCATTTGGTCAGGGCGATAAGTTGCCGTTGCCAATGTCAGAAAGTTTTTCTGGAGGAAGACTTGGTTTCCGACTAGTCTTTGCATCTTCTGCCTCTAAAAGAGGGGATGCAGAATGGGGAGGTGACGACAATGTTACCAGTTTCCTTTTAGATTTTGAGCAAGCCACAGAGGGCTTGGAGGATATTGGACTGCTGAATAAGACACTTAAGGTGCCTGTTAATCGGGATGAGTATGATTCAGACTCGCTTTATGAGCCAGACAATGACTATATGTATATGGTGCCTATAGCATCAGCCGAAATGGAACTGGACTTGTCCCAAACCTTACAAGAGTTTATCAATACTATTGATACTGTTGTCGAGGATAACCAGCAGTGCTTACTTGATGAGATAGGCAGATCTGGAGAGTTTGAGGTAATGTTCAAGCATGCTATTCCAACCAAGAAAATGATTTCATGCCTCGCCATATACACTATAAACAACTTCCTGCCATCAATCGGATGGGTTCAAGATGGCTGGGTTCAAGATGGCGGAAAATGGATTGGTTTTAATTCTGGGTTTAGATCTTGGAATCAAGAGAGCTTTGAGAAAAGCAAGAGAGAAACAAAAAGAGCTTTCATGCGCTTTTATCACTCTAACGACCCTACTTATGAAGATGAGGAAAGTAAAACTCGTAAACAAGAAATTACAAGACAGAAAAAGCCAAAACCAAATAATAATCCGGGGATTAGGTGGTTTAGGTGGCGAAGAAAGATTAGAAAGCCGACTGACAAGAACGGAAAACTTTGTTTGTAAAAGGAGAATATAAAAAATGGCTATAGGATACGGAGCAGCGTTGCCCCTACATACCACTACAGAAGATGGTCCTTATGCTCTCTTGAAAACAATGGAGTCCGTGGCATCTCAGAATTTAAAAAATCTTGTTTTAACTTCACCCGGCGAAAGGATTATGGACAACAAGTTTGGCGTGGGCATAAGAAATTATCTATTCTGGCAATACACCCCGGCGACGCTAAGTGATATTGAATCTAGAATCAGACAGCAAGTGGCACGCTACATACCATATATAAACATTCGTGAAGTGAATTTTAACGGAGATGGCACAGCTTTGGTTGGCTCTTCGATGTCGGACAACTTTTTATCAATAGAGATAAAGTATCAGATTGTTCCACTAAATATCGGAGCCGTCTTAACATTGCCCTTTTCTGCTTAGCGGGAATGACGAATTCTAGCTAATCAACTAATTACAAACAGAGGTAGTTTATAAATGGCAAAAAGAAAGACACCTATCAACTATACGGCGAGAGACTTTGACTCCATCAAGGATGAGTTGGTCCAGTACGCAAAAAGATATTATCCAGAGACGTTTAGAGATTTTAACCAAGCTTCTTTCGGTGCGCTTATGCTGGATATGGTTTCATATGTCGGCGATAACTTATCTTTTTATCTTGACTATCAAGCTAACGAATCCTTTTTCGACACAGCGACAGAAAGAAAAAATATCATTCGCCACTCTAAGCAGATGGGCTATAAGTTTAGGGGAACCCCGGCTTCCACTGGTATTTGCGACTTCTTTATAACAGTCCCGGCGAACACTAGTGGTCTTGGACCTGACACAAGCTACCTTCCTATACTTAAGGTCGGCACAGAAATTAACTCCACTTCTGGAGCAGCCTATCTGCTTGCAGAAAATATTGACTTCGCAGACAATTCAAATGCAGTTGTAGCAGCCAGAGTAAATGAGACAACTGGCGTCCCGACCAGCTATGCTGTTAAGGCATCAGGAAAGGTTGTATCAGGCAGATTTATTGTTGAGAGAAAAACAATTGGATCTTTTCAGAGATTTAGAAGAGTTTTTCTTGACAATCGTAGGGTATCGGAGATCGTTTCGGTTGTTGACGCCCAAGGTCACGAGTATGTTGAGGTTGATTACCTTTCGCAAAATGTTATTTACAAAGAGATCGCCAACCACGAGAGTAATTTAGCGTCTACACTAAAGCCGGTTTCTGTGCCAAGGCGCTTTGTTGTGGAACAAGATGGCACTAGGGTTTATTTGCAGTTTGGTTTTGGTTCTGACTCCGAGATCACGTCGGACTCCGTTGCAGATCCAACAAATCTTGTATTAAGCATGACAGGCAGAGATTTTGTTGAAGATAAGTCTTTTGATCCATCTAAATTGTTGGATACAGATAAGTTTGGTGTTGCACCCGGCAATACAACGCTGACTATCACATACAGAGTAAATACAGTCAATAACGTGAACTCTGCTGCACAAACTGTAAGAACTGTTACAAGACCGGTCACCGAGTTTAGTGATCTTTCAAAAATATCTCTATCGACCAGAAATGATGTTGTGGCTTCGATTGAATGTAATAATCCTGAGCCTATTGTTGGCGGGATCTCTGATCCGTCCTCTGATGAAATCAGGAGAAGAGCTATTGATCACTTTGCAACACAAAACAGGGCGGTTACCAAGTTGGATTATGAGAGCATGGCGTACTCGATGCCGCCGAAGTTTGGTTCGATAAAGAGATGTGGCGTGATGAAGGACAGCGATTCTTTCAAGAGAAATCTGAATATGTATGTGTTGTCAGAAAATCAAAACGGAACTCTGACGCAAGCCTCGGTGCCACTAAAAGAAAATCTTAAAGTTTGGCTTGGGCGCTCAAAGATGATTCACGATACGGTTGACATTATAGATGGTAGGATTGTAAATTTCGGTGTGAAGTTTGCGATCATTGCAGATCCAGATTTTAACAAGTTTGAAGTTCTAGAAAGCTGCACCCGAGCCATTTCGCAATTCTATAGCCAGCCACGATATTTTGGAGAATCCCTGTATGTGACAGATGTGTATAGCTTGCTAAACAAGCTTGATGGCGTAGTTGACACATACGAGGTTGCGTTTGAAAACAAAGAGGGCGGTCTTTACTCTGATTCCACATATCCGTTTAAGCCAAATATGTCGGCAGATGGTAGATACTTAAATGTCCCTCAAAATGTGTGTATGGAGCTTAAGTATCCTAGAACAGATATTAGGGGGTCAATTAAGTAATGGCTATCAAGAGATATAATGCTGATGCTGACAATACCATAACCAATGCATTTAAAGCCGACTTGAGCACCAGAGGAACAGGTGCCAATATGGGTGCAGCCGATGTTTTAGAAGTATTTTCTATTAGAGGGCAGGCATCTGGTTCAACCGCTGGCTTGTCTAGCGAATTAAGTCGAGCAATTATAAATTTCCCCGTCAGCGATATTCAGACTGATCGTAGTGCAAGTGTGATACCATTAAGCGGAAGCGTAAGCTTTTATCTCAAGATGTTCAATGCTCCACACTCTCAAACGGTTCCAAAACAGATGTATTTGATGGCTCATGCCCTGACCAGAAGCTGGGAAGAAGGCACAGGCTTAGACATGGAGCAGTACACAGACTTAACTCATGGTAAGGCTGGCTCGACTTGGTTAGGAGGGGGGCTCACAGGCTCTTGGCAGCATAAAGGCGGTGATTTTGTAGAGGATAATGATGGTGGCGTCCTTGGCAAAAATATGTATAAAATATACTTTGAAGAAGGCACAGAAGATCTTGAAGCAGACATAACACCGCTTGTTGAGATGTGGGCGAATGACAATGGAAACGTCTTAGGATCTTTGACAAATTATGGTTTAATCCTAAAATTAACTGGAACCCAAGAGGCTTTCAACGAAGACACCGCCACTTTTGCAGTGCCCAATCCTTCAGGTGCTCTCGATTCATTTTATACTAAAAAGTTTTTTAGCAGAAGCTCAGAATTTTTCTTTAAAAGACCCGTTATCGAAGCACGATGGGACTCGGCAGACAAAGATGATCGCGGCAACTTCTATTACAGTAGTTCGTTAGCTCCGGGCGAAGATAACCTCAATACCCTTTTCCTTTATAATTATGTAAGGGGTCAATTGAGGGACATCCCCGAGGTTGGAAGCACAGGCTCTATTATGGTGAGCTTCTTTTCTGGAAACGTAGATGATACAGCGCCCTCTGGTTCTCGCTTAGAGTTGAGCATCGGCGGCGGTGTTTCTGTAACGGCAGAAACATTCGCAACGGGCGGTCACTTCGCGACAGGAATTTACACTTGCTCTGTTGCAATCACCTCGGCTGCAACACCAATTGAGACACTGTATGATGTTTGGTCTAGTGGGACCATAGATGATGGTAACCATTATAGAAAGAGGTTCCACACCGGCTCAATCACGCCGTATTCCTTAGATTCGTCAGACATAAATCCAAGCACGCAGTACGCCTTAGCAGTTACCAACTTAAGACCGATATATACCAGAAAAGAGACCGCGCGTTTTAGATTATATGCACGCCAAAAAGAGTGGAACCCGACTATTTATACTAGAGCAACGGCAGATGTAGAGAACGAGATTATAGAAAGCGCATCTTACATGGTGTACAGAGTGGTTGACGATTTGGAGGTCATCCCTTATAACACGGGAAGCGATGCAGCAACCCAACTTTCGTTTGATGTGAGTGGAAATTATTTTGATCTTGACATGAGCTTGTTAGAGTCTGACTACTCTTATGGAATGAAATTTACATTTTACAATGGCGCTATCGGATCTTGGGTAGAGCAGTCAGATGTGTTTAAATTCCGCGTCCAAGATCAGCAAACATAGGTAAGAAGATGGGAAGCAGAGACTTATTCGACAAAGGAAAGCCATATAAGATTCTCAAAACTTCTGATGTTCGCGAGGCTTCAAAGAAGGTAGAGTCTTCTAGAAATATCGCCGCCCAGAAAGAAGAGCGACACCGCTTTATTCCGCAGCTTGATTATAGCGATCCAAACAACTTTGTTCGCTTCGGATCAGCCGAAAAATATTATGAAGATGCATTTGACAGAGTTTTAGCCGACTATCCATATGATGGCTCTGAAGCAGAGATAACCGAATATCTCAATAGCTCTTCATACCTTGACCTGTACATCCTAGAAAATGAATATCCAAGAACTACAGGATTTGCTACGATTCATGCAGGAGGATATACGCCTACTGCTGGTATCAGCGGGTGGAAGGCGGTTCCAACCGCCGCAAAAGAATACATTACCATCAAGGGTGGTCCGCACACTGCGTCTGGCGGGATGGCATCTGGCTCAATGGCTACGCAGTTTACAGGTGCAAACTACTATGATACAAACATATATGACACAACTAGAGAGGTGGCGGGAGATAGGAAAGGCAGTAGACTCTCTAACCTTCGTTACAATCTTGAAGATGGTGTCACGGTTGAATTTTGGCTGAAAAAAGATTCGTGGCAGACAAGTAACACAGATAACATAAACAAGACTGCTATCTTTGATCTTTGGAACGGAGAGATCACTGGTAGCACAAGCGGAGGAACAACTAGTGATCGCTCACAATACGGTCGTCTGCTGTTATTTTTGAGCGCTAGTGGACATGGAGATTCAGGAGCCCAGCCGTTCGGAATACATCTCGCGTCTGGCTCAACAGTTTGGGATGCTAGGCTAGGGGCTTCGCTTACCACCTCATCCATAGAGGGCAACTGGGAGCACTTTGCTTTCACTTTCCAGTCCAGTTCAGCCGACAACACCCTTAAGGCAAGACTATATCGTAGTGGATCATTCATAGAAGAGGTTAGTTCTGGAGATATAGGAAACTTTAACGAAGTTACAGGCTCGCTTGTAGCCCACTTGGGCGCTCTCCAGACGACTCCATCTGGTAACGCTTTCCAAGCACATGTATATCCTAGCACGACATATAAGGGATATGGCGGTCTAGAAGCTTCTTTGGATGAATTTAGATATTGGAAGACAGCCAGAAACGGAGAGGAGATCGGACTTAACTACTTTACACAGGTCCGAGGCGGTGCAAATACAGACATAGCCAACACAGAACTGGGTGTGTATTACAAGTTTAATGAGGGCATTACAGGAACAAGCTCCACGGACTCAATTGTTCTTGATTATAGCGGTCGTATATCAAATGGCGTCTGGACAGGTTATCCCGGCTCAACAGCTAGAAACACCGGGTCTGCCATAGTATCAGCATCGGCAGCAGTATCTGAATTTGAAGATCCGATTATTAGAATTGATAACACTCTTGTCACTGATGCAAAGACAACATTGGTGGAGTCTGGAAGTGTCTATGATTATACAAGCAACTCAACCCTATACAATAGGGTACCCGGCTGGATGCAGGATGAGGATCCCGGCACGTTAAAGCAGTTGGTGCAGATAATGACGAGCTACATGGATTCGCTCCATTTGCAGATGGAGGAGCTTCCAAATCTGAAAGATAATGACTATGTTTCTGGTTCAAACAAACCACTCCCAGTAGCAAATAGGCTTGTTGCCAATTACGGCATGCAGGCACCAGAGATTTTTGCAGACGCAGAGATCCTATCTCAAATTATGAGCAGGGATGAAGTTCGAAACTTCGAGCTTGAAATAGGTGGTATTAAGGATAGAATTTATAAGAATATTTACAATAACCTAGTTTATATCTACAAATCCAAGGGAAGCTTAAAGTCGTTTAGAAACTTAATTCGATGCTACGGCGTTGATGACAATGTTGTCGCCCTTAACCTGTATGCAAATAATACCGAATACAAAATCAGAGATAACTACGACCCAGCAGTTGTTCGCAAAAAATATGTAGACTTTAACTATCCTGATAGTTTCGCGGGCGTTGTTACACAACAGTCACAAAGTTCAAACGTAAATGCAAGTAATGTTACTTTTGTGTCTGGCACGGTTAATGAGTATTTATCAACTACTGCTGAAGTAGAAGTTGTGTTTCCCAAGAAGGCAACTGATAGAGCCTCTGTAGTTTATTATGAGTCTGATTTCTTATCCGCTTCTATCGCAGGAACACACGTCCTTAAGACTCAAGCCGATGATGACTGTTATGTTCAGGCGGCAGTAGCAAATGATGCAGCTTGGGGCTTGTATGCCGTAAGATTAGAAGCAGACTCTCCAGATGCATATTTTGTATTTAAGTCACATAGGAATTCTACGCCTGATTTTTACCTTACATCGAGTGTGTATCCAAATCTTTACGATAACGAGAAGTGGAATTTTGCAGTAAGAACAAAGAATGCTAAGAGACCAATGTCGGATGTAGTATCAGGGTCTGATGCTGGTAGTGCTACAGATTTTGATATCGATGACACATATACAATTCTTGAGTTGTATGGCGTAAACTATGAGGGCGGTGTCTTAAAGCACGAGCTTTATCTGACTTCTTCTGCAATATCTAATACACAATATCTAACTTCAGATAGAAGATACTACATGGGAGCCCAGCGCACAAATTGGACTGGCTCGATTGTGGAAAGGTCTGACGTTAAGGCTTCCTCGCTTCGGCACTGGGAAAGTTATGTTGAAGATGCGGCTATTCGGGCTCACGCAAGGGATCCAAAAAACTTTGGGTCGTTAAGACCATATGAAAGCGCGTACTTGTTGCAGTCTGCTCTGACTGGCACAATCGTGCCTAAGTTTGCAACCCTCGCCTTCAACTGGAATTTTGAAAACGTTACTGGCTCTGATTCGAGTGGAGAGTTTTTGGTTCTCGATAGCTCATCGGGATCTATAGATAATTTCGGAAGATATCACGATAATGAAAATAATCCACAATTCTCCAAGACAGTAGCCTACCAATATCCGGGTCGTGCCTATAGCATGAGAACTTCCACAACTGGTGTTGTGGATAGAATGTATGTTAGTGCTGAGCGCCAGAACGCCCCAGAGAGTATTAGCGCACAGGATACGGTAAACATTCTAACACTACAAGATGAGCAGCAGTTCACAAGAGATAGCCGACCTGTAAATTACTACTTCTCTTTTGAGAAGAGCATGTATGCAACAATCACCCAAGAAATTATGAACTTCTTTGGCTCTGTTGTTGCGTTCAACGAGCTTATTGGTGACCCGAAAAATCGATACCGTCAAGATTACAAAGAGCTTGGAAAGCTTAGAGAGCTTTTCTTTGAAAAGATAGGCAACACTCCTGATCTCGACAAGTATGTCGATTACTACAAGTGGATTGACAACTCGCTTTCCGTGATGCTTCAGCAGCTTGTGCCTGCCACGGCTGACTTCTCTGATGGTGTTAGGACGATGGTCGAGAGCCATGTTCTTGAGAGAAACAAATACTGGAGTAAGTTCCCGACACTTGAAATGAAGGTCACAGACCCAGAGGCTGCTGTCCGAGGAATCACAGAGCTTAAGTATGATTGGGAGCACGGTCACGCCCCACTTGGTCTTGATGACGAAGCAGAAAATTGTATGTGGTGGAAGGAGCGCGCCGAGAGAACAACTTCATTAATCTCTTCTTCAGTAGCAAGCGTCAACACAGATAGGGAATCACAGCGAGAGATCATAGAGACCTACAGAACAGGCTCTCCCGGTCCAACACTTGCAAACTCAACACGAACCCTGCCAACCAACACATACCAAGGCTCAACATATGCCCTCAGAAGGTTTGATGAGATTTATAACCTTATCCCTGACGAGAGCCCGCTCTATCACGGCGGACCAGATTATTCACAACGCAAGCGTTATGGATTTATAACTCCTCAGATAAGGACATTGGCTGTCCATCCAAAAAACGAGTTTATGGTCATTGGACCCGGCTCTCCAGATTATGGTAAAGATTGTGATGACGCTATTATCCCGCCAGAGATAAACAAGAAAAAAGTCAGTTATGCATTTGCAACTGATAATAGCTCTATCGTATTAGGCGGTCCCTATGAGGATATAGGAGTGGGAGACATTTATTCCCCCTTTAGCGTCTATAGTTCTTCGGTGCAAACAGGGTATCAAAACACTTCTGTAAACAGTGGCAGGAAATTGACCGACGTTGTTTCGGGTGGTATTTCCAACATGCATCACGATATTATCGGCAACGATATGGAAGTTCCAATGCAGGGACCATTTACCGAGAAGTATGTTGGCGGAAATCAGTGGAGACACCAAGATCTTGTCCATGACCCAGCCACAACAGGATCTAGCAGTGGCGCAAAACGTGCCGAAGGGTTTAAGCTCTTGGTGAATACTGATAACTCCTTAAGCCTCACGGCACCAAAGTCCTCTGATGGGAGCCTGCCTGCCGCCGCTGTCTATACACGCGACGAAGCAGCCAAGAGACCTGTAAACATCCGAAACATTCAGATGACAGCAAGTGATATTGGCGCTTACAAGACCACACTGCCTGCTGGCACAGGAACACCAATCGGACCCACCCCAACAGAGTTCATCTCTGGTACACTAAGGTCCAACATCGGAAACTTCGAGAACTTCTATGATATTGTTCAAACATCTGGGCGAAGCATCAACAACGCTGCTCTTACAGAGCAGGGTGGGTTTAGCAAGGCGACGGTTAGCCCAACTTCTATGCCTTTTGTACGCCAAGTCGTTGGCACCACTAGACCCCAGCGAGGCAAGCATGAGCATGTGTTTGTGCAAAGATTCTCTGCACCCGGTGGTCCTGACACCGCAGGCGATGCAAATGGCGGCTTCGGTCTTGACTTTGAATCTGCCGAGTTCTCGCCATACAATGCTCTGCCCTTCCGTAACACAACGGTCAGAACGCCACTGAACAGAACGCTCCTTGTAAACCACGCAAGGCAGTTTGGTCTTTACAGTGGCTCCACCATGACAGCCGTAGACCCCCTTATGGCACCGTCGCTAACGGGAAGCTACCATAAGGTTAATAGAAATACACTTTTGCGACCAGAGCTAACTGGCTCAACAGGTCCAACAAGGGTGTGGGATACGGCAGATATTTATACGGCAAGCAATTTTGATAATGGGTTTGTTAATCACGAAATTCCAAGAATGGAAACAAGCTATGCTTGGATAACGGCATCTCTTGTTCAAAGCTTAGCGTATGGTCATGGACACCCAGAGGGCATATATTCTAACTCTTCTGGCATCCATTCATCAATTGACTTTGTTTCATCTTCTGATGTTGTTAGCTACCTGCATGGTTCCGGCATCCGAAGATACGGTGCAGATTATCTATTTGGAGGCGGCTTTGCTACGTCTTTTCATCAAGTAACACACTTAAACGCAAACATTGTTGAGCCTCTTTCAGCATCCGAAGCAACCTTGGGATACAAAACGACAACCCCGGTTGGGTTCTATGTCAATTATGGAGACATAGATACAATGCCTAACAATGCGGCTAATACTGAATCTTTTATACAAAACGTATTGAATACCCGCGCTGTCACCGCATCTGTCTTCCATGACCTAAACATCTACCGTAACGGCTATTATGGTTACCCCTCTTGGAAGCAGACAAGAACAGCCGAAAACAAACTTGTTCGATACTACCGAAAGAATAACACCATAACAATCAACCCAACTCCGGGTAGTGCAAGGCTAATTCTTGGTGTCGGTCGAGTGAAAGATAGATTTGCAGACCTACAAAGTTTTGAAGAGCCCTCTGTTGATTACTCCTCAAAGCCATTGCGTTTTGTCTTGGGTGTTGAAGATGGCTCCGCAGAGCGAACGCTGGTGCTTGATGCCACCTATGCTAATCAGTTAGCAAGGTTCTCCAATAGAGGTCTAGATGATTTGACGATTGGGACCATTGACGACCGAAAGATTCACACCTCTTACGACACTCTCAAGAAAACTTATTTGGATGGTGCGCTTGGATCAGACACGACGCCAGTTAAAAACTTCTTCTCGCTCCGGTACAAGCAGTGCGTCTATCCTGCCGCATATAACGCAAGCTTGGAGAAGGTTAGGGAAAGAGAAAACTTTAAAGTTAAGTTCTGGGATACGACGCGATCTGCAAGAACCACGCTGGGCTCCGAAAAGAGCAGTAGTATGGGAGCCCCATACCCCGGATTATTTAACCAATTAACTCAAAGTGCGTGGGCTATGGATGCATCTCAAGTTTTTGAAGCAGGCACAATCAAGGTAGCCTCAACCGCCGATGACAGCGCAGCAGGCGAATTACAAAACGACTACCTACAAGTTCACAATGGATCAAAAGCCTTTATCACTGCATCGGTATTGTATGCAAGAAAGCATATGCTTTTCTCCACAGCTTCAACTGTTCCTGTCTTGCTTGACAATCCACAGACAGGAGGCGTTGCAAACACGGTTGATGCCTCTAGAAGACAGGGCGATATAGCAATTTTCGGTGGAACAGCACTGTGGCAAGCTGCCGATCTCGCTGGTCGCATCAAAACTGAACAGAAGACTGTTAAAGACGAAAACGGAAATGAAATTAAGGCTTTTGTCAAGTCTTTTGAATCAGATATAAGATACCCAATTGAGCCCGATTATGAAAAGAATATGAGCGAAGCTATTTTGCAGAACCAAAATTATTCTATAATACCCGAGTTTAGAATAAGCAAGCACATGGAGTTGTATGGAATCACACAGGATCCGTTAGTTGAGAACGACCAACTGTTTGAGATATATGGTGCTTCTGGGAGCCTCCCATCTTCAAGCGCAGAAGAAGGATTCTACAGCACGTTCTCTAACTCTGATTTCATGAAGCATTTTGAGGCAATTTATGACGACCACACAGATTTCAAAAAGCCAGCAAAAATTACCCTTAAGTGCAAAGCAATTAAAAAGTTTCTCCCTTACGATGGATTCTACCCTGCACAGAGAACTATAGATATAGCCACACAGTTTTCTAAATCATTTGGTCAATACATAGATGTCGATGGAGGGATCGATGGCTTCGCCTCTGAGGCATCAAGCTATCCAAAAGCCGCTATTAGACCAATTTTGCAGCCCTTGTTTGCACCCGGAATCATGTACAATACAATTAAATCTGGTATAGCTGTTGATTTTGGAATGTACACCGGCTCTTATGAGGTGGTCAACAATAGTGGAAGCCAAGCTAGTGCTGGAGAGCTTTTCTTTGTCGGACGCCCCACTTCGGTTGATAACAAAGGCAGAGGGGCATCAGAGAATGCCGTAGGGTTTGATAAGCGAGTCCCCTTTGAGGCTATTGTTAGTCCTCTTGAATATATAGCTAACGAAACATTTGTAGACATGGAGCCCCACCCCAGTGCGTCAATGAACCTTACTGCCTCTTGGAGTGGTCAGGGAGACCCACTTTATTCCATGATGGCTAGCAACTTCTTTGCAGAATCTATTAACATGTTTATGCCAAATGGTCAGATGTCTTCTTTTATCTCTGCTAAAGAAGGTGAATTTGGAAGCTTTGAGCCCGGTAAAGTATATGCCATGAGAATCAAACTGCGTAAGAGCTTTAATCAGCCAAGAACATATAACGATTCGTCAACCTCTAATAGTAGAAGAAATTACCCATTCCCACAGGTTTTGCCTGCGGAGCAAAGCGATGGACTAAGAGAAACATTCACCATGTATAGCCGCCCATCAGCGTTTGGACCGCCATTGGCTGGTAGAAGATTTGATACAGCATCTCCAGTTAATATTGGATCCAAAAAAGCAGATCCTCTGGAGGGGTATAATCCTGCTTACACGCCACCTTATTATGATGGCGAGGGTTGGTGTGATATTATATTCAAAGCTGAGCTTGAGACGCATACACTTGCCGATATTCAAGAAAAAGCAAAAATTAGCCATTGGAGAATAGATAACACCCAGTGGACTTATGCAGCCCCCTCAGCCAATAATGATTTGACAAAGCCCTATGATAGAGGGGCTGTGAAGCAGTATGCTATGCAACTTACAGCATCCTTAAATATTCTCGGTCAAGCACAGGTCAATTCAATAGAATACGATCCTGTATCAAAGAGACCGGTTTTAATTAGTGATGACCCTGCGTCAAATGAGCCTGTTTGGGTTATCGAGCCAAAATTTGAAACCCCAATGTTCAACTTTACGCCCACATCTGGTGCCCTTAGACCAATCACGGAGGCAGATGGAAATCTAACAATTCCAACAAACGGCAAAGAAACGGTACCCAGAGGTATGTGGCACCAGTTCGGTCTGCCGCCAGCTTCCCCAGACGAAGGTATTTTTATGGAGTTAACTGACATACCTTTGCAGTGGTCAAAAAATAGGGTTGGAATCTCTACTGGCGATGTTGCTGACAATTATTATAAAACAGAAGTTGCTGCACAAGGCGGGTATGAGAGTCTTATTGATAAGTTAAAGTTCTCAAGCACGAAGACAAGGCTTGGTAACGTTAAAGAAGGACACACAGTAAGTGAAGCAATTGTTGCTATACCATTTGTTGTAGAGGGTGGAGAGAGAAGCTTCTTGCAAATAGAACGAGCCACAATTGATAGGGCTCTTCTTCCAGACCCTGTTTTTGGTAATCCTATATTAGATTATGGAGATTCTATCGCTACACAGATAGAAATGATGAAGAAATATGTTATTCCTCCTCCGTTTAACTTCTTGGATTTTCCAGATTCTGTAGACCCCGTTGCAATGTATTTCTTTGAGTTTAGTCACACTTTTGATAAAGAGGACTTGTCTTACATTTGGCAAAACTTACCTCCAAAAGCTGGCACAAAGATAGAGTTTTCTGAAAGCACGATAAGCCACCCTCTGCTTGTAAACGAGCTTATGGGCAATGTAGGTGCAGAAACTGGTCGCGCAGTACAGGAAGAGCTACAATGGATGGTATTCAAGGTGAAGCAAAAAGCAAACATCGATTACTATAGCAAGAGGCTTGTTAGTGTAGGCACCGATCCTAGTGTTGGTTTTGAATTCTCTATGGGTGGCGAGCCAGCTTCGCTTGAGGATGTTAAATATTCATATAACTGGCCGTATGACTTCTTCTCACTTGTTGAGTTCGCAAATCTTGAAAGCGAGATAGCATTCGAAGACCCGCCAGAAGTTCCGAATGAGGGTTATCTACCGGAGATGACAGCAGAGCAAGCAGCATCTTTTGAAAGTGGTGACTCCGACTAGTCAGCATAAAACATCGCTGAAAACAGAGCAGGATTCTAATTAATATAATGGCAACCTTTTTTGACCAAAAGCAAGATGTAATCGATATAGAGCTTACTAAATATGGAGAATACCTGCTCTCCGTGGGCAAGTTTAATCCGAAGTATTACTCTTTTTATGATAATGGCGTTATATACGATACAAGGTATGCAGCTTTCTCAAGTTCTCAGAATGATAATGAGACAAGAATACAAAGCGAAACGCCAAGCTTAAGAACACAGCACTCCTTTGAGGGCAGAGGCGAGCAGATAACAAGATACAATGCTTTTATCGACGACAGACCACACCTTAGAGAGGATCAAAAAATAAGGTTCCCCTCAACTGTAGATAAGAATTATGGGGCTTTATATTCGCCGCTAGGGACATCTGATCTGTCATCCGAAGAGGCACCACAATGGAATATGAAGTTTTATCATAACGAAATGCTTAACTGGTCTTTTGCCTACACGGGCAGTCATGCATCTCGTCGCACGCCGCAGATAGACGCATCAATTACATACAAAACAAAAATAAGAAGCACAGAACTTAAGCCGCCCCAGCCAGAGGGTGCCGACGCCGAGCCTGTCTTTGATGAGGACGGTATCTTGGTGCCGGGAGGCATATATCAGCCAATCGAATCAGAGCCTGTTTTGAGGGAAGGCATATTTGATGATGGTACGTTTGTCGAGGTAGAAGCAGATTACATTCTATTGGACCTTCTCGAAGAGAACGCTCCATACAAAATGGAAAACTTTGATATTGAAGTGTATGAGGTTAAGACAGAAACTTTGGCAAACGGCTCTACAAGAGATGAGCTAATCCCAATGAAGTTTAAGAAAAAGAGCCAGCCAATTGTTGATGGCATACTGGTTGATGATGAAGGCGTGAACTCTGACTTGGATCCAAGCTATGTAGAGTATTTCTTTGACATTTTTGTAGATAATGAAATAGGCGATCTTACCATGTGTAAAGCGATAAGTGAGCTTAAAGCCAAGGGCATCCTTGTTGATACAGAGTTCGAATGCCCAGACATTCCATCTTACTCTTCCACAGCCAATCTTTATAGTGGCGTCGAGGAGCCCGACTCTGACAGCAAATGTGAAGTGCAGAGTCCCGATGGCTCTGGAAACTCTTTGGGAGTGAGTTAACATGTATCAGGCTTTAGATTACGAAGGAATTTTCGGAAATGGCACATACGAACAGCGCTTGATGCCCTTGGTCTCTATTGACAAGGTTACAATAGAAAATAACTCTGTGCCCCCTGAAAAGTCAGACAACCCTCATATTGTGGATTATATATCAAGAGAGGACATTCAGGGCGTAGTGGAGTACAGGCAGGGCAGGACTCAACAAAATAGAAACGGCTGCTACATTACAGTCGATTTGATTGTAAAGGATATGATTGAAAGCAGTTCACTAAGTTCGTGGTTTTACGACGCACAGCTTTTAAAGTATATGCACTTAAAAGTTATTCAAAGCACGAGCAATAGGTTGTCTAGCCGCCTGCGTCGAGGAGACTTAACAGCCTTAAAAAATGGCAAAAAAACCCCGTTTTATGATGAAAGGGTTATATCACTTGATAAGTATTATAGCAACATAGATGAATTTTATTCGACTCCCGCTTCTGGAAGAGGGCTCGTTGCAGACATACCATACGAAGCAAAATTCTTTTTACCGGAGGATTCGCCACAGCACCTGTCTTACTTCGCTTTTTGCTTCTTTGACATTCAGGAAATGATAGCTGATTACAATTTGAATATGTATGGCTACAATAAGAAGCAGGGCGTTGTTTCAAAAAGTATCGCTTCGGAAGTGGTTATACAGGGTGGACAAGTTGTTTCGCAGGCATACATCTTTTACACACCAGAGGGCAAGTTGTGGACCGGAGCCGTGCATCAGCACAATGGCGTGTGGATGGCGGGCGAGCGACACGTTAACGCTCCTCACCCCATATTAACACGAGAAACAGTAACAAACTCTAAGGTCCAAGATTTTCGAGATATTGACAGTCCCCTAGAAAAAGAGATTAATTTAAAGCCGCTAGAGTCAATTATTGATAGGATAGGTGATAAAACCAGCGCTACTCAAATCAAGGTACCAGAGAGTATCTCTTACTTTTCAGAAGCCTTCATTAGTAGTGACTTGGTTGGAGAAAAAAGAAGATGCTCCTTCACTTTTTCATTTGATCAGCAAGAGTTTTTTAAGCAGGGTAGCGAGTACGGAAAATTGTTTAGTGCGCTACTTGATCAGCAGAGACAGATTGAAGTCATGCAACAATCTGGCATAACCTCATTAAAGGTGTATCGAAATCGAGTTGACGACTCTTTGTCGTTCAATAATATCAATTCTCCAGTTAAGGGAGCGCCCTTTAGAGAAAACGCTTTTCTTAACACAAGGGAGACGCCTGTGCTTATTGTGGAATCATCTGATGTTCGTGGAATTTTAGCGAGCATTAAGAGTGACAACGGGTCAATTAGAGAAATTGATCTTGAAAACTCTTCTGGCACTCGAACCTTTTCTGTAACAGACAATAGTGTAAGTGAGAAAACTGATGGCTTATATCAGTATTCTCTGGAGCTAAAAGTTAAGGACGGTTCTGTTAATTATTTGAACGATCATTTCGCATCGTTTTCAAAAGCTAAGTCAGCTTTTGAGTTGTATAATAATCTCTGTTCGACTCCTGATTACTACGACGATAAGAACAAGTCTTTCACATCTGGTCTAAAAAGACACTATGATTTGTTAGATGAGGACGCCTCTAAATACCCTTGGGTTCAAGCTCCAGCTAGGCTATGTTCTTTGATAGAAATGCTTTACAACGAAATAAGCACTACTAGAGTGAGGACCATATACGAAAAACTATATGGCTTGTCTAATCCTCAAACTGGCACACCGGAAGGTGTATCTGCTGTCTTGAAGTTGATGCAGAAAATGGAAGATATCTTAGTCAGCCTCCTTGGGGACAAGAAGAGGGTTTCTGTAGATGTCTCTGAAAAATCAGGGAAGAGTTCTTCTTATGAAAAATTTGTTCTAACAGATACGCACTCGTTTACAGGGATATATGATGCTGACGTGGACCAAAAATATGGTATAAACTATTTGGGCATTCCAAATAGGAACGACTACTCCGGTCCTTTCACAATTACGGTAGCAGATTACCTGTCTAGACTAGAAAAGGAAAACAATAAATATTTTGTTAACGGGTCTAGCAGAATGTCGCCTATAGGAGATAGTGGTGTCGTCCCAACTCCAGAGTTTGGAGATGTTGTTTCGTATGGGGCAACATACCTAACTCCCGCAGTCGCTTACGCAGGGAGTGATGGATTTTTAAACTTGATTAGTAACTCGGATATTTCTACGAATATTGAGAGGTATACAAAGTTTGGCATCTCTGCGTTGGCAATGTTGGCAGGCAAAAATACGCCCACAGACACTAGTTTCTTAGGCTCTCAAGGGGTGACGATGGGAACAACATTTGGTGGGCTTATAAGCGGCTTAGATGGTGCGTCAAATGTTTTAGGGGAAAAAAGTTTATTTTCCGAAGGGGATGTAAAGGAGTCTACCTTAGAGGGCTCGACATCAACTGCGGGGTTACTGGGCATGGCATCTTTTTTCAGTATTGACGATGCTATGGAAAACCAACTGTCAATAGCTTGTTTTGATTTGGCTGGCGACGAATGTGCTGTTTTTGATAAGTATATCCAACCACCCGACGAGCTTCAGGTAGAGAGAGTAAGGCAGATACCCAACCAAATTAAATCGCTTTTCTTTTCAAGCAATGCGGACGTTTCAAAGAACAACTGGTTTGAGCAAAATTATGATGTAGCTAAAAGTTATAAAACTTCTTTAATGTTTATGTTAAATTATCAGGTAATTAGTAAGGTTGAGTATCTGAGTGGCTACCAGAGGGCTACAACCGAGGGCTCTCAAGTTAGTTACCCGGTATGGAAGCCTTTGACGTATGGTGTCATGGCTGCGCTTCGTACAAGCAGGAAAACAATTTTGTGCAAGATGACAAACTATTATGATGATATCTATGGCGTGGGTCAGTCTAAGTTCTCTGGCATGCCAATTTACAATCAATATTTTCACATTGCCTCTGATGAAGCAGTAGCTACAAGGGTGTCGCGCAGAAGAGCGCGTCGTAGAAGAGGTGTGCAAAGTGTTTATGATGCGCTTTTGCAAAGTGGCGTAGACATAAGTAGAAAATATGCATACGTTCCAAGGTCGGCTCTCAAGACAATATTAAATCAAGCAAGGTCAAAAAACTCTTCGGGCGATGTTACAGAGCCTAATAAGAATTTGCCAGATCAAAACGAGATGGAAAATATATTTGATTTGCTACTAGACGAGGCACAGGGTGTTTGTACAATAGCTTTACCACCAAATCGCCAGCCTGAACAAGCTCGAAGAGAGACCGTTCCAGAGCAGGAACAAGACGAGGCTCCAGCAGACATTCCTATTCTAGTTTTAGCGCCTCCCGAGTTTATTTTAAATACTAAGCAGGATGACACTTACGAAGAGTCAAAAGATGAGGACTTCTTGAAAACAACACCAACCGACGACTACGATTATGTCTCTATGATTGACGCTGTTCTTGGGGCAGTTGTTGCGGATACAGTAGAGAAGTACGAGAGTCAGCCAACTGGCATGCAGACGAATGGCTCAAAGCCACCTTCTTCTGGAGCAGAAACCGAGCAAGTCAAAGATTTTATACCCGAGTATGTTGAGAAGGTTTATGGAAAAGCGAGCGAGTCATCACCTAGAGTGCAGGAGGGCACATCTTCAGAGATGGCGACACCTTCAGCGCAACCAACAATGTCATACGCATCGCCTGAAAGGGCGAGCACTCCTAGAGCCCCTACTAGAACTACTGGCACTAGCGGGGGTGGTCGATCCAGCGGCGGCGGTGGAGGCTATTAATGCAATCTAGTAAGAAAAACACATATGTCTTTATTGATATATTAAGACCCACGAGTCAGGCGGTCAGGAGATCTAGAGCCGCCGCTGCTATGGTGCAGTATAAGATGTCTGATACTTTTAGAGAGACAATAGGAAAGCATTGGGTCGCCTCTATTGGAGATCTAAAATACGGTGTTCCGGGTGCTCTTGAAAATTTTGAAACCAACAATCATCTAAAAATATCTTATGACAAGGTGACAACGAGATTGCTCCGCGACCCGCCGTTTGCCTCAAAACAACAGAGAATATGCTTTGTTGGGGATGAAGAGTGGTGGGGTCAGCAAGGAGGAAACTACGAAGATTGGCTTACCCTCTTGTATGGGCTTGCACCACTACAAGCCGGAAGGCTTAGTGATTATTCTTTTAGAATTGACACGCCATTCAACCAGTTAGAGCGTAAAAAAATAGGAGATGTATCGGGTCTTGGGTTTGTTGATGTAGACTTTAAATACAACTACAATAATTCTGAATACGAAGAGTCAATTGTTTCTATTCGAGAGGAATACCTCCCGAATCTCTACGCCTTTATATCAGATGATATATCTAGAAATATGCGTAACCTAAAGACTCTTCAAGGTCGAATTGAAAAGCAGAAGGCTCAAATAAGAAGTACAGTTAGAAGAAAAGCGCAAGCGTATGAGTCAGTCTTTACCGGTGCAGACTCTCCATCATATTTTCACCTTGTGTCGTATGCCTACAAAAAAGCTAAAGCAAGGTTTATGAAGGACTTTTACCTTAGATTCAAAAACTTCATTGTTCCATTTGAGAATTTAGATTTAATTTCTGATACCACTATGAAAGAGTCCTTCCCTATGTTTGTCGAAGTTAAGTTTTCGACAGATAGTGTAACAGAAGTGGCACAAATACTTGAAGACGCAAGCCTGTCAACCTCTTTGCAAAGGCACGTTGCTGCTGGATGTGGGGGAATGAATGCCTCTCTTCTAAGCCTTATGGGTGGCGGAACAACAAACTTTTATGTCACAAAGCAAAATCTATCTTACTTCGCTGATAAGAACGGCGGTGTTACATCACAAATTGGAAACTTTAAACACCTAGATCTTATGGTGTGGTGGAAGAGATATATGCAGGGTCTTATTCCACCCGTATATGCAGATCAAACTTTTGTTGGACCGAACACGCGATCTGTCTATATAAGCTCTGGAGTTCAGCAGAACAATCTTTCTCAAGCTTTGAGTTTGTTAATATTTTCTGGCAAACTAAGAGATATTGTTAAGGACAAGACTCGCTCAATTGAAGAGATAATCGAGGGTAAGCCGTGCCACACAGAAACAGTTGTTTACAGAGTAGCCAAATATAAAGGAAGACCAGAAAATAGCCAGCCAATTCAGAACTATTGGTTCCCAAATTCCAACAACATAGACGTTATAAATCTTGTAGATACACAGGTTAAGTATAATAGCACTTACACATATCGTGTTTTTGCTTATCAGTTAGTTATTGGGTCGGAGTATACTTATTTACAGTGGAACATGGCACCCCCACAAGAGCCAGAATACACACAAACATGCCCAGATGTGCAGATGCCCGAGCTACATGGTGCGGTAATTCTAGATGATCCTGTTATAGATGTTGAGTTGGCTATAAAAGACGCGCAGCGTCTTGTTGAGACTTTAGCTGTTCTAGGCGTTGATACAACACAAATTACAAATACAGCAATGGGAATTGTTACAGTCTATCTCTACTCGGGTCAGTTTGTTTCACTTAAAAATTTCCTATACTTTGCCGAGGTAATCAGATATATTGCTAACGAGTATGGCTTTGACTTTGCAGTTTTATCAAGATCTGTGCTCAATGTTGTTAAGAGCTATAGGGTTGGACAGATTGACAGCATAAGCGTGCCAGCCCAGATACAGCAGTTGCCAATCAGGCACCAGTACAAAGCGTGTCTGGACGCGATAAGTTATCCATCTGTTAAGTTGGTCGAAGTCCCATTTTTTACGCATACGGGTAGAATGGTGGACTCTCCTCCGTTGCCGCCCGATGTTAATATAGTGCCATATAGAGGCGAGAACGGCAAGGCTTTGATCTGGCTCAATTCAACTGTTGGTGAGCAAGAGATGTATCCAATACCAATTTACCAGTCAGATAGAAAGCTCATAAACGATATAAGGCGCGACAAGTTTTTAAGCCCGACAGATAAGATTACATATCGTTCAGATGATAATGCCAGTGCATTTGAGGTTTTGAGACTTTCAGTCAGACCAGAAAAATATTCAGATTTTGCGAACAACCAACGAGCCTATCTCACGACACAGATTGAAGCGGAGTCGTTTGAGAGGGCGTCGTCAGCTTCCATGGTTGATGATGTTCTTCCAAATCAAAAGTATTACTACACCTTTAGAACGGTTGATGTACATGGCAATAGGTCGAATCCTACAAAAGTTTATGAAATACAGCTAGTTGATAATGACGGGGCTGTATACATGATAACCAACATTATAGATCTGGAGGAAATACCAGAGCCATATGATCCAGTGCGACAAGCAAAACGATATGTGCATATTGTGCCACGAGTAACGCAGGGCTTGTTTAATGCCGCAAAATCAAACCTAGAAGATGCCGAATCGGCACTTGAGGTGAGGTCGTATGCACTGGGAGTTGAGGATGAAAGCTTGTGGGGTAAGAAATTTAAAGTAAGATTTATTTCTAAGTCCACTGGCAGAAAGATTGATTTAAACGTCACTTACAAGAGACGACACGAGGTAACCTCGGAAGAAAAACACTTAAGAAAAACAGTTGCCTCTGAGCCCGAAACGTTAGAGTTGCTGGGGTAGAAAGATAAAAGGGAAACTAATTATATTAAACACTATTTATAGGAGAAGGGATAGACAATGGCTTTCTTAGATAATTCAGGAGACATCATCTTAGATGCTGTCTTAACAGATACAGGCAGGATGCGTTTAGCACGCGGTGATGGTAGTTTCAAAATTGCAAAGTTTGCTTTTTCGGACGACGAAATTGACTATGGAAACTACGATAAAAACCACACAAGTGGATCTGCATATTACGACCTAGAGATACTTCAAACGCCTGTTCTTGAAGCGTTCACTAACAATGCGTCTTCGATGAAGTCAAAGCTGTTGTCGATTTCTAGAACAAACTTGCTCTATCTTCCAGTTATTGAATTGAACACACTCAATGCTGGCAATGCAATGTACACAGGTGCTTATTTTGGTATAGCGGTTGATAGTGATACTGAGAAATATGTTGGTAACGGCGATTCTTCCATTACTGGTCAAAATCTTGGCGATGGGTGGATTATGGGTGCCACGTTGGATGGCGGCTCATTTGTTCGCCTTGATCAAGGTCTAGATACCACAGCCATTTCAGCAGACAATGTTTTAGACGCTGATCTTGTAGAGACGCAGTATATTGTTGAGATGGACAACAGGCTTGGAAGCTTGGTGTCTACAACGGGAACTAGCGCTGCTGTTTCTTTTGTTGATGATGACAACATCGCTTCTTACTATTTGTCGCTCGGCACAGATAACCAGTTTGTTACAAACAACAATGCAGGCTCGGCGGCGTCTGCAACAGAGTCAATTTCTGGACCAAGAGGCACGACACTGAAATTTAAGGTTAACGCTTCCATCGACCTTAATTCTAGCACGTTCTTGTTCACAGAGCTTGGTTCTGAGTTTAGCATTACGAGCGGAACTACGGTTACCTATTACTATATTGATACTACAATTAGGGTGACAGGGGCTACGACTGGCTATAGGGTCGATGTTCCAGTTCGATTTGTAAAGTATAAGTCGTGATTCTAAATCAAGAGGATAAATAATGGCTACTATATTCAAGAATTTTATGAACAATGATGTCGCGACAACGCGCACGCTCCTACATGAGGCTGTGCCTATTACAGGCACCATCCTTTCTGGGACCTACACAGCCGAAGCAAACATTAAGAACTATGCTCACGGTATGTTCCAGAGTGTTTTTGACTACCCTTTCTTAAGTTCTTCGGCAAACCATATTTTTGATATCACAGTTGGCTTTGCCTCAAACTCTTCTTTGTCCAAGTCGGCACCGAACACGGAAGCGCAGCAGGCTAAAAAGATAAACATTTATAATCAAATGGCACAAATGCTTGTTGGATATGACGAGACAGGAGCGATTCGCAATTTTGATAAAGATGGTGATCTTTCTGGCGGCACCAAAATGAAAGAGGTTTTCTTCATTAATTTTGCTCGCCTTCTTAATAAGGACGAAATTAAGAAAGGCTCTTTCTCGATGACACTGTTGACAGGCGCTGAGATTCCTGTTCGCTCGCATACCGTGGAGCAACTAACAATCAATGACACGGGCTCCCTGACCGACTACCGAGTAAATTCTCCAGCGGGAGAGTATGGATTCTTATTTAGCACTACAGGATCGCAAGTTGGGCTTATCTATTACCAAGCTGGCATTGCAGTAATAACTGGCTCCGTCTATGGTGGCGACTTAAACGAAGCGGCTACTGGAAAAGGTCTGTTCGGACCACCCGGATCTGGCTCTTACTCCACGACAGCAACTTCAGATATTCATACCAACTCTTCTAGTTATGAGTGCTATATGACGGGTGTTGCCGGTTCTATTTCGGGGGCGTGTGATGGTGTAAGAAACACCATTAAAACACTCTCCTTCAACAACACTACAGAGCTAAACTCAACAATTTATTTCTGTCGGGCATCGCACAATGAATACAACTATTCTTCTAATCCAACTTATCTAAACTCTAGTAAGCTTGTGGTGAAAAATAAGAGTAGCGATATGCCGGTCTCGTATATTACGTCAGTTGGTCTATATTCGGCAGACAATGAATTGCTTGCTGTTGCAAAGTTGTCTGAACCTCTCAAAAAGACTCCTACAAACGAGTTGACTTTGCGCGTCCGACTCGATTACTAAAGGAGGTCCAGATGCCTCTGTATGAGTTTAAAGAATCAGACAAGTTTTTTAACGTTCTTAAGACCCATCCCAAGACCGAGTTTGTAATATACGATGGACAAGTATTCTTAAATAACCGGTCTGAAGAATCTGGCAGCTTCTACAAGTACGTCCCCAATGTTGCTCCCGGCAACGTCAGTCTTTACGAACTAAACGTGGACCGACTCGAAGAAGCTACGGGTAGGCTGATAGGAACAGACAATGTAGAGGACAAAGCGTTAATCTACCCGTATGTAACTAAGCAGGGTAGCACAACTGCCTTTAAGACAATATCGACAGCACAGTATAACTCTGATTTCTCTTATGGGGATGTTTTGAGTGGCAGCTATCCCTTGTCTGCAAGCATAATAAGGTCCAGTTCCATAGAGAATGCTACAAGAAAAGAAATAGTTGCGCTTAAAAATACGCTCAATAGCTATAAATATATGAGCAATCACTATTCTTACACTTCTAATCGTGGCACCGAACAATGGAACAAGGATACACAGGCTTTAAATCTTATCTCCATTCCTTCAATCTTCTATGGCTCGGAGATTAAAAAGGGTTCCGTTAAGCTACAGTTTTACATTTCAGGAACTCTTGTTGCCGAGGCGCAAGATAAAGCACGCAATGGAGAGCTAATACAGGTAAGTGGGTCCGCTCACGCACAGGCAAATGGCTCCGGGTCTGTTGCCGGTGTGGTTCTTTATAAAGAGGGCTTCCTACTCCTCACAGGGAGTTGGGACTTTTCTACGGTTACACGCGATTATATTAACGATGCAACCAACAAAAAGAAGCCCTCGTGGTTGTATTTTGGTGTTGGTGCCAACGATGGGGTTTCCACAACAGCAAACGCTATTATACCATCTTCAAGTTATGTGTTAAGTTTCGAGGGCACCCAAGAGGTTCCTACCATGACAATGCTAGCACACGCTAACAAGGGCGAGCTTAATTATTCTGGCAACCCCACATATCTTGAGTGGGAGCAGAGTGCTTCAATCGCTAACCCTCAAACTGGATCAATGCTCTACAAAGAAGCGCCACTAAAGATAAAGAATGTCGTAAGCTCCTCTTTCTCTTCGCCAACAGCAAGCTTTGATAAAGAGACATATATCACTAGAGTAGCCATTTATGATGAGAACAGAAACATGATTGGGATAGCTAACTTAGCAACTCCGGTCAAGAAAACAGAAGAGCGCGACTTTACTTTTAAACTAAAGGTGGATTTTTAAGATGAGCGATATGAAGTTGATTATGGAAAACTGGAGAGACTACAACACCGTAGACGAGCAGTACGACGAAGCATTAGCTTATATTTTAGAAAGTTACAATGGGCTCTTGACAGAGGGTACAAAAGAGGATATATTATCTGGTATGAAGTCTCTTGTTAAAAAGTTTGGCAAACCTGTGGTGACTGCTGCGCTCGTTGCCGCTATTGCAACCAACGCTCTTGCTCCGGGCATAGCAATGGCTGCTGATCAGATGACCGCACCAGATCTGCCTGTTGCAGCCCAGCAAGTGGATGCTAGCGATGCAGCCGCAACAATGAAGTTGCCAGTTGGTAAAGCCGTTAAAGATATTTTTGGCAAGGGCGGAAAGATAGACAAGGGTCTTAAGGACACGTTTGGCAAAGACGGCAAAATTGAAAAAGGCGTCAAAGACTTACTCAAGAAGAAAGATAAAGACGCAGACGATACGCCAGCACAGGCTGCGTTAGAAGGCTTTCAACAAAACGCCGAGACAGGAGACTACGAGTTTAGGGTTAGCACCGATCAGGGTTCCGAAGACCTATATGCTAGAAACGACGCCAAAATGGGTCTAACCAAGGAACTAGTCAAGCAGGGTTTGGTAAAAGCGGATTCAGATGGAAGCGTCACCATGCATGGCTTATCTGTTGACTATGAGGGCGATATGGAGAGTGGGCAATTTGTCGGCAAATGGAGCCCAGAGAGGGCTGAAAAAGCTCAAGAAATGCGGCGACAAATGCAACAGATGAGGCGGTAGTGATCCTTGGATTGGACATATCTACGAGCATCACGGGCTGGACCGTTGCTGACTTTAAGGGCAACGTGATTGAATACGGCGCTTGGGATACTAGAAAACATAAAGATTTTTTTGATAAAGCAGAGGCGGTAAGCAAAGGTGTTACAGAGATACACAACCAATACGGTGGAAAGATTAAACACGTTTATATTGAACAGTCGCTCCAGACGTTCCGTTCAGGTTTCTCATCTGCTAAAACTCTATCAAGCTTGTCTCGGTTTAATGGTATTGTGTCATGGCTTGTTTACGATTTATTTCAGATTAAGCCAGAATACATCGCGGCGACAAGTGCTCGAAAGCTCTGTGGCATCAAAATCCCCAGAGGAGAAAAAGCAAAACCTGTTGTCTTAAAATATTTACTTGACAACCAGCCGGGTTTCGTGATAGAATATACACGTCATGGAAATCCAAAGCCAGAGTCTTATGACATGGCTGATTCAATTGTGATTGCAAAAGCGGGGGCGATATGCGAAGTGAAAAGGTTAGAATCTTAAAGAACACTCTTGGGCACGCTTTTGAGCGTGGGGATGAGCTTCTTTTCACATGTCCGTATTGCCGACATCACAAACGCAAGTTTTCTGTAAACATCGAGAAGAATTACTATAAGTGCTGGGTCTGCGACAAGCGAGGCAGAAATGTTGGCAGAGTCATCAGGCGCTTTGGCTCCCTAACGCATTTTCGTGAATGGCAAGACATTGTAGGGAAGGTTGATCTTGGTGGTTTTGAAAACTTGTTTGGCGAGAAGGCTGAAGAAGATGCCGAGACAATTCTATCGCTCCCGCCCGAGTTTCGCTCTCTGGCTAACAAGGATCTGCCAAGATCAGCCAAGCCTTTCTTGAGCTATCTATCTCGCAGGGGCGTCAGCAAAGAGGACATTATTAAGTGGAAGATCGGATACTGCACAGAAGGAGAATACAAGAACAGGGTAATCGTTCCCTCCTTTAACAAGGACGGTTTTGTAAACTACTTTGTAGCTCGGTCCATTGGAGACGATTGGCAGAAATATAAGAATCCCCCCGTGAGCAAGGACATTGTTTTTAACGACCTTTATGTCGATTGGCATGAGGATATTATTATTGTAGAGGGCGTATTTGATGCCATCAAGGCTGGTAACGGTATTCCTATTCTTGGCTCAACCTTGCGAGACGGAGGCAAGTTATTTAGAGCCATTGTTGCCAGCGGAGCTAAGGTGTTCTTGGCTTTAGACGCTGACGCTAACGATAAAGCAGACAGAATAATTCAGAGTCTCATGTCTTACGGTGTGGATGTGTCCAAGATCGACACTTCGGGATACGAAGACATAGCTGAAATGCCAGATTCTAAATATGAGGAGAGAAAGACAAACGCAGTCTTTATGACTTCAGAGAATCATTTGTGGCAGAGGCTAGCATCAATTTAGTTAAGGTTTGTACTTGACTATCTGAAATAACGTGTTACATTTATTAGAGAACTAAGAGAGGTTTACTTGAAGTTTGCTCATATCGCGGATACCCATATCCGAAACCTGAAGTATCAGAAAGAATACCGTGCAGTATTTGAGAAGTTATACGAAACTTTAAAAGATGAACAAGTTGACTATATTGTCCACTGTGGCGACATCGCTCACACAAAGACACAGATTTCTCCTGAGTTTGTTGAGTTGTGTTCTGACTTTTTTCGCAACTTGGCGTCCATCGCACCAACATATATTATTTTAGGAAACCACGATGGCAACCTAAAGAACAGCAATCGTCAAGATGCTCTGACGCCAATCGCTGAAGCGCTTGACCTACCAAACCTTCATCTCCTTAAGCAGTCAGGCGAAGTCGATCTTGAGGGCGGCTTTTGCTTGAATGTGCTATCTGTATTCGATGAAGAAAATTGGGTCACCCCGTCAGACGACGATAAGGTAAACATCGCGCTGTACCATGGATCAATCTCTGGCGTAGAGACGGATACTGGCTGGGTAATGGAGCACGGTGATCACACCCCGGAGATCTTTAGAAATCACGACTTTGCTTTCTTGGGGGACATTCACAAGACAAACCAGATTATCGACATGGAGGGTAGGGTTAGATATTGTGGCTCTACAGTTCAGCAAAATCATGGGGAATCTAATGACAAGGGATATCTTATCTGGGACATTCAAGGTAAGGATGAGTTTACATGCAAGCACGTCAAGCTTCTAAACCCCAAGCCGTTTGTAACTATTGAGCTAACCAAAGCTGGCAAAATCCCTAATGATATCGAGGTGCCTCTTGGCGCTCGATTGAGGATTGTGTCAAATAATAATTTGCCACTTGTTAAGATGCGTCGTGCTCTGGAGGCTGCTAAGCATCGCTACAAGCCCGAAGCGATCACCTTCTTGAATCGGGCAGCAGGGCAGCGAGGCGACGTTAGTAAGCTCGCACAAGAGATAAAGCAAGAGAATCTTCGAGACATCACAGTGCAGGAAAGATTAATCTCGGAGTACCTAAAAGATTTTGAAGTCTCCGATGATACACTACAGAAGGTGTACGAGCTTAATCTGAAGTATAACAAGGTAGCGGAGGAGCACGAAGAAGTAGCTAGGAATGTCAACTGGAGTTTACAGGACGCCTCTTGGGATAACCTTTTTAATTACGGTTCTGGAAATAAGATTGATTTTGCAAAGCTTACAGGCATCGTCGGAATCTTTGGAAAGAACTATTCTGGTAAGTCCTCTGTAATTGATAGTATGTTGTACACGATTTGGAACTCTACCTCAAAGAACGAGAGAAAGAACCTTAACATCATTAACCAAAACAAGGAAGAAGGCTGTGGACTAGTCCGTGTAAAGATAGGCGACAAGGTATACACAATTGATAGAAGGTCGGAGAAGTATATTAAGAAGCTTCACGGAAACGAAACTGTGGAGGCTAAAACTAATATTGACTTTTCTTGCTATGATCAGATTACAGATGAAACTACCAGTATGAATGGGCTCACTAGAAATGAAACGGATAAGAATATTCGCAAGGTATTTGGTTCGCTTGACGACTTTCTTTTCTCCTCCATGTCTTCGCAGTTAGATGCACTTTCGTTCTTGAAGGAGGGCTCCACTAAAAGAAAGGAAATCTTTGCTAAGTTCCTAGACCTTGAGATCTTTGAGAAGAAGTTTAGGTTTGCTAAGAATGACGCTTCCGATCTTAAGGGCGCTATCAAAAGGCTAGAGGGCAGAGACTTTAACGATGAAATATCAGAAGCTCAAAAGATCTTTGACGACAGTGAAGGTCAGCTAGAAGAGCAGCAGGCAACGTGCGAAAGCTTAAAGGGAGATATCAAGACTGCTAGGAAGGAACTAGCCGAGATCGAGCACAAGATTGATTCTACCCCGGTTGATCTCGTAGATATCAGAAAGGTCTTGACCAGCATACAGAACAAGACCACTGAACTGGAAAATACAAATGATTCTCTACGGACACAGGTGTCAGAGCTAGAGGAAAAGACAGGAGTTCTAAATAAGATTGCTGGCTTCCTTGACAGCTTTGATATTGATGAAATTAGAAGTAGAAAAGAAGAAGCGACAGAAGTCTCTCACAAGATAAAGGCTCTAGAGAGAGAACTGCAATTAATCGAAAAGAAGATATCTACTTTAGATGACCCCGGATTTTTGAAGGGCTGCAAGTGTCTGCACGAGGCAGAGCAAGCACTTTTGGACAAGCCAGAAAAAGATGAAGACTTGCGTGTCTTGAACGAAGACATTCAAAAACTTGATCCAGACGGTGCAAAAGAGACTATAGATAAGTTCAACGAACTGGTACAAAGAAAAGTAAATTTATCAGAGCGAATCCTTAAGCTGAATCTACTTATCGAGCAAGGCAAAAACAACATAGAAAACCTTGAAAGAGAACTTAGTTCCTTGCATTCGCAGAAAGAAGAGTATCAAGATAATAAAGAGGCGATAGAGAATTTAGAAGGTTTTCTGGAAGAGAAGAAGAGCAGAGAGGCTACCCTAAGCAAGCTTCAGGGGCAGCTTGATGAATGTCAGGGTAAGATTATGAATTTGTATAAGGTTCATGGATCTTACGAAGAGAAACTAAACACGCTTGTTAGTTTACAAGCAGAGCTTGAAGAGCTAAGGCAGGAGTATTCAGCATATGATTTATTTATGCGGTGTATGCACAACAATGGCATTGCATACGATGTTATCAAAAAAAGGCTTCCGGCGATCAATGAAGAGGTTGCTAAGGTCCTCGCAAACATAGTTGATTTTGAAATCTTCTTTGAAGATGATGGAAAGAGACTAAACATCTTTATTAAGCACCCCAGCCATGATCCGAGACCATTAGAAATGGGCTCTGGAGCGGAGAAGACCATTGCTGCCATGGCTATCAGATTGGCGCTGCTATCTGTCTCTAGCCTTCCAAAGGGTGACATTTTTATTCTTGATGAGCCGGGTACTGCGCTTGATGCTGATAATATGGAAGGTTTTGTAAGAATCCTAGATGTAGTCAAGTCCTACTTTAAGACGGTGCTGCTAATTACTCACCTTGACTCGCTAAAAGATTGCGTGGATACACAGATAACAATCGACAAGATTGATGGATATGCTTTTATCCATCAGTAGACTAATTATGTAAGGAGCGAACATGACACAAGAACAAGCTTTGCAGTCTCTCGTCAATGCAGTGGCGATAGCACAAAAGCGAGGAGCGTATAGTTTGGAGGAGGCAAGTGCGATTCATCATGCAGTGCTGACTCTTACTAATCCGCAACCAGCGGAAGAACCAAAGAAAGATAAAAAGAAAAATTAACATTGGAGGTAAAATGAAGATGGCAATTAAAGGAGCAGTCGATAAGGCTTTAGAGAAGGTAGTATCGCGAAAGCTTTTAGTCTGGGCAACAGCCACGGGACTAGCAGCAGGAGGATTTCTTACTAGCGGAGATTGGGTTGTTATCTCGTCCCTGTATCTTGGCGGTCAAGCAGTCATTGACGCTGTTGTTAAGCTGAAGGGCGCATGATACGACGTTTTTTTGCTAAGTATTGGCGCGAGGCACTGATCATCGTAATGGTGATTGGTGTCTCCGTCGCTTGGTCCCAAGATCATAGATCCCTGATAAAAGCATATGACAGTGCTGTGATAAGCTATGAAGCTCAGCTAGAAGCTTTAAACGAAAGCCACCAAAGGGAACTTGAGAGAAAAGAGCAGGCTCTTCATGAATACCAAGCAAAAATGGACGAGATCCAAAAAGAGTATTTAGAGTTTCGAGAAAGCGTCGAAGAGCAAAAGGCAACGAGAGTAGCCGAACTAACAGAAATTAGACACAGTAATCCTGATGCTCTAGTTGAAGAAATAGAAAATGCTTTTGGGTTTGAGTATGTTGAGTAGAGCCTTGCTTCTTCTTGGCTTAAGTCTGCCAGCTATGGCGCAAGACACGCCACAGTTTACACTCGTGCCGAGAGGCGGCACTGTTCCATTTGAAGCGACATGTTTTAATGATATTGCTACGGCTGAGATTCTAACTTGGAAGCAGTTTACACAAATTGAGTTTCAAAAGCGCTTAGAGTTTGAGCAGGCAAAATGGAAAGAGACATGCCAACTAAACATTAGCAATATACAGATTTCATTGGAAGAGAGCCAGATTCGTTTTGATGAGCAACTGGCAGCAAAAAATAACGAATTGGAGGAACTCAGAGCTATCATTAAAAAAGATAGAAAAAAGAACATTCCCGCAATTATTGTTGGAAGTGTCGCTGCCGGTATCGCGATAGGTATTGGCTCCGCTTATGCAATTGATCAGGCTATAGGAAAATGAAAAAATACAAAGACCCAAATTATGTTGCTAGGGTTGAAAAAGCAATCTCCAAGAAGTATGGCTATGATGCGATACAGAATCCCCGTGCTAACTGGGATGACGAAAAAGAAGAAGAATACAAAAAGCAACTCCAAAAAATGCTAGAAAAAGAAGACCGATTTCAGGAAAAGCATGAGAAGATAGAAGTCGATGGCGTTTTTGTTAATAAAAAACTACTTACTAGAGAACATAATAGAAAATGCCCAGTATGTGATTCTTATTCTTTTAGTATACAAGATGATGTGTACATGACCAAATTCGAATGTTGTAAAAGTTGCTACGTTCGTTGGGTCGAAGATAGAGAAGAGCGGTGGGAGACTGGGTGGAGACCCACGAAGGAGAAAACTAAATGTCAGCAGAATCGTTAAAAATCGTGAGAGGTCTCGCACAAGCAGCAGCAAATGCTTATGACGGCGCTCTTGACGATGAGGGTAATCCGATTGAGATTGGTCTAAAGAGAGAAGAGGGGCATCCTGTTTATGATTCGCGAACTTTGGATGGCTTCAAGGTGACGTTCAGTGGACCACATATGATTGTTAATTATCAGGCTGAGATCAAACTTAAGGACGTTTACAAGGGCGGTTTTGAGTCGGAGCTTGACCAGACAATTGAAGATATTGTTTCTTACCTAAAAAAGCAATACAGAAAGATAACGGGGGAAAGCGTTTCTCTGAAAGCAGATGGTGAGATCAAGGCTATAGTGCAAAATACAAGTCGTGTCCGAACTTTTGTTCAGGCTCACAAGAAGTACGTCATCGCAGGCTTGGCAGATGTAAAAGAGATTTTAGAGCCTAGCTCGGGAGACTTGCAAGACGGATTTCAAAAGTTTTTGGATCAGGGCGGGTTTCAGGGCAAGCGACCAGAGAACGACTCGCGCAAAGTGAACAATGGTTCATGAGTTATCAAAGAAAGAGATAGTCAAAGAGATATTTAAGTCGGGCAAAGACCCGAGCTACTTCATTAATAATTATTGCAAGATATCTCACCCACTTAAGGGCTCGATTCCCTTTAAGACTTTTGATTATCAGGATGATTTATTAAAAGATTTCAACGATCATCGTTTCACAGTTATACTAAAAGCTAGGCAGCTAGGTATTTCAACAATTGTTGCGGCTTATGTTGTTTGGATGATGCTATTTCACAAGGACAAGAACATCCTTGTAATGGCTACTAAGTTCAGCACGGCAGCAAACTTGGTCAAAAAGGTTAAGGCAATCATGAGAAACTTGCCACCTTGGATTCGCATCACAGAGATATCTGTAGACAATAGGACAAGCTTTGAATTGTCTAACGGGTCACAAATAAAGGCAACATCTACCTCTGGCGACGCAGGTCGTTCAGAGGCTTTGTCGCTTCTTGTTATTGATGAGGCAGCACACGTTGAGGGTCTTGAAGAACTGTGGACAGGCTTGTATCCTACGCTTTCTACGGGTGGTCGCTGTATTGCCTTATCTACCCCTAATGGTGTAGGTAACTGGTTTCACAAAACTTACACTGAAGCAGAACTGGAAGATAACGACTTTAAGCCAATTAATTTGCCGTGGGATGTCCACCCAGAGAGAGATCAGGCATGGTTTGAGAAAGAGACCAAAAACATGTCTCGTCGGCAAATTGCTCAAGAGCTAGAGTGTAACTTTAATACGTCTGGAGAAACAGTAATTCACTCTGACGATCTAGAGTTAATAAGAAGTAATATACGAGAGCCAAAACACAGAACCGGCTTTGACAGAAATTATTGGATATGGGAAGAGTATCGAGAAGACAACACATATATGGTTGTTGCTGATGTGGCTCGCGGTGACGGAGCAGACTTCTCTGTTTTCCAGACATTTAAACTAGAGACAATGGAAATTGTTGCTGAATACCAAGGAAAGCCAAGCTTGGATATGTATGCTAATATACTCAACCAAGTGGGGTGCGAATACGGAGGCGCACTTATGGTTGTAGAAAATGTAGGCATTGGTATTTCTGTATGTGAAAAGCTTGAAGATTTGCAATATCCAAATTTGTATTATTCTGTGAAGGGCACTCACGATTATGTTGAGTCTGGTGTCGCTGATGGCATGAAGAATGTTATTGCTGGGTTTACCACCTCATCTAAAACGCGACCTTTAATTGTTGCAAAGTTGGAGGAATTCATCAGAAATAAACTAATTAATGTGTATTCTAGTCGCCTACATAACGAACTTACAACTTTTATATGGAACAACGGCAAACCACAAGCAATGAGAACATACCACGACGACCTAGTTATGTCTTTGGCAATAGGCTGTTGGGTAAGGGACACTGCCCTAACAATTAACCAGAGAAAAATGAACTATCAAAAGGCTTTTTTAGATTCCATGATAATGTCCACAACCAAGATGAGCACACAAATACCCGGACAAAAAGGATATGATCGGGATTACGAACAAAAGGCGGCAAAACAGATGAGTGAGTATCAACAATATTCATGGCTTTTAAAGGGGTGATAAATGGCTGACCAGACAAGAAATCCAAGAAACGCAGAGTCAACACTTTTTAGGAGATTGACTCGCCTCTTCTCTGGACCAATTACAAACTATCGCTCGCAGATGACGAGAGATTATAAGCGGTCCCAGTTAGATTATTTTTCTACTAAATTTAAGAGCGCTTCTGGTCAACAGTTCAAAAGGTCGGGATATAATCCATTTGCCCAGATCAACAGTTCGGCAATGGCAAACCAGAGAAGGTCAGAAAGGTACACCGACTTTGATCAGATGGAGTACACGCCAGAGATCGCTTCTGCGCTAGATATCTATGCTGATGAGATGACCACGCATTCATCTCTTCAGCCGATGCTTACAATTAAGTGTCCCAATGCCGAAATAAAGGCTGTGTTATCGACTCTATACCAGAACATTCTAAACATTGAGTACAACCTTTTTGGCTGGTGTCGTACAATGTGCAAGTATGGTGACTTCTTTTTATACCTTGATATAGACGAAAAGATAGGCATCAAGACAGTCATTGGGTTGCCATCTGCCGAGGTTGAAAGGCTAGAGGGCGAAGATAAAACCAATCCAAACTATGTGCAGTTCCAGTGGAACTCAGCCGCTATGACGTTTGAGAATTGGCAAGTTGGTCACTTTAGAATTTTAGGCAACGATAAGTATACTCCTTACGGAACTTCAGTCCTTGAAGCGGCTCGTCGTATCTGGCGTCAACTTATTTTGATGGAAGACGCCATGATGGCTTACCGGGTCGTCCGCGCTCCAGAAAGAAGAGTCTTCTACGTTGATGTTGGTAATATCCCGCCAACCGATGTCGAACAATACATGCAGAAAGTTATGACATCTATGAAGAGAAATCAGTTGGTGAGCCCTGATACGGGTCGTGTTGATCTTCGGTATAACCCCATGAGCGTTGAAGAAGATTACTTTATTCCTGTTCGCGGCGACACTTCGTCAAAGGTGGAAAGCTTGGCGGGTGGTCAGAACACAGGAGATATTGATGACGTTAAGTATTTAAGAGATAAGTTGTTTTCTGCCCTGAAGATACCCGCCTCTTACCTTACGCAGGGTGACGAAAAAACGGAAGACAAAACAACACTCGCACAAAAAGATATTAGATTTGCCAGAACAATCCAGAGATTACAAAGAGCCGTCATTTCAGAGCTTGAAAAGATTGGCATTATCCACTTATACACTCTTGGTTTTCGTGGAGACGATCTCCTAAACTTTAGTCTTTACCTAAACAACCCGTCTAAGCTCGCAGAGCTTCAGGAGCTTGAACATTGGAAGACAAAATTTGATATTGCAGCAAATGCAACAGAAGGCTATTTTAGTCGTCGTTGGGTATGCGAGCACTTGTTCAACATGTCAGAGGAAGAGTTTGTTAGAAACCAAAGAGAACTTTTCTATGATAAGAAGTATGATGCTCAAATCAATGCAGCCGCAGAAGCAGCCGGTGAGGCTGAAGCCAGCCTTTCCGCAACCGCCACCCCAGCAGGCGGCGATGATGCAGGCGGTGGCTTAGGAGATCTCGGCGATCTTGGTGGGGGCGATGAAGGTGGTGCAGATCTTGGAGGCGGTGGTGACACCCCGGCACCAGCAGCAGATACTGCTCCAGCCGGTGGTGACGAGGGTAGTGTTCTTTTGGCAGAGCCCCCAGCGAAGAGAGACATTGAAGAGGACGGCTCGTATATAACGCCCGGTGCCAAGGGCAAGAGATACACGCCTGCTAAGCGCGACAAGCGAAAAGATGCTGGTCCACGAACAAGAAACATGAGAAGCACCATCTCAAAAGAAACTAGTACCAGAACAATGTTCCCCGGAGGCTTTGGTTCTACTGGTATGAATCAGCTAAGAAATATGCAAATGGAGGACCAGCGCTCTAATTATGAAAAGAGGCAAATCCTTGATGAGCATATGATATTTCAAACAAACTATGAGATTGAAAAGTTGATTGAGGGATTAGGGACAAAGGAAACAAAAGATGAGGCACAATAAGAAAAGAAATACCGCTTTTTTGTTTGAGGCTTTAATTGCTGAAATGACAAAGGCAGTTGTTCGTGGCGATCTTAAGACGCAAGCCAGAACAAGAAAGATTATTGCCAAGCACTTTAAAAAGGGCTCCGCTCTGTATGAGGAGTTGCAGCTTTACAAGGCGATACTTGAGACAAGGAGCTTAGACAAGATCATAGCCGAAAAACTCATTTTTGAAGTAAAGGCACAAAGAAAGTATATATTGGATGGTGATGTCTTCAAAGAGCAGTCGGATCTTATTCGCGATATGAATCAGGAATACAAAAAGGCAGTCTTTTCAAACTTCGTTCCAAACTATAAAGATTTGGCAACGTTAGCACAGCTTTTTAATTCTGATACGCCTGTTAAGGAGAGGGTGCTCCTTGAAGGCAAGATCGTTGACTACTTAAGTTCCGAGCCAGAGGCTAAAGAAGAGAGCAAAATGAAACCAATTGATAGCCTCACTTATAAAACATTTGTCTCCAAGTTTAACGAAAAGTATTCTGGCACTCTTTCGGAGCAGCAAAAAACGTTGTTATCCAAGTATATCTCATCGTTTTCAGATAACGGATTAGATCTTAAGATTTATCTAAATGAAGAGATAGGAAGGCTAAAAGAGGAAGTAGAAAATAGCCTTAGCACTCGTGAAATCTCAGAAGACGTCACAATGAAGCGAAATACTGAAAGGGTCTTGAGTGAGCTAAGAGCATACTCCAAGAAAGAGATCGATACCAACATGATTCAGAGCCTTCTAAAGATTCAAGACTTGGTTTTGGAGTTAAATAGTTAATGGCTATCAACATTAAAATTGGTAAAGCAGAGGATGCTCCACGGGCTAGCGAAGAGCCAAAAGCACCACCAATAACTATGTCGTTAGACATAAGGAAAACGATGGATGGAAATTTAATAATTTCTGACCACAATGATGTTGATGTGGTGATTATGCCACAAAAGAAAAAGATTGTCGCTTTCCCTAAAGAAATCCAGAACGACTTGGTATATGACACGCAGGACCGACTTTTTAAGTACCTTAGAAAGAAGGGAATCATAGACCCGGATTCAATTCGTGGCGGCAATAGTTATGGGTCAATGGAGGCGCTTCTTGTTGGGGCAGAGCAAGATAATTTTCTGCCCTTGGTTGTTCTAAATGTTTCTAACTTTATAGATGATGAAAGACCCTACTTCGAGTACATAGAGAAATACAACAAGATGGAAGAGGACGAGTTCTTAGATCCAAGCTCCGCTGACTCAACAGAGCTTGGAGAGGTCCCTCAAGCCGCAGAGAAGGGCGGTATCCGACCCGGTTATGGCAGAGTTAGTCCATACTTCTTAAGTTATATGTTATAGAGAGGCAATCATGGAATTATTGTATTTTATCTTGGCTGCGTATGGTATGACGCAGCTTATTGTTTATGGCTCCATCTTTAATAAGATTAGACCCACAAAAGAGTGGCTTGGTGGCTTTGGCGAACTATTCAATTGTCCAATGTGCATGGGCTTTTGGGTTGGTGCGTTTTTGTGTGGGATAAACGATTGCACGGAACTATTTACTTTTGAACACACCCTTGTAAATTATTTTATTTTGGGGTGCTTGAGTTCGGGAACATCATACATCTTAAACATGTTGTTTGGTGATTGCGGCATTAAAATTCAAAAACTGGAGGCACAAAATGACACGCACTAAAATTATCTCTAAGAGAAGCTGGTACCTTCGCCCTGTTGCGCGTTGTTGCAAGGGAGCATAGCTCGGGCGGGTAGCGCCCGCTCTATAGGAACTAAATATGGCTAAACAACTTTTACGAGAATACTATGAACTATGTGAAGGCGGCGTTTGTCAAGACCTCTTAACAGAAGATGAGAAGAGGTATGTGGCAAATGGCGGCATGATACTTTCTGGAAAACTGCAAGAGGCAGAGGTCCAGAATGGTAATGGTCGCGTCTACCCAAAAAAGATCCTCGAAAGAGAGATGAAAAACTACGAAAAGCTTGTTAGAGAAAACCGAGCACTGGGAGAGCTAGACCACCCAGATGATTCGGTGATTAATCTTAAGAATGCTTCTCACATGGTTACTGACGTTTGGTGGGATGGTCCAGCCGTCATGGGCAAGGTAAAGGTGCTTAACACGCCATCTGGAAAGATTCTACAGTCACTCGTTAAAGACGGTTGCAAGCTTGGTATTTCTTCAAGGGCTCTTGGGTCGCTTGATGAATCAAGGGGGCATGCTGTTGTTCAAGAGGACCTGCAACTTATATGCTTTGACTTTGTGTCGGAGCCTTCAACACCAAATGCTTTTATGTCTCTGCAAGAGTCAAAGAAGCAGCCAAATGTATTTACAAAAGCAGATCGTATTAACAGAAAGCTAAACGATATCATAGGCGATTTTTAAATAGGAGCCAACACACTGGCTTGGGAGACTTATATATGTCAGCTAACAAAGATAACTTAAAGAAGATAGTCGAGGAAGAAGCCAGAGCAATTCTTAGTGAACAAATGCTGCAAGAAGGCATCTGGAGCAAGATGAAGAATTTTGCTGCCAAGACACTTGGAACTTGGGAAAAGGGCGGCAAGATTCGAGGTCGCAAAAAGAGAGCAGAAGGCGCTGAGCAGCAGTATGTTCAGGCGATGCAGAAGCTGCAAAAGGTAGCATCCAAAGAATCTAAAACACTGATCGACAGGCTCAATGGAGATTTTAAGAAGGCTGGGTATCCAAACCAAGAGGATAAATATGAGTTTCTTGAGCAGACAATGGAGATCGGCGCTTTCTACGAGTCCTTAAAAAAAGCTGTTGAGAGCAAGCAAATGAGCGCTGTTGTTGCCAATGAGTTAATTGAGCAGCTTCGGTTGATTGTTAAGAAGTTTCTTGATTATGAGTTAGCCGATGTATATAAGCATTTCTCTGAAGACGTGGACAGAGATCAGGACGATTTAATCTTTGAGGCAATAATCAGAGAGCAGCAGGACGAAAAGGAAGAGGGTCCTATGGCTTCTGATAAAAAGTCGGCAGTTATCAAGGGGCTCAAGTCCAATAAGTTGCCAGCCATACTTGCTGCTATTGGAGCCGCTACAATTCTCGGCAAGTTCTTGGTGGAGTCAGAGTGGTTTAAGAAGATTACAACTAGAGTTATTCAAGGTGATCTCCCAATTGACGACATGCAAACAGAAGTTGTTGGAAAACTGTCGCCCGAACCCGGAGAGGGTATTACACAGATGCTAGGTCGCATCATGCATGGAGACGCAAGTCACTTTGCCCCCGATGTTGACCCGCAAATAATGTTTAAAGAAATGAGCGCGGCAGGCATAGATGCGGGCGAGCTTTCACAACTTTCAGGTGATCCATCGGCTTTTATGGACGCATGGAACACAGCAACCTCATCGGGTGCGGGTACCTTGGGTGAGATGTTTGGAGCCGAGCCCGGAGCGCTTGGGTTAAAGCTGGGCAAAGAGGTGGTCATTAGAGCGCTGAAGCCAATCGCCACCGGAGCAGCCAAGACGGCTGTAGCCACTACGGCTGCTGGTAAGTTTGGGGCAGTTGTTGCCCCCTACTTGGCTCCCCTTGGCATTTCGTTGCTTGCTGGAGCAGTTGGCGTTAAAGCGCTTCGCATGAAAGGTTTGAAATCTTCGAGAGCACAAGTTCTTAATGATCTCTTGCAAAGTTTGGATTATCTGGACGATACAGGTGCAGACCAAGAAGATGACAATCAGAAGCCGCCTGTTGAGCCGCCTGTTGATTTTGAAGTTCCTGTTCTGGTTCGTTTTGATGATGATGATGTCAAGGTATACAAGCTCAAGGCTAACTATCTTAAAAAGCAAGGTAATAGGCAGAGAGCAGAGGATGCTCTCAAGGCTCTTGAGAAGAGCGCCGTGATGGGTCGCGATCTTCAAGAAAGCGAAGCGTTCACGGCTTTGTTTGAGCAAGATAACGATCTTGACGACACCGACAGTTTTGAAAGAGAGTTTGGCAGAGGCAAGCGTGTGAAAGACTTGAGGTCTGCTATTAGGACCGCTGGTCGTCGTAGAAGGCTGAAGAGCGGGGCAAGAACTAAGCCAGTGTTTTATTATGTTTTTGATCGCTCGATTCAGAATGATCTGGATGCTATGGCGAGAGGAGCCAAGTTTAATCACTTTGTTTCTCGTGTTTTACGCAAGGCAATTGCAGCAGTTAAGGCTAATGGAAATAAACCTCTTACCCCAGAGCAGGCATTTGTAGCCATTGCTCGTAAGGGCGGCGGTGGCACTGGCATGAGAGGCTTGAGCATCAAAGAGGCTATCGAGATGCTTCGAAAATATAATGTTGTTGTTGGCGAAGCAGCAAAGGGAAGCCCCGATAAGAAGGCGAGCAAAAGTAAAAAGAGAACCACTCAGGGCGCTTCTGGAAGTAGAACCAGCCTTGGCAAGAAAGCTCGCCAGCGACAGAGAGGTCGAGCGTCACAGAGACCGCCTAGAGTAGTTGGGGGTGTAACCGAGACATACTCGGACGCTATTCAGGAGATTCGCTCCAATGCTAGCGAGGATAAGTTTAATAAACTTGTTGAGAAACTAATCAAGTAGGAGCAGACGTGAAGAAGTCAGAGTTAAAGAGGCTCTTGAAGCCAATGGTTAAAGAGTGTATCAAAGAGTGCCTTTACGAAGAGGGCATTCTTTCCTCTGTTGTGTCAGAGGTTGTAAGAGGCATGGGCACAACTGTTATAAAAGAAGAAGTCGCACCTCCTGTGTTTGCAAAGCCAGCACAACAGCAGCCAAGCAAGAATGAGGCTTTAAGGGAACACAAGCAAAAGCTCTTAGATGCAATCGGAAAGGAAGCATATGGCGGTATTGACCTGTTCGAGGGTACGACACCCGCATCACCTGACAGGTCGCCTGAACTAACGAGCCCGCTAGGCGACACAGACCCATCTGATCCCGGCGTAGATATTTCAGGCATTGTTGCTTTGGGCGGTAAAAAATGGAAAGCTTTTATGGGCTAAGAACTAATTAATAGGAGAAGAGGATAAAAATGTCAGTTTTTGAAAAATACGGTGTTGGTTTTAACAACGTTGGTTCTTATCAGGCAAGTGCAAGACCGTTTATCACGGCTTCATGTGACGTTCCAGCGTCTGGAACAAATATGGCTCTTGCTTTTGAGGTTAAGTTTCCAAAGGTCACCAAGTTTGTTACCATTCGACACGACGGCAACGAAGCAGTTTCAGACGCAAACATGTCAGATATGCGCTTCGCGTTTGCTTCTGGTGGACTGGGACCTGCACACAACTATGTGACGCTGGAGCCATCTGCCTCTTATACCGCAGATTTCAGGGTGACGCGTGTCTACCTTATGAATGATGGCAACGGAGCTTCAAATACTATTGGCAAGGCAACCGTTATTGCAGGTCTTACACAGATTGAAGCTGCACACTTGTCAGAGGGTTGGGAGCATGTTGAAGGCGTTGGACCAACTGACTGATGCCAATTAATACTTTCACGCCTGCTGGCGATTCGTCTTTTGCTGCCCTCACTAAACAAGACAGTGACTGGACGACAGTTATTGGAGCGAGCCAAGCAGATTCGATTTTTGATTCCGGTGCAACTGACAGCATGTTTCAGGCTAGGAAACAAGGCGGCACTTTCACAAATCGTCGTGGATTTATGTATTTTGATTTAGCAGAGAGTAACATCCCTAAAAAAGCTCAATTCTTGAAGCTTAGAACAGCGCAGATAAAGCTGACTTTTTCTAACCGAGGGGGTGGAGACACGAATGGGACAAAGTTTAAATTTTTTGCTTTGAACGCTAAAAGCGCTGGATTTAATCCCAATACCCGCGACTATGATAATTACTTGCCCAATGTGTCCTCTGACATTTTTGATGTGACAGGGACTGGCGAGCTTACATTTACTATCAAGAGCGGCAAACTACTTCGCTGGTTAGAAGCAAAGATAAGAAGAAGAGCAGATCTTTATCTAATGGCTAGAGCTTATCACGATGTACAAGATGTGGACCCAACCAGCACCAACCGGGCTATATATCGCAGTCCGACTTACGGAACTGCCTCCGAGAGACCCAAGCTTGTTATTGAATACAAGGTAGCTGATAGCCGCATGTCTGCCGGTGGCGGCTTTGGTAGTGGTAACGTAATTACCTCTAGTAGAAATGGATTTGCAAGATTTTAATAAGGAAGTGTAATGTCATACCGAGATAGAAAGTACATGCCAAAGGGCAACAAGCCATCGCATGTCACTGTGACACCAAAGAAGAACGAGCATCCAGATAGATTAATAAAAAGATTTCTGAGAAAGTTTAAAAAATCAGGCATCCTAGATGAGCTTAGAGAAAGGCGCTATTATGAAAAGCCCTCTGTTAAGCGTAGGAAAAAGCGCCAACAGCGTGAGAGAGTTCTAAAAAAGCTGCGTGACAGCGAAAGCAACGGTTAACAGCTAAAAACATTGATGTTAATTCGGTGATTTCTAATTTTTAGATACTACTTACTTGTGAAAAAGAATCTTCTTCTGGAGAAAATTATATATGTCAACATTATTAGAACAAGCGATTATAGACGCAACAGCATTAAAGGAAGCCGCTCTTAAGAGTGCAGAAAGTTCAATTCTTGAGAAGTATGCCCCAGAGGTGCGGGACGCTGTTTCTTCTTTGCTTGAGCAGGAAGACGATCTTATGGACATGGAAGATCCAGAAGAGGAAGAAGGCGATATGCCTTCCCTTGCTGCTGCTGAAGGCGTGAAGCTTTGCCCGTGTCCTGATGATGATGAGAAGATCGAGGTTGACTTTGACGAGCTTAATGCTCTGATGGCATCAGAGCCTATGGGCGATACCATGGATATTGGTCAGGAAGTTGAAGCCGCACCAGAGGAGCCAGAGCTAGAGTTGACAGAAGCTATCTTGGAAGCTCTTGAAGAAGAGGCTCTGGAAGAGGAAAGGTGTCCAGAGTGTAAAGGTAAGGGTAAGGAATGTAAGTGCCCTGACAAAGAAGAGAAAATGGAAGAGGAGATCGAACTTACTGAAGAAAATATCGATGCACTCCTTGAAGAATTGGTTGTAGACATCAAGCCACAAAAGAGTGGCTGGGCTGGTACTCCCGAATCTATCATGAATTTTAATGCTGAGCTTGAGTTGGCACGCCTCGCGTCCACCGAAGCACAGGAAGAAATCAAAGTTTTAAAGCAAGCTCTTAGTAATATCAAAAAGGACTACGCCCAGTTAAGCGAAAGCAATGAGGGCACAAGGACTATGAACAAGAGACTTGCTAACACAGTTTCTAGCTTAAAAGATAAACTTGAAGAAGTGAATCTTACAAATGCTAGATTATTTTACACGAATCGTGTACTGAATAGTGACTCCCTGAATGAGCGGCAAAAGAGTAAGATTGCCGAAGCTATTTCAGAATCTCGTTCTGTAAACGAGGCGAAGATCGTTTTTGAAACGCTCCAAAACGCAGTGGGCACTTCCTCCAAGAGGACGCCAAAATCACTGAGTGAAGCAATCAATCGGACTTCTCCTTTGATGGCTCGTAGAGAGTCGTCAAGCAGTGCTGATACGTCTGCGGTTCAGCGTATGCAAAGACTAGCAGGCATAACTAATAAATAAAAAAGGAGGACTTAAAATGTCTATTTTAGAGAAATTAACAGAAGGTATTGTTAATAGAGACCTCCGTTCGGAAGGTGCTGCTCTTCTCTCCAAGTGGGAGCGGACAGGACTTCTGGAAGGTCTCGGCAATGACCGTACCAAGCATACGATGGCTCGTTTGCTGGAAAATCAGGCTAAGCAGCTTCTCAAGGAAGCCGCTGGTTCGTCTATGGCGGCTGGCGACGTTGAGGGCTTCGCGGCGGTGGCTTTCCCAATCGTTCGTCGCGTCTTTGGCGGTCTTATTGCTAACGATCTGGTCAGCGTGCAGCCCATGAGCTTGCCGTCTGGTCTGATCTTTTTCCTTGACTTCACGTTCGGGGATACTCGTCTCGGTCAAACTGATGGCGACTCGATCTATGGTCAGGGCGTCGTTGGTCAGGAGCTAACAGGTGGCGTCTCGCTTACGGGTGATAACGCTGATGTTGGACCCTACAACCTTAACAACGGCTTTACGTCTGCCACTGGCTCTGCGGCTATCACAAATACTTTTGTGGTCGTTGCTTCTGGCACTATCGGTGCGGCTGCTGGTGCTGGTAGCTTCCCGCTCTCGCAGGCAGATATCGATACGCTTAACAAGCTGACCCGTTACGATCCAGATCTTGACGGCTCTGCTGTTGTCGTTGTCGAGACCACCGGGTCTACGGACTTGACTCAGTTCAACACGCAGGATCTTGTTGCGATTGCAACCGACATGGGCGCTCAGTCGCCGGGTCGTCTTGTGCGTCGTCTTACACAGGTTTCGTCTGGTTCAACTGGCGACAATGCTCCGGGTCAGTCTGGCTACAAGATTACCATGGTGTACGAGGCGACTGGTTCATCGGTTCTTGACAATGGTGGCGCATCGGGCGCAAACCTTTCGAAGAGCCTCTTGGGTCTTCTTACCGCCTCGTTGGCTAAGACCTACGATTTCCCAATCGTTGATAACTTCAATGGCACGCCGACTGCTGGTTCGGACGAGGCACTTGGTGCTGTTCGTGCAACCACTACTTGGGGTCTTGAGGACACCGAGACGATCCCCGAGATTGATATCAAGGTGGATAGTGTCAGTGTGACGGCGATCACCAAGAAGCTCAAGGCGAAGTGGACTCCGGAGTTAGGGCAAGACCTTAACGCCTACCACAACCTTGATGCCGAGGTCGAGCTTACGAGCATCCTCTCCGAGCAGATTGCTCTTGAGATTGACCGTGAGATCCTTGAGGATCTTATCAAGGGTGCTACTGCCGGTACATTCTACTGGTCGCGTTCGCCGGGTCTGTTCGTGAACCGCACAACTGGTGCTGAGATTGGTGCATCTGCGGCTGCTCCTGACTTCACCGGTACGGTTTCCGAGTGGTACGAGACTCTGATTGAGACCATCAATGATGTGTCCGCTCAGATTCACCGCAAGACTCTCCGGGGTGGCGCTAACTTCGTGGTGACATCGCCCGAGGTTGCTAACATCCTTGAGTTCACTAGCGGCTTCCGCGCTTCGGTCACGCATGATCAGGACAGAGGTACTATCGGTGCAGTGAACGTTGGTTCGCTCTCTAAGAAGTTCGACGTGTACGTCGATCCTTACTTCCCACGGAACGTGCTTCTGATTGGTCGTAAGGGTGGTAGCTTCCTTGAGTCGGGCTATGTCTACGCTCCGTATGTCCCACTTCAGGTCACGCCGACTATCTTCGGTGTCGAGGACTTCGTGCCCCGCAAGGGTGTCATGACTCGGTACGCCAAGAAGATGGTGCGCCCTGATATGTACGGTCTGGTTATCTGTCGCGGTCTCCTTGGTGAGTCCGGTAGCTGATAGCTAACGCCTAGCAAACATTACGCCCTCGTTGTCTTCGGATGACGAGGGCTTTTTGTTTTAAGAAGAACTATTTATAATATCCAACTTAGACCAATAGGAGATAAACATGGGTAAGAAAAGAAGAATGATAGCTAAGCCACAAAAGTTTGGGACAAAGTTTGCAAACCACCCTGCAATGGCAGCGCTTTCTAACCAGCAGGTGGCAGACGAGATGGCTCCTGTTGTTGAGGAGGCAGAGACCCCAGTCTTAGATGCTGTTGAAGAGGAGATTGCCCCCAAGCCTAAAGCAAAGGCAAAGCCTAAAACAAAAGCAGCACCTAAGCGCAAAACCACAACCACCAGAGCCAAAAAGACAACTTCCAAGAAGTAGCGCTCTTTTGTTATATGGCTGACTATTTACTATGATAGGAGGAACCATGTATGGCTATACCCAAGTTAAATCCAGTGAGTCAGCAAAGTTCAGTTGTTCTCCCGGCTACAGGCTCAACAACTGACGTATCTTCAGCATGTCCGCTGGGCATGTATACGGGCTCTTTTGATTTCTTGTCTGGGGCTGCTGATCAAGTGGCGTACACATATCAAAAGCTTGGTGGCGACATCTTGGACATTGAGGTTACCTCCGGTTCAGTGTATGCTAATTACGAAGAAGCTTGCTTGGAATATTCATATATCGTTAACACCCATCAGGCTAAAAACATTCTTGGCGATGTGCTTGGGCAAGCAACAGCCAGTTTTGATCATAACGGTGTAATGAAGGGTGGCGATACACTTAGCGGTAGTCAGATTGAGCTAAAATATCCTAAGTTTGATTTAAGGTACCCAAAGCGTGTTGGTCCAGCAACTGCCCAGTATGCTGGTTTTGGCGGAACAAAGCCCTATTACTCTGCTTCTATTGACTTGGAAACGGGTGTTCAGGACTATGATTTACAAAGTTTAATTTCAAGCTCCGCTGCCGTTTCAGACTCGGGTTATCCATATGCTTTACAGGTTGGCAACAAGAGGATTACCATAGAGAGAGTATTTTATAAGACTCCACAGTCAATGTGGAGGTTCTTTGGATACTATGGCGGTCTTAATGTTGTTGGTAACGGCTCTATTTATGGTTATGGTCAATATACCGATGACTCTACCTTTGAAATAGTTCCCGTTTGGCAAAATAAAATGCAAGCCATGGCTTATGAAGATCATCTATATACTAGATTGTCTCACTACTCTTACGAAATACATAACAATAATATCCGCATATATCCAGAACCAGACGCAGATATCGTTAATAAGTTGTGGGTTAATTTTACTATTGATAACCAAGAAAACGCTTGGGATGATCAAGACATCCAAGAGACGGGAGTTGATGGCATCAACAACATGAATACGCTGCCGTTTACAAACATTCCTTATGATTCTATAAACGCGATTGGCAAACAGTGGATCCGCAGATTTGCATTAGCACTAACAAAAGAAACACTCGGTCAGGTCAGGAGCAAGTTTGCGACTATTCCGATACCCGGAGAATCTGTAAATCTGAATGGTTCGGATCTTCTTTCACAAGCAAAAGATGAACAACAGACTTTGCGTGAGGAGCTAAAGACCGTGCTTGATGAAATGACCTACGCTAAGATTGCGGAGCAAGAGGCGGCACTTATGACGAGCGTGAACACTACAAACAAGTATGTTCCGTTGTTTATCTATCAGGGGTGATAAAGGATGTCTACTAAAAACAAATGGTCACAACCAGATTCTCCCCCGCCTCCTTTGTTTACCGGCAAGAAGGAAAGAGATCTTGTCAAGCAGGTAAACGACGAGCTAATTGAGAAGGTCATAGGGCAAAAGATTGTTTACTACCCCATTGATGTAGACAGGACTAACTTTCATGACCTTTATGGAGAGGCTATAGTTAAAACTTTCCTGCCTCCCATTCGTGTTATGGCTCTTGTTGAGATGATAGATTATCAAACTGTATACACAGATAACGTCGGTATAGATTTCGATGCCAATATTACAGTTCATTTTCATCGACGCCGATTAACAGAAGATCAAGATTTATTTGTTAGACAAGGCGATTTCGTTCTTTACGGAGATATTTACTATGAGATCGTTCAGTTGTCTGAATCGCGCCTTTTCGGTCAGATAGACAATAGAATGGAGATCGCTGCACGCTGCACAGCCGTCAGAGAGGGGACTTTCAATGCCGAGTGATGAAACAATAGTTGGTAAAGATAACGATAAAGTCCGTGAAATGACGCTAATGCCGTCAACCATAGAGACGATTGATTATGCCTTCTATGATTGGATAAATGAAACTGTGGACCCTTTTGCGACCACAAACAAAGGGTGGGAGAAGGTAAAGATTAGATGGGTCAGTGGAGAAAGAAGCTGGCAAGTAAAATCAGATCGAGACATCCGAGATGGTAGTAGTCGAATTATTTTGCCCATGATAACCTTGCACAGAAACGGCTTTCAAAAGGACCCAGCGATGAAGGGTGTTGCTTGGGCACACATTGCAAATGCAAATGATCCAAAGGGTGGGGCAAGAACCCTGACTGTCTCTAGAAGGATAGAACAAACTAAAACGTCTAAGTTTGCAAATGCAACAGCTAAGAGGCGCTTTAATCAAGAGACTTTTCCTTTTAACAATAAGAAGGTGGTCTACGAAACAAAGACATTCCCCATACCTGTATATGTGGTCGGATCCTACACTCTGTCCATCAGAACGGAATACCTACAGCAGATGAACGAAATTATACAGCCTTTGCTAACCGAAACAGGTCAGATTAATAACTTTTTTATGGAAAGGGATGGGCATCGCTTCGAAGGTTTTATCCAAAATGATATTAGTGACAATAGCAATGCAGTTAATATGGGCGACGACAGTCGCTATTACTTGAATACAGTTGATATCAAAGTGCTTGGATACTTAATCGGTAAGGGCAAAAATGATGAGCGACCCCGTGTCACTACAAGAGAAAATGCTGTTGAGGTTAGAATACCTCGCGAGCATGTAATTTACGGGGATATCAATGAGTATTTAAAGAAAGGATTTTATAGAGACTAAAGAGAGATTCGGTTTATGATATACTATTTACTTACGAAACTTGGAATCTTTGCAGTTCTAAAGGAGACCAGAAGTAATGTCAGATGTAAGAAAATTTAAGTTTGTTTCGCCCGGTATTTTCTTGAGAGAGATCGATAACTCTCAGTTACCAGCGGTTGCGCCCGAAGTGGGTCCTGTTTTTATTGGGCGTGCTCGGAAGGGACCAGCTAATAGACCCTACACGGTTCAGTCTTTTAGCGAGTTTGTGGATGTGTTCGGACCCCCCGAGGCTGGCGGCGGTGGTGGCGATTATTTCCGAGAAGGAAACATCGCAGGTCCTACCTATGCTGGCTATGCTACACAGGCGTATCTTGATGCACAAGTCGGACCCGTTACTTTTGTTCGTACCTTGGGTGAAGCAAACCCGAGCGCTGACACCACTAATAGCCAAGCCGTAGCGGGCTGGACTACCAAGAACTCCTTTGGAGACCAAGCGGACAATAATGCTGTTTCTCCTAACCCTGTTGGAGGAATTGGAAGCCGCTACCTTAACGGCGGTGCATACGGCTTGTTTGTTCTCCCATCTGGTAGCAAGGCGACCGGCGACATGGGATCTGGCTCTTTGGCTGCGATCTGGTATTGCAACAGTGGCTCCACAATTATTCTTTCTGGTGGTGCTCGCGGTGCCACATATGATGCTGACCCGATTAATGTCTCTGGTACCTGCATCGTTCTTGAGTCTGACTCTAATGCAACGTTTACTGCCGAGGTGGTGAACTCGACAGGTCAGCGTGTCATGAAGACCGAATTTAACTTTAATCGTAACAGTGACCGTTACATTAGGAAAGTCTTTAACACCAACCCTACTTTGGTCAATAACTCCGACCAAGGCTACACAAGTCCTATCACCAATGCTTCAACGTTAAGTGATGGCGAAGGCACCTATTGGCTGGGCGAGACTTACGAGTCTTACTTGTTTGAAAAGCTTGGAAGTACGTCCCCCGGTAAGGTGTACGGCTTTATCGCGGCTGTTAACTCTGGCTCAACAGCACTAGCTACTGCCGGTACCACAGGGTTTCACGACCGTCAGCAGAGTGCAATCAACCCAAGAACTGGCTGGTTCTTCTCGCAAGACCTTACTTCGGTTGGGGGCGCAGGCAATGCCTCTTACGATGCTCGAAGCATGACCAAGCTCTTCCGTTTCCACGGTAGAGACGGAGGCGAGGCAATTCAGGAGCAGTTCAAGATTTCTATTCAGGACATTAGAGCCGCTACAAATAACTTTAGTTCTTATGGTTCGTTCACCGTTGTGGTTCGTGCTGCTAACGACTCTGATGCCAAACCTGTTATCATTGAAAGATTCTCCGAGTGCAACTTAGACCCACAGTCTGCAAACTATGTCGCTAGAATGATTGGAGACCGCTATGTGGAGTGGGACTACAATGATTCTCGTACACGAGAGTACGGAGAGTTTGCCAACAGGTCTGAGATTATCCGTATTGAAATGAATCCAGATCTAAACTCTGCTCCTGCTGAGTTGCTGCCGTTTGGCGTCTTTGGACCTCCGCGTCCTCCGGGCTTGACTATTCTTTCAGGAACCGGTAACGCCGCCCAATCGAAAAATAACTTTATGCCTCTTCTTGGAGACGCTGGTCAAACACTGCTTACAGAGGAGGTATTCTACGATACCGGCGACGCAGCCTCTTATTCGTTCCTTGAGGGGTCGGGTTCTTGTGCGGGCACTTATGCTGGTCAGCCGCTTCTGCTTGGGGCTACCGTGGATGCTACAAACGCAACTGCTATCCAGACAAGTATCTTAGGTGCTGATGATGGCGGGTGTAAGTTTACGGGCTCCGTGTTCTTCCCATCGACCCTTACAAGACTTTCGGCTTCTGATCATGGATCTTCTGATCCCAAGTCCTCGTACTGGGGTCTTCAGACCAACTACTATGATAACGGAAGAACCTCTACAACGTTTGATATGGGTTATCGTGATTATCTTCGGGGTCTTCCCTATGATGAAGCCAGCCGCTTCGGCTCGCTTACAGGTCCACCTACCAATGCAGAGTATTCGTGGATCTTTACCTTGGACGACCTTGTTGTTCCCGGTGGCAAGCTCGAAGACTGCTATTGGATGTCGGGCTCGCGCTCTGGTGTCAGTAGGGACAATACTGTTACCGTTGGCGATTCTGTGACATCTGCTTCCTATAAGGCAGTTCTGGATTCCGGTCTTAATAGATTCACCTCTCCTCTGTTCGGAGGGTACGATGGGTTTAATATTATCGAGAAGGATCCTTTCCGCGATGGCGTTCTCACGCAGACCACCACGCAGACAGAGGTAAATAACTATGCCTTCAACACGATTGCTAAGGCGATCAACACTGTTAAGGATCCCGAGTTTGTTGAGATGAACATGCTTAGTGTTCCCGGTGTTGTGAATGAGAATCTTACACAGAAGGTACTTAACGTCTGCGAAGATCGTGGTGATGCTCTTGGTGTTATCGATCTCCGAGGCATTTACCTTCCGTTCACTGAAAATGCTAACGATTTCAAGAGCCGTGCTACAGCAACATCTCTTGATGGGGTTGTGACGGCTCTTAGAGATCGACAGATCAATTCAAGCTATGGCTGTGCTTACTATCCTTGGGTTCAGATTCGAGACACGGTTACTGGTCAGTTCCTTTGGGCTCCACCTTCGGTGGCTGCTATCGGCACCATGGCTAGCTCCGAGCGTGCTTCGGAAGTCTGGTTTGCTCCCGCAGGGTTTAACAGAGGCGGTCTGAGCAAGAATGGAGCCGCTGGTATTCCGGTGACTGCGGTAACCGAGAGACTAACCGCAGCGGATCGTGATAAGCTCTACGAGGCTAACATTAATCCGATTGCTACGTTCCCAAGCGAGGGTATTGTGATCTTCGGTCAGAAGACTCTTCAGGTTACTCCGAGCGCTCTTGACAGAGTTAATGTTCGTCGCTTGATGATCTTCATTAAGAAAGAGATTTCAAGAATTGCATCTGGCATTCTGTTTGATCAGAACGTTCCTGCCACATGGCAGCGTTTCACAAGTCAAGCCGAGCCGCTTCTTGCAAGCGTTAAGGCGAGAATGGGTCTTACAGAGTTCAGAGTTGTTCTTGACGAGACGACAACAACGCCGGATTTGGTTGATCGCAACATCCTGTATGCTAAGATCTTCCTCAAGCCTGCTAGAGCAATCGAGTTTATTGCTATCGACTTCAACATTACTAGAACCGGAGCAGCGTTCACGGACTAGAAAAAAAGGGGTAATTTACTTTACCCCGACTATTTAATACATAAGGGAGAATACAAACAATGGGTTTCTGGACAGACGCAACATTACAAGATCCGAAGAGAGCATATAGGTTTCTAATTACTATAGGGACCATGGAGAACGGCGCACAGTGGTACGCTAAGAGCGTTACGAAGCCCAGTTTTACGATTGGCACCACGGAGCATAAGTTCCTTAACCACACGTTCTACTACCCCACCCGTACAGAGTGGAGTGAGATTACCCTTACGTTGGTTGATCCCGTTAGCCCAGATGCAGCAAACTCTACTTTGGCGATTGTTAAGGCTTCTGGCTATGACCCATCTCTCCTTACGGCTGCTTCCTACGGTACAACTACTTCGAAGGCGGCTGCTGTTTCGGCGCTCGGTGGTTTGAAGATACAACAGGTCGATTCTCTCAACGAGCCGATTGAGACTTGGACTCTTTGGAATGCTTTCCTTACTGGAGCTAAGTTCTCTGATCTTGCTTATGACAGTGATGATATGTCCTCAATTGAGCTTTCTGTTCGATACGACTGGGCTTATCTTGAAGTTCCTGACGGCTCTCCTGTCGGTCCAATTACTAATGAGATTGTTGGAACCAACACGACGCTTGAAGAGGATACTTACTTCAAGCCGGGAACCACCACTCCATAAGAGAATATAAATTTTTACTAGAGGTGTAAATGGCTAGAAATAACGGAGATCGCTTGGGCGCTCCACACACGCAAGTGTCGAATGCCCCAATTGGCGAAGCTCCACCCAACCCGGCGATGGCTTTCTCCACGCCGACAACCTTTGTGGATCTTCCCTCAAAGGGTACTCTGTATCCAGAGGGTCATCCTCTTCACGGGTGTGAGCAAATCGAGATTCGCTTTATGACAGCGAAGGAAGAGGACATCCTAACGTCCGAGGCTCTTTTAAAGAAGGGCATTGCAATTGACAGAATGATCCAAAGTGTCATTCTGGATAAGAGAATTAAGGTAGAAGAGCTTGCTGTTGGCGATAAGAACGCTATCATCATTGCAGCCCGCATCAGTGGGTATGGTAATGACTATGAGGTGGGCGTTAGCTGCCCTTCTTGTGGTGCTCGCACTGAATATACTTTTGATTTAGAGAAGGCAACAATTCAAGATGGTCAGGATTATGGCGATTTTAACATTGAGAAGACAGAAAATAATACTTTTGTCATCACAACGCCGTCTTTAAAAGCACAGGTAGAGATGAGACCTATGTATGGGGTGGATGAGAAGTATCTAACACAGCTTGCAGCCAACAGAAAGGCTAAAAAGCTGCCCTCTACGTCCACAACCGACCAGTTGCGTCGTCTTATTGTGTCCGTTAACGGAAATACGGATGGCGCATACAGGGAATCGTTCATTACCAACGCCCCAGCAAGAGATACTAGGTATCTTCGTCAGGCATATCGCAAAGTTATGCCGAATATAGACCTTACTCAAGAGTTTGTTTGTTCGTCATGCGGTGCGGAAACCGAAATGGCGGTGCCCTTGACAGCCAAATTTTTTTGGACTCAGTGATAAATACATTGAGAGCGTATATGAGCAGTTTTTCTTGCTTAAGTACCATGGCGGCTGGAGTTTTTACGAAGCTTACAATCTTCCGGTTCAGATTCGCTACTGGTTCTTGAAAAGGCTTGAAAAACAGCTTAAAAACGAACAAGAACAGATGGAAAAGGCAACCGGGAAAAGTAAAGGTGGAGGATCGCCTCCATCACCACCCCCAAGGTAAGGGTCGAATGCGAAAGCTTCGACCTTTCTTTGTTGGCGAACTATTTATATGGTGAGGGGCTTAGAAGGAGAGACTTATAAATGCTGAATGAAGACAAGCTAGACAATATTGTTGTAGATTTTGCTGAATTGAGGAATAATCAACTTAATGAGTCCTTTTTGGCAGCTTTCGGTAACTCGGTCAAGTTAATCCTGAATAGAATATTTGGTCAGGGCGGGAAGTCTTTTTTTGCCCCCACTACAATAAAGGTGCGAGGCACAAGGGCAGAGGTTAGTGCTTTTGCCAAAGCTCTTGGTGGCGAGAAGAAATACATTGAAGCCGTCAGAAAGCATGGACTTGACGATCCAAAGGTCACCTCCAACAAGGCAAAGCTTAACAAAGCTGTTAAGGCTTTTGAAAGGACTACGGGCATTAAGTGGCCGTTCAAATAGGAAACCCTGTAAATGTCTGATAGATTAGATAGGCTAGAAAGACAAAAAGAAGTAAGCGAGCAGCTAGCCGAACGGCTAAAGCAGCTAGTTGAGGACGAAAAAAACCTTAACGATGAACGCAAAGCTTCTGCTGAAACGTTAGCGAATTATGCCGATGCCCAAGAAGCAGCCCTGAAAGCAGCCATAGCATTTGAGGAAGCATCAAGCGGCAACGTTGAGAAAATAGTCGAACTCCGAAAAGAGCTTGCTAAAGCCACTAGAAAGTCCAAGGCTTATGGTGACGCACTAACTGAACTTCAAGAGAAAGAAGAGAAGGTAGCCAATGCGGCAGAAAATCTAGCCATCCAACTATCAGGCATGATACCCATAGTCGGCGGAAACGTAGATTTTATGGATACTTTTGGTGGCTCTTTGGCTGCGGCGACCGTAAAAGCTGGTTCCCTCTCGGGTGGCATTTCCGATGTTGTAGGCAAGCTTCAGGAGCAGATGACTGTTAGCCAAATGGCAACAAACGTTATGGCTCTCAACGAGAACATGATGGCGGCTTATATTCTCTCTTCGTTTGCTCTTGGTGTAGCAATAGACGAGCAAGCCGCTAGCTTCGCTAGAGCCACGGGGATGGGCGAAAAATACGACGACGCCATTATGAAAACTGTCCGGGCGAATCAGGATGCCGGTGTAAGTGTCGAGGAAGCCTTCGAGGCATATCAGAATTTAATCACGACCACTTCCAAGTTTACAGATATGTCTGCTTCACAGCAATCTGCTATTGCTGGCACCGTCTCTGTGCTAAATGAGTTGGGCGTAAGCTCGGATGTATCCGCGCAAAACCTACAGATTATGACCACAAGTCTCAACATGAATGCCTTTGAGGCTGAAGAGACATCCCGAAGACTTCTTACGGCAGCACAGGCAATGGGTGTCGCACCCCAGCAAATGGCAGCAGACTTTTCAGCCGCTGGGGCAAGTTTTGCTTCCTTTGGAGAGAATGCGGTCGATGCCTTTATAGATCTTCGTGAGGCAGCAAAGAAAACTGGCATTGAGTTGCAGAGCCTGCTCTCGATTACAGAACAGTTTACAACTTTCGAGGGCGCAGCGGACAATGTAGGAAAGCTTAATGCGCTTCTTGGCGGTCCTTTCCTTAACACAATTGATATGGTTACCCTTAGCTTGGAAGACCCAGCAGCAGCACTGCAAGAAGTTAGAAATGCTGTTTTGGATGCGGGTCTATCTTTTGAGGACATGAACCCGGCTATGAGGCGTGCAGTCGCTGCGGCTGCTGGTCTTGAGGATGCTGGTCAGCTTGCCGCTCTCATGAGTGGGGAGATGGACGGTCTTGGTGGAGCTTCAGCCGCAACTGCAAAACAGCTAGAAGAACTGAAAGAAGCAACAGAGTTTACACAAAGCTTTGCAGATGAGTTAGAGGCAACAAGACTTGCGTTTACGGCTAACTTTAGACCTTTAATCGAGGTAGCTACTGGCGCACTAAACATTATGCAGGAAATCGCCGAATTTCTTGGACCAACTGGCACAATGTTGTCAACCCTTGCAGTTTTTGCGATTACTTCGGTTGTAACATTTAAGCTGGTGAGAAAAGGCATCGAAACTGTTGTCTCCCCAATTAAGAGCGTAGGGGAGAGCCTAGAAAAACTATCTGAAACTCTTGACAACATGTCGGACGAATCAATTGAAAAGTTTGGTGATGTCGTAAAAGAAATGTCTGAAAATTCCAAAGGTGCTGGTCCATCACTAATGGCTATTGGTGGCGCTATATTGTTAATTGGAGGAGGCATTTCCATAGCTGCTCTTGGCATGGCACAATTTGTTAAAGCATTCGCAGATCTCTCCGGTGAGCAACTACTTGCAGCAACGGCTGGAATTGTTGCGTTTAGTGTCGCTTTTGGCGTCTTTATATCAATGCTTATTGGGCTTGTCGCAGGTCCTCAAGCAGCACTGACTGGAGCGGCTATAGGTGTTATACTATCAATTGGCGGTGCTGTTGCCCTGATAGGGGCAGGAATCGGCGTTGCAGCAGCAGGCATGGCTATGCTCATCTCATCAATTGGTGATCTAGCTAACACGGCAGACGACCTTATGATTATTGGAGAGATCTTTGAGAACCTAAGCATTCCAAAGATGGTAACCTACACCACAGCCATGACGGCAACCGCTGCTGTTGGTATGACGCCTGCGGCTGCGGTATTCGCTGCCACTGCTGCTGCTGTTGGCGGCGGCGGTGACGATGGTGGCACCACCAATGTCAATGTTAGAATCGAGGGAGAAGTAAGCGAATTCCTTAAAGCGATTGTTCAGAAAGAGGGTGATAGTCGCTATATTAAGATAGGCGACGTTACACCCGGCGCAAAAACACCTAGAGGTAGGCTGTAGTTAAAACTTGTGTATTCCCCTATTTATAACAGGAGAAAAGACTTATGGGCTTGTTTGGCAAGAAGAAAAGCAAAGAAGAGGAAGCACTTGGTGTCCCGAAAGAGGAAACGGGAGCGCAAGGCGTCTTTAACTTCGGAACAACTCCAGCTTATCAAGACCCAGCCCTTAGTTATTCAAGTAGGGGTAGCGCAACGCAATTAGGCTTTCTTCACGTTCCAAGTGGGAAAACAACATACTTTATGGCTTTTGTAACAGACTTCTCCGACCAGTTCACATCAGAATGGAACGAAGAAAATGTGTACGGTAGGATGGACCCTATTCCAACATTTCAGAGAACAGGCAGAAGGATAAGTGTTGGATGGGACATACCCGCTGACTCGTACAATTCAGGATACATGAACTTGGTCAAGTGCCAAGGTCTTTTAAAGTTCTTATACCCAAATTACTCAATGAACGATAATGCAAACTCTATCTCACAAGCACCAATCATTAGAATGAAATTTGCAAACATGATAGCTAGAAGCAGAGGTGACAGCCTTGTCGAGAATGGTCTTTTGGGCTACTTGGGTGGTATGTCCTTTGCGCCTGATATAGAAGCTGGCTTTTTTGATGGTGGGCTTCGCGCTCCGGGGTTACCATCCGGTGCAGATCCATTTTCTGCACCCGAGAGTTACATGGAGTTTGTTGGAGCCGGATTTGAGCCGTCAATTGCTCCAAAAGTTATAAAGTTAAGCTGTGACTTTACCGTTCTTCACGAAAGACAACTTGGCTGGGGTGACGATAAAGAGTGGATTGATAAAGCAAATGACGGCTTCTTTCCATATCAGATACCTAGTGGAACTGATCAGGATAATTTCTTCACAGGTGGAGGAGATTTTCAAAATAACCCCGATACGGCTAGATTTTCAGCAATTGGTGACGCATCTCTTGGAATCAACAATCTGGCTCAAGGCGATGATAACCCAGACGCACAAGCTGATGAATCTGAGGTAGTAGAATAATGCCACAAAGATACCAAAGACGAGCACGAAGGACAAACCAAGAAGAACTTTATGAAAATGTCCTTGAAGACCGTGGTGTTAAAAGGGTCGTTCAATACACAACCCCAGAGCTTCCAAACATAACACCAGAAATGCGTTCGCAACTAATGAGAGAAAAGCATATTTGGAAGATCGGCGACTCGTTTCAGAAACTAGCAGAGGTTTATTATGGAGACCCAAGGTATTGGTGGGTTCTTGCTTGGTATAATAGAAAGCCAACAGATGCTCTCGCAAAGGTGGGTGACACTATTCGTATCCCAATGCCCCTAGAGCGTATCTTAGAGTTTATGGAGATATAGTAAATGTCTGGAAAACCAGCGACTACTCTTTTCAACCAAGCTGAAGCTTCAGCACAGTTTGCCATTGAGCAAGCACTGCTTGTAAAAGTATATTCCTCACTTTATGCAGCAAACATAGTACCGTATAATCCAAAACACTGGCTGACACTACAGGCACAGAAATATGGTAAAAAGGTTAACGATACAGCCATGATGAACAAGTTAACATGGGTGCCGGGAGCTTTTGAGTTTATGGATTTAACACCAGACCAGATATCTCAACTGGTGCCGCAAATAAGAATTTATAAACAGCTATACAATAAAGATGGCTCCTTGGGGAAGGAGATAGAGTTTGTGATCCCGAGCAAGATCAACACAGACATATTATTAAGTGACACCACAGATCAAGGAGTTGGAATCAAAAATTTCCAATATAAATATGTTGGATCAAACCCTGCCACTGTTCGAAATGATATTCAAGCAAAGTTGACGCTTTATTTCCAAAACTTCTCGGAGCTTCTTCGCGACCGCTTTGCACCCGATGGCGAAACAAAATATTCTTTTCTAGATTTGTTTGAAAGGTCTAGGAAGCTGATGGCGCAAGGAAATACGCCGCCGCCCGTGGGGACTACTTCACCAATTGCACGGAGAACAGCAGCTTATGCAACAGAAATTGTTAACGATGAACGGCGGCAAACTTCTGAAGCTTTAGAATACCAAGGCATGGTTACAGATTTTGTCGCCGCTCCTCAGCGCAATGAATATTTAGGACCAATAGAGTTTGAGATTAAAGTAGTGGTTGGGTGGGCTGTGCCAAGCGGAAACAGCACTCTATCTTTTGAGCAGAAGGAGGCTATTAGAAATTGTAGTCAGGCTTTTTTTCTGACTTTGATAGATCATGATTTTTCCTTTGGGCAAGACGGTACATTTTCTCTAGAGCTTAACTACAGAGCAAGGTTGGGAGCTATTCTTGACTCCCCACAGTTAGATATATTGAGACTAGATGCAATAATTGACGAATATGGGTGGCAACCTTCGGGGAGAGCATGGCTTGACCAAACAGGGCTTTCAAGAATATTTGACGGAACAGTGCCACAAATAGTATCCCAATTAAAAATGGATCTAGAGGCTGCTAAATATTCGTGCGATCACGAAGCGGTAAAGTTTATACAAGACAGGCTTAACAGGTTTTTTGATGAAATAAGAAGTCAATCTTTTGTGAAAATGGCATTTTATATGGCAGAGAAAAAAAGGATATATTCTGAATTTTTTAGTGCCGTTACGTTAAATGCTTGGGCTAACACTCCTAACTCAGTTGATTCTACTGGTAGAGATCCGTGGTCGCCCTCCCGTGGCACAGGGGGCAGTCTGTGGGATAGCACCCCTGCCTTAGAAACAGTCGATGAAGAGACTATAGATTTTGACCAATTTGTCCAAACCGGCATTGCAAACCCGGCACTCTGGAGCACTGAATCAATAGAAGCAGACGCAAGAATACAAAAATGGGAACAAGCTATTGATCTACCACGCAAGATGACGGGCAGAACGGTTAAAGGCAGGCACGGAGAATCAGAGGTTCCGGGTAATTATGTGCCGTATTTTTTATTTGGAGATTTGCTTGATTATTTAATCGGGAGAGCTAAAAAGCCATCAGGGGAAGGGACGAGAGATGGGATCACACAAGCGGATTTAGATAGGGTCAAGGTTTTGCTTGGGAATTGTGAATTTTCGGATGGATCTTATTCTATTGCTAACGTCCCAATTGCTTGGACGACTTTTCGAAATTTTTGGTATAAAAAAGTAGTAAAAACAAGAAGAGACACTTATCCCCTTCAGCAGTTTATTAATGATGTAGTAAGGGAGTTACTAATAGGATCACTTAATTCTGTATATTACAATGGTGGGAAGAGCAGGTTTAATTATGGTTTTAAAACGGCTTTTTTGAGCATTCCATCAAAAACTAATGGTCAAGATCCAATTTTAGAAGCTGCCGCGCAGCAGGGCTATAGCGGGTCAGATGCTCAGATTAATTTAGACGAATTTTTAGAAAGCAGCCAAGATAAAATAGAGCTAAGACATGACGTGAGCACTGGTGACATGTATCACTACATGTTTATTTTTATGGAGGGCACACAGAAAACAAAATTTCAACATCAAAAAATGCTTGAGGCTGGCTATACTTCTCGTCGTGCCTACAACAGGGAAGTACTGAACATACATCATTTTGGGTTTGGAGAGGACAGGGGTATACTCAAGGAAGCCAACTTTTCTAAAACAGACCAGCCTTACCTTAGAGAAAGTAGATACCTTGAGAAGGGGGGTGACCCCTTTGTTCAGCTATCGAACGTATATAACGCTGATATAAGAGCTTTTGGGGCACCGTTTTTTTATCCCGGTCAGTATGTATGGATTACTCCATACGGCTTGAGCAAGAGTAGAAATACAGCTTATAGGCTCGGGAGTCCTGATGCAGGACCAACGGAGGAGGGAAGTCACCTTGGAAGGAGTGTGGCTAATCTGATGGGACTGGGCGGATATCACATAATAATCTCTGTAGAAGGAATTCTAGAAGATGGTCTTTATGAGATTAGAATTGAAGCCCGACACGATAACAGCGGAGCCAATTATGGTGAGCGTGTAGGCGTGCAAGGTAAGACTAGAAGATGCCAAGACGATGAAGATTGATTTTGGGGGAACGCGAGATGGCAGATAAATTTTTTGCTACAAATAAAAAAAATAGTAGAGACTTATTTGAAGAAAGAACAGTCTATAAGCTAGAAGCCTTCGAGGTAAAGCCCGGATCTGTCTATGGCAATGAAGCCATAAAAGATTTTTGGCAAAACGACGACTCTTATTATGGCAGACTAGACACACAACAGAGAATAATCTTGCCAAAGCGCAATCGCCTTCGAAATTTAAAAGCATCAAGAAACACTGGCTTGTACGCCTTGGATTTTGTGACCGATGCTTGGCAGCATCTCAAGGAGACGGCTGATAACAAGATTAACGAGGGGTGTCTTCCGCTAGAGAATGCGGACGGGTCAGAGGAGGTCTACATAGGACCCTTTGAGCCTTACAGGGGTTATCAAAATTTATCCGACCTATACAGAGAAAAGATGAAGGTGTTTTTTCAGGTGTATGAGAAGAAATATTTGCAAAAGCAGCAGAACTATGATAAAGTATTAAACTTTGTAGACTTTGTTTCATCTTTCAACTATTTTATGTTCAATTTTGGAAATGGTCGCCTAACTTACACGCTGTCAAATACCATGTTAACTCCTAATGCGTCTGTTTTAAATACTGGTCTCGCAATTGATATATCTAATTTAGATGCGGGTGACGACACTGTAAAAGAAGACGATTTTATGAATAACCCGAGGCTTAATTTTTATAAAAACATAGCTCAGGAATATGGCTTCTATATCGATAGAAATGTTCCGTGGAGATTTGTAGCAAACCTAACCTCTTCTCCCATGGAAAAATATATTATCAACAGATTCCCCGGATATAGTGGCTTGGATTCTCTTTTCGAAGAATACTACGATCATGCGACCGATCTTGATATCGAGTTGATGAAGAATACCATGCTTAACTTTTACAATGCCTTCGCCGCACGCAGGCGATTTGAAGTTGTTGAGACAAGAAAAGGCATGTGTAAGACAACGACGACAGTTAGAAGAGAGTCAGTGTCTAGAGAATTTATGGATGAGATCTATCCAAATAGCTATTGGATTTCCCTCTATATTACTTTTAGAAACTTGGAAAGTTCCATCAATTATGAAAAGGCTGAGCTTGACAAGATCATAAAAAATGCGATTGATTTAGAAAAAGCGGTTGACATGGAGAAGGCAATGGAGTATATTAACTATAAGTTTGGTGGACTCACGAGTGTGCCAAGGTCTTTTGCCTACGATAGCCTCGCAGACTCTCTTGTTGAGCGCGGTCTATCCTCCAAGGAAAAAACCAAGGTTGTCGAACTAGCGGCACAATCAGAGAATCTTATCGTATATTGAGGGCTGAATGCTTTTTCAAACTCTAGATAGCAAGCAGGAATGTGTGGGGGTTTACAAGGATGGAGTATTACTATTTGGCGAGGACGACGCACTTAACGAGCTTGCAGAACTCCGCACATGGTCATACGCCGCTTACTTGGAGGGACATGACGTTGAATATGCTAATTTGTATTGCGGGATCCCTTTGGACCGTGCTTGTCCTGACCACTTGCGAGACGACTGGAACTATGTGAACGATAGGCTTCAAGCCTATATGCGTTCGATCATCGAAGCTAAAATTTCTCTGGATGACGTGTGCTTTTACGATATGGTGCCCGAGAGGTTTTTGGTTGACTACTGTTACATGAAGGATCAGATTTGTAACTTTGTATTCGAAAATTACCCAAAGCCAAAAAACTACGACCACCTTCTGGCTACGGCAAAGCTAGCACACAAGATAGGTCACCAAAAAGTAAACTTGAGTTGGTCTAGCATGAGACACCAGATGCACAAGAGAGCAGTTCGAGAGCAGGTCAAGAAACTGAAGCGCGTCAATCCATATTGCAAGTACAATATCTTCGGAACAAAGACGGGTCGCTTGACCACAAAGAAGAACAGTTTTCCAATTCTTACCCTCTCTAAGGAAATGAGGAAGGTTATTCAACCAACGAACGATTACTTCGTCAGTTTTGATTTCAACGGAGCAGAGCTTAGGACATTGCTTGCTCTAGGGGGCTCTCAGCAGCCCTCTGGAGACATCCACGAGTGGAATAGGGCTAATGTGTTCCGTAAAATTGGAACACGAGAAGAGGCTAAAAAGCGTCTTTTTTCTTGGCTGTATAATCCCGATTCTAACGACTATTTGCTTGAGAGGTTTTATGATAGGGAGTCGCTTGTTAAGGAGTGGTGGGACGGCACGCATGTGAAGACTCCTTATGGTCGTAGTATTGAGGTTGACAAGCGGAGAGCATTGAATTATCTTATTCAAAGCACAACATCTGATGTGGTCTTGGAACAGGCAGCAAAACTGGACGCTCTGCTGGCGGGCAAAAAAACAAGAATTGCGTTTATTATCCACGACGAGGTTGTTTTAGATGTGAAAAAGGGCGAAGAGGCTATTTTGCGTACTCTGGAGAGCACATTCGCCGACACTCGTTTCGGTACATATTTGGTCGGGGCAAAAGAGAGTGCTGATTACGGCGTTGCAGCCTAATTATAGTCAGGAGAAAGCTTATGAAAAACTACAGGTCATGGCAAAGCTTCTTGCTTGGCGAGGGGGGCATCAAATCAGCCAAAACGAACGCTGGGCTGACCCCAGAGATTGTTATTAGAGCGATAGACGTATATAATAGAGTTATAGCGGACTTTAACTCGTGGCTAAGCGGCATGGGCGAGATGCCTATCAGATCTGTCAAGCCAGTAGGCTCCGTATCGTATGCCCAGAGGGATTTACAAGATAGGGAAAGTGTTATCTATGGGGATGTTGACTACCTTGTGGAATTTCCAATGCCGCCTTCCGTGCAGGGTAACTATACCGAGACAAGAAAAGCAGAAAATCTAACAAAAAGAAAGTATCGTAACCTGTTTGCTAAGTTTTTAATGTCAAGTAATGTGACGCCAGAAATCGATGTTGATGAGACCCTAAAAGACGGCGGCGATCCCCTCATGGTGATTTTAGAGGCACATCCCGGCATACTAGTTCAGGTTGACACAGTAATCACGTTCCCAGAGTATTCAGACTGGATGTCAGTGCGATACACGCCACAGAGAGGTCTTAAGGGCTACACTATGGGCAAATTGTACAAAGCACTTGGAGATGTTTTTCCAGTAACAATCGGAACCGAGGGAATAGTCGCCAGAACAAGAGACGGCAATTTGGTTTCTGGAAGAGTAAGAAAGGGCGTGGAATTGAAGATTGTCTCCAAGAATCCAAAGACGTTTCTCGTTGATTTAGCAAAATATGTTACAGGCGACAACGAGATGCCAATTCATCCTGATCTTGCTTCCCATGGCGGGATGACAGGCGAGATTACTCTTCGCAAATTGGCGCAAGGAATTAGAGGATTCGCCCTCACCATGGAGATGGCTGGCGCAATGAGTGCAGAAGATATGTTGGCTAAAGTTCTCCTAAATTATGAAGAGGGACTGGAAGAGCACAGAGTCAGAACAACAAAAAGAATAGAAAAGAAGATTTCTCAGTTGCAAGATGAGACGCAACGTGCTAAATTAGAAAAGAAGATAAACGAGATAGACGAAATTAACGCGAGAGCGTTAAAAGAAGTCACTCCAGTCTTGAGGGCTTGATGAACGTTATAGGATTGGGAAAAGCAGGGTGCGCTATTGCTAAGTCTATGAGCCAGTACCCTCAATATACAACCTACATGATAGATAACGGCGTCAAAGGCACACGTTGCTTTAATTTTCCAGCCTACGATCACCCAGAGGAGTATGAGAGTAAGGCTCCCGATATGACAAAGTTCTTTAAGAAGGTTGACGGCGATGTAATTTTTGTTTTGTGTGGCGCTTCTAAGATTGCTGGTGCATGCCTGAAGATTCTAGAGCATTTAAAACATTGCAAGGTCACAGTTGTCTACATAAAGCCTAACTTGGACACCTTAGAGGACATAAAAGTAAAGATGCACCGTGTGTGCTTTGGCGTGCTGCAAGAATATGCCCGATCAGCAGTTTTTGAGAGAATAGTAATTATCGAGAATGACGCCGTAGAAGCAATCTTGGGCGAAGTGCCAATTATAGGCTATTATGAAAAGCTTAACGAGATAGTTGTTTGGACGATCCACATGCTCAATGTTCTTGGAAACTCAGAAACGGTCATGGGGAAAGTGAGCGCAACAAAAGAAACATCAAGGATAAGCACCGTTGGAACTGTAGATTTTGAGAGCGGTGAAGAAAAGATGTTTTTTTCTCTTGACAATGTTAGAGAGAAGTGTTACTTTTATCTCTTGAAGGGGGAAGACTTAAAGAAGAGTGGTAACCTACTCAAGGTCATAACCAAGCAAGTGAAAAGCTTGGAGTCAGAGGGTGCGAAGTCTTCATACGCTATTTATTCTTCTGAATATGACCAAAATTATGTTTTTTCCTTTCACCACACACCATACACCCAAAGGGAGATTAGATGACAGGCTATTTAGCAACATACACAAAGAAGGACGGCTCTGCAAGAGTGATGCGTTTTGTTCGGACTGCCGACATGCCAGAACAGTGGTTTGCAAAGCATGTTAAGGGCACAGGCAAGAAGCGAGTCCTTTCAGAGGGCACCGAACTTGTTTGGGACATTGACAATGCAGGATTCAGGGTCTTTAATTGGAACACGGTGCAAGGTGAAGTAAAAAAGTTTGATTATTCGCTTGACACAGATGAGAATTCGTGATACATTAACATTTAGCAGGGCAGGATATTTGCTGTCTTGACTTTAACTAAGAACAGGAGAAATAAAATGGGTATTGATATTAGTAAGATGCGTGCCAAGCTCGCAGCACTCAACAACAAGGGTGGAAACGGCAACTTGTTCTGGAAGCCACAGGATGGAGAGCAGACGATTCGTATTGTAACTCCAGCAGATGGCGACCCCTTCAAGGATTACTGGTTCCATTATAACTTGGGAACCAATCGTGGTTTTCTAAGTCCAAAGAAGAACTTTGGAGAGGCTGACCCTCTTGATGATTTCATTCGTAACCTTTTTAACGAGGGAACCGAAGACAGCATTAAGATGGCTAAGAACCTCATGGCACGACAGCGGTTTTTCGCCCCTGTCCTAGTCCGTGGGGAGGAGAACAAGGGCATCCGTATCTGGGGCTTTGGAAAGCTGGCATATCAGCAGCTTCTTGAGCTTGTTCTGAACCCCGAGTATGGGGATATTACAGACGTAGATGAGGGAACCGACTTGGTTATCAAGTACGGTAAGATGGGAGGCGAGTCCTTCCCAAAGACGACAATTACTCCGCGTCGTCGAACCTCGCCCCTTTGCGACGAAGCAGTAGGTGGCTCCGACCGTTGTCGGGAGCTTCTTGACAACATCCCTGACTTTAATGGTCTCTTCGAACGGAAGACACCAGAAGAGGTGGGCAAGATGTTGGATGAGTGGCTTGAGGGTGGCGACCCTGAAGAGTCTGGTTCTGAATCGGAGAAGTATAATACTAAAAGCTCCGATGATGTCCAGAAGGCATTTGATGACCTTCTTCAGCAGAGTGCATAAGACTCCCGCGACGTAAAAGTTGCATAGTGGACCCCGCAGATCAGAGTGGGGGGGCGCGTATTGCTTAGCGGTGAGCGATGCGCCCGAAATCATAGCCGACGCGCAGGTTGGGGCATGGCGTTACAGATGCCCCTCTTAACTAAAAAAGGAAACTAGTACATGTTTAATATGATTAACAGGGATCACGTCACAGGCGCTGTTTTTGGCGTGGCAATCCTTTCCGCACTCAGTTTTATGACTGGCTGTTCGGAGGATGCCACTAGTGACAAGGATACGGCGGTCACCGAAACCGAGACCACGGAGGAGACCACGGAGGAGGGCACAGAGACCACTCCCGAGGATACGGGCGACACCGATCCCACTGGTGATACTGGAACCGATACGGGCACAGACACTGGTATGAGCACTGAAAGCTAAGGAGAAAAGCATGAATAACATTAATAATAATTATTTCATTGGCACCGCTGCTGTTGCAGCCATCGCTTTGGTTGGTTACTTTTCATTTTCGATGAACAGTAACGAGGGCGATCTGGCTACCACAAAGGGCGAGGTTCTTGAGATTGTTGTGACAGGCGACAACACAGAGGACAACACCCCCAGCGAGGAAAAGTCTCACGAGACGGTCAACGCCGTAGAGGTGAGCGAAGCCAATAGCGTCGCGGAGTAAATCGCGACCACCCACGGGGAGGCACAGGGTTAGCAGGTGCCTCTATTTTTTTTAATGGAGTTAATATGGAATATCTACAAAAGAACAATAAAGTATCAAATGGCTTTTTGTTGGCAACGCTAGCGTCGATTGCGGGCTCAATTGTTATTTGGAACACTGGTGGGGCAGATCCGGCTCATATCGAAAGGTTAGCACTTTTTGTTGGGCTTTGGGCACCAACTTTCATGGGCTTTTCAAACTACTACAAGGAGTAAAAAATGGCAAAGGCAGCTAAGGCGGGCAAACTATCTATCAGTAGGATGAGAGATATTATTAACCGCAATGCGGGAATGAAAGTCGCACATGACCTAAGAAGTGAGAACCCTACAGAGGTTAAAGAATGGATCCCAACTGGCGCTCGCTGGCTTGACTCGATTATTTGTAAAGGTAAGTTGGCTGGCATTCCAGTTGGCAAGGTTGTGGAGATCGCGGGTCTCGAAGCGACTGGTAAAAGTTATTTAGCAGCACAAGTGGCGGCAAATGCTCAAAAGATGGGCATAGATGTGGTTTACTTTGATTCAGAGTCAGCTATTGACCCTTCTTTCTTGGAGAGGGCTGGGTGCGACCTAGAGAACTTACTATATGTGCAGGCTACTTCTGTTGAGTTTGTGCTAGAAACCATTGAAGAGTTGATGGGCAGCGGCGAGAATCGTATGCTGTTTATCTGGGACTCACTGGCACTTACACCAGCCATTTCTGACATTGAAGGCGACTTTAATCCGCAGTCTTCGATGGCTGTCAAGGCTCGTATTTTGGCAAAGGGTATGTCTAAGTTGACGGTCCCTATTGCGAATAGCCAGTCTACCTTCTTGGTTCTCAACCAGCTTAAGGCGAACATTACACGATCCCCTTCGGAGGCTCTTACAACGCCTTATATGACGCCGGGTGGAAAGGCTATGATTTATGCATACTCGCTCCGCATCTGGCTAACTGGCAGGAAAGCGAAGGCTAGCTTTGTAACTGATGATAAGGGGTTTAGAATCGGCTCTGAAGTCAAGGTTAAGCTTGAGAAGTCTCGCTTTGGAACACAAGGACGCCAGTGTAACTTCAAGATTTTATGGGGTGATGAGATTGGCGTTCAAGATGAGGAATCATGGTTTGATGCGATTAAGGGCTCTAAAAGCCTCACCAGTTCCGGCTCTTGGTACTCTCTTCAGTATGAAGACGGCACCGTGGATAAGTTCCAGCCCTCAAAGTGGATGAAGGCGCTGGAAAGCGACAAATTCAGGGCTCGCGTTCTGGAGATTATGGACCGTGAAGTAATCCAGAAGTTCGACAAGCGAGAGGGCGACGCAAAAGATTTCTATAACACTGATGAGGAAACGAGCGGTGATAATTAACACTTGACAAGCCAAGAGAAGCGTGATAAGTTCTTTTGGTGGAGGATAGAATGACATCTACTGAAAGAACTAAGCGCTTACTGGTGATCGATGCCCTGAACATGTATTTCAGAGCATACATTGTAGACCCTTCCTTGTCTACCAACGGACAGCCCATCGGCGGCTTGAAGGGCTTCTTGAAGATCCTTCAGAAGCTCGTTCGAGAGATGAAGCCTGATGAAGTTGTCATCTGTTGGGATGGCGCGGGAGGGTCTCGTCGTCGTAAATCAAAAAACAAGAACTACAAAGAGGGTCGCTCTCCTATCAGGCTCAATAGAGACATCCGAACACTGTCAGAGTCAGAAGAGCAAGAAAACAAGATGTGGCAACAGCAAAGGCTCATTGAGTATTTGAATGAGATGCCGATTATCCAGTTGATGCTTGAGGCAGTTGAAGCCGATGACATTATCTCTTACGTTGTTCAGGACGGTAATTATAGCGGCTGGCAGAAGATTATTGTCTCTAGCGATAAGGACTTTTTTCAACTTTGTGATGAGGAGACAGTCATATATCGACCTATTCAAAAGAAGTTTGTAAATCGAAACAATATCCTTGAAGAGTACAAGATTCACCCTAACAATTTTGCCCTAGCAAGAGCGATGGTTGGTGATCGCTCTGATAACCTTGAGGGTGTAAGAGGCGTCGGTTTAGCATCCGTGGCAAAACGATTTGAGTTCCTCGTCGAAGACAAATCTTTCCTTGTAGATGATATTATGAAGCGATGCGAGGAAACAGAAAGCAAACTTAAGATTTTCAGCAATATAGCAGAAAATCGAGAACTGATCGAGGGAAACTACAGGCTTATGCAACTGTATTCGCCATCTATCTCGCCACAGGGAAAGTCAAGAATGCGCTACGCACTCGATAATTTTGTTCCAGAGTTTAACCAAACGGGTACCAAGACCATGATGATAAAGGATGGCTTTGGCGTTTGGGACTGCACCGATTTGTTCGCTTTCTTCAAGCGCGTCGTTTCAAATAAAAAGACTTGACAAATATCTGACAGTCGGATAAAATACTATAACTACGGGGGGATGCATGTCAGATAAAGCTGACTTTGGTCGTTTTGGAAAGACATTTCAGGAAAGCTTGTGTCAGCTAATTTTGCTAGATCGACCGTTTTCCGATCAAATATCAGAAGTGCTTGATTTAAACTTTTTGGAGCTTAAATATCTACAAGTCTTTGTTAAGAAGGTTTTCGAATACAGAGAAAAGTATAGTGTTCATCCGACCACCAAGATTATGATCACTATCCTTAGAACCGAGCTTGACGAGGAAAATGAAGCAGTTCAGAAGCAGGTCAGGGACTATTTTTCAAGAATTTTCAACACTGAAGTTGAGGGATCTGAATATGTAAAGAGTACCGCTCTTGATTTTTGTAGAAAGCAGAAGCTGAAAGAGGCTATGCTTCGCTCTGTTGGACTACTTCAGTCTGCATCTTTTGATGAGATATCGAAAGAGATCAATGACGCTCTTAAGTTGGGTGCTTCGAACGACTATGGGTATGATTATCTTAAGGACTTTGAAAAGCGTTTTGAATTTAAGGCAAGAGATCCTATCTCAACAGGCTGGGCTGAAGTAGACTCCATTTGTAAAAATGGTCTTGGAAAAGGTGAGCTTGGTGTTGTTATCGCGCCTACCGGAGCAGGCAAGTCAATGGTGCTTGTCCACCTTGGCGCACAAGCTGTCAAGGCAGGTAAAACTGTAGTCCACTATACCCTAGAATTATCAGATACAATTATCGGCACCAGATACGATAGTTGCATTACGGGCGTCCCTTTGAGTGATGTTTTCTCTTTTAAGGAAATGATCTATGAGAAGGTTACCGAATTGGATGGTTCCCTGATTGTAAAAGAATATCCAACCAAGTCGGCATCCACTAATTCGATTAAATCTCATATAGAAAAGCTAAAAAATAGAGGCGTAGAGCCTGATATGATCATCGTCGACTATGCTGATTTATTGAGACCAATTTCTGGCTTGAGAGAGAAAAGACATGAGTTGGAAACTATTTATGAAGAGCTAAGAGGAATCGCACAGGAGACAGAGTGTCCAATTTGGACAGCATCACAAACAAACCGTAGTGGCTTGAATGCCGAGGTCATCACAATGGAATCTATTTCCGAAGCATTCAACAAGTGTTTCGTTGCTGATTTCATTTTTTCGGTCTCAAGAACCGCAGACGACAAGGTAGCTAACACTGGGCGCATGTTCATAGCTAAGAACAGGAATGGACCTGATGGGATTATTTATCCGATGATTATGGATACGAGCAATGTAAAAATCAAAGTTTTACAGCAGATCTCCAGAGAAGAAGTCGAGTTAAATATGAAAACACAGGCAGAACAACTTAAGGACAAATATAAAAAGTTTAAGAAAAAAGGGGCAAATTAAGAAATGGAATTAGCATCACAAATTTTATCAGACATCACCGTTCACATGAAGTATGCGAGGTTTTTAGCGGAGAACAACCGACGTGAACTTTTTTCTGAATTGGTTGACAGAAACAAGCAAATGCACATCAAGAAATATCCGCACATGAAAGAGGAGATAGAGGCGGCTTATGAGCTTGTCTATGCGAAAAAGGTGCTTCCTTCCATGCGCTCCATGCAGTTTGGAGGAAAGCCGATTGAAGTAGCCCCAAATCGAGTATTCAACTGTGCTTATATGCCCATTGATGATATCCGAGCTTTTGGCGAGGCTATGTTCTTGCTTCTTGGCGGCACGGGCGTTGGGTACTCCGTTCAGCGACATCATGTTGAAAAGTTGCCCGAGATTAGAAAGCCATCTGGCAAGAGGACTTACAGATATCTTGTTGGGGACTCTATTGAAGGGTGGGCTGATGCAGTGAAGGCGCTAGTAGGCTCTTATTTCAAGGGTACGTCTAAGTTACGTTTCGATTTCTCGGACATTAGACCCAAAGGAGCTAGATTAGTAACATCTGGCGGAAAAGCCCCCGGACCTCAACCTCTTAAGGAGTGCCTTGTTAAGTTGGAGGGCATGCTTGAGGCTAAGGAGAACGGAGACAAGCTAAGTCCAATTGAGGTTCATGATATGGTGTGCCACATTGCAGATGCTGTTTTGGCAGGGGGCATTCGTCGTGCAGCACTGATTTCTCTATTTTCGGCTGACGACGACGAGATGATCGGCTGCAAGACGGGCAGTTGGTGGGAGTCGAATCCACAGCGAGGTCGCGCCAATAATTCTGTTGTATTGATGCGACACTTGATCACTGAAGACTTCTTCATGGATCTGTGGGAGCGTGTGAGAGCCAGTGGAGCCGGTGAGCCGGGATTTTATTTTACCCACGATAAAGACTGGGGCACAAACCCATGTTGCGAGATTGCTTTGCGACCCTATCAGTTTTGTAACTTGACCGAGGTCAATGTCTCTGATGTGGATAGCCAAGAGGACTACGAGGAGCGTGTCCGCGCCGCTGCGTTTATTGGAACCTTGCAAGCTTCTTACACCGATTTCCACTACTTGAGACCCGTTTGGCAGAGAACGACCGAGCGAGAGGCTTTGATCGGTGTATCTATGACAGGGATCGCTTCTGGGAACGTTTTGGCTTTTGATATGAAGCAGGCGTCGAAAATTGTAAAGGATGAGAATGTTAGGGTTGCTGAATTGCTGGGTATCAATCCTGCTGCACGCACGACGTGTGTCAAGCCCGCTGGTACAACGTCCCTAACTCTTGGAACATCATCGGGGATTCATGCATGGCATGCTCCATACTATATTCGAAGACTTCGGGTTGGGAAAAACGAAGCAATTTATAACTATTTGGTGGAAACCCATCCCGAGCTAGTGGAAGATGAGTATTTCCGTCCCCACGATACGGCGGTCATCTCGGTTCCACAAAAAGCACCCGAAGGGGCTATTTTGCGGTCAGAGAGTGCAATTGAGTTGCTTGAGAGAGTAAAGAAAGTCAGCACCGAGTGGGTCAAGGGCGGTCACAGAAGGGGTCAGAACACCCATAATGTTAGCGCGACTATCACCATCAAAGAGGACGAGTGGGACACTGTTGGTGAGTGGATGTGGGATAACAAAAGCTGTTACAACGGCTTGTCTGTTCTGCCACATGACGGCGGTACATACATTCAGGCACCGTTTGAAGAATGCGATGAGGACACCTATAATAGGATGTTCAAGAGTTTGGAGTCTGTGAATCTTGAGAAGGTTGTAGAGACGCAAGATAATACAGACCTTCAGGGCGAGTTGGCATGCGCTGGCGGAAGTTGCGAAATTAATATTTAAACTTGGGAGAAGACATGAACTTTAATCACCTTGTCTCTAGGCACGACCTCATGGGGGAGTGTACCAAGGGCAATCACGCTTACTACCCATCAGGTCACATAGAGGCTATGGTGGGGGGCAATATAGCAGTTCGGTTTAGGTGCAAGAATTGTGGCAAGATTTGCACTTCATTTTTAAGCCACGATGAGTTTTATATTCATCAAAATATTTTAGAAAAACACATTAACGAAGGGAGGCTTTGATGCGCTTACAGGGAAAGAACAGATATATGGTTATTGATCTTCATGAACAAGAGGAGCAAGCACAAGATACGATTGTCTTGTTGCCCGACGATTACAAGGTGCAAGACAGCATTCACGCTGTGGGCACAGTTAGGGAGTCAGACTCTTGTAGCGCAGAATATTCAGAGGGAGATGTGGTTGCTTTCCCTAGACACTTGCTTCAAGAATTTGTCTTTAAAGGCGAGACATTCTATTTAGTGTTGGAGAACCACATTTTGTGCTCAATTGAAGGAGACTAGCTGAAAATGACTTTTGAAAAGACCCTAAGACGCCTAATCAGGGAGGTAAAAACCCAAAGATATATGAACTTGGTAAATGAATCTGGATTTGCCCGTGTTCGACAAATGATGACAGGCATGGTGCCAGCTATTGATACAATGGGAATTCTGACGGCAGAAAATCCAGATGGTGAGCCTGCTTCTGCCAGCTTCAACAAGGAAGCCAACCAGAAGTTGGCTGCTAAGCTCGCATCTCTCAACTATGGATTTATCCCCATACAGGGTAAGTTTGGAACTCCAGAAAATTCTTTTATTATTCCAAATATGACTCGCGATGATGCAGTTTTTCTTGGAAAGAAGTTTGGTCAGGAGGCTGTGATCTGGGGTTCTAAAATTGTTGAAGAAGTGGGTGAGCCATTCTTTCGATTTGAGTACATCGAAGGCGATACAACCATCCAGACAAGGGACGTAAGTCTCGGTGGCGCAGCAGCGCAAGAAAGAGAAGATTTTTATTCTTCAAAGAAGGGGCGAAAGTTCTACATTCCGTTCTTTGATGATGATTATGAGGGAGCCAAGCCCGTAGACGGCGGCAGAAGAATTAGTTTAGCGAAGGATGAGTTGCCCGAAGATGAGAGGGTCAGCAAACTTGCAGAAAAGATTAATTTTCATGTTAAGGCATCGTTGCAAGAGGAGAGAACCCCCAAGTCAAGATGGCATCACCGAGCAATTATTAAAGAATGCAGAAAAATGCTTGATGAGGTGTTAATTGAAATCGATTGATTTGTATGGTGATAAAATTGGGCGTGTAGAATATGTCGATCACATGGGCAGCGATCTCACAATCGTTAATTCTGCTCGCGTTAGCTTTGGCAAACACAAGGAGGAGCTAGATGAGAAAGACGAAAGGCTTATTAGCTATCTGGTCAAGCATCGGCACACGAGTACGTTTGAGCATAATCTCATTACTTTTAGGTTTGTTGTTCCTTTGTTTGTACGCGGACAACACCATAGACACAGGACTTGGAGCTATAACGAGATTTCTCGTAGGTATACAGACGTGAATATCCAGTTCTACGAGCCAAGCGAGTTTCGCACTCAACACAAGTCCAACCGACAGGCAAGCAATCTTGAAGATCTGGTCAACCCGAACCTTTACACGGAACGGGGCTATGAGATCTCGGCGTCTAAGAAGGTTAAGCAGCATCACAAGGATAGTTTAAGATTATACGATAGCCTGATAAAGAATGGCGTATGTCGCGAACAAGCTCGTGGAATTTTGCCACAGAATCTCTACACCGAGTATTACGGTACAGTCAATCTAAACAATCTTCTAAAGTTCGTTGACCTTCGCACACACGAAGGGGCGCAATGGGAAATTCAAAAGGTCGCCGAGGCTTGCTTGGAGATTGCAGAGGATCTTTTTCCAGTTGCGGTCGGCGCATATCGCAGGGGGTCAAAAAGTGAACAAGTTTAGAATTTATTCCACAAACTACTGTACTTTTTGCAAGAAAGCTGCTAATCTGTTATTATATAAGGGGGCGCACTTTGAGGTGGTCGATGTAACAGATAATGAAGTTGCTAGGATGATGCTTAGAGAGGCGACAGGGAAACACACTGTTCCTCAAATCTACCTAAATGGCAAGTTGATAGGTGGCTATAGTGATTTAGCCGCAGAAGATGAGAGTGGACAATTAGATTTTTTAATTAAGGGAGAGAACAATGGCGAAAATCGGTAACGGCTGGGCACCAAGACCAAGAAGAATCAAGAAGACTTCTATCGGCAACGGCAGAGGCACCAAGTATAAGAGTAAGGGCTCAAATGGCACTACTCCAAAGGGATACAAGAAGAAGTACAGAGGGCAAGGAAAATGATTAAAATTTTAAATGAGGCAAACTTTAAGCAAGAGACAGCTAGCGGTATTACTGTTGTTGACTTTTACGCTGATTGGTGCGGACCTTGTAAAATGCTAAATCCCATTCTGGAGAGAGTTTCCGAGAAGTCCAGCGCCAGCATTTGCAAAGTTAATGTGGATGATAGCCAAGAATTAGCTAAGAGCTTTGGTGTGAGGGGAATCCCCTTCATAGCCGTGCTTAAGGAAGGAAAGGTTGTCGAACAGGTAGTTGGCTTAAAGGACGAAAAGACCATCTTAGAGATGATTGAGCGGCATGAGAGCACCCAAGCCTAAGAGTGAGGAGTTGGTTGTCGGGGCGACGCTCTCATCGCTCCTTTACTCTTATTACACCGGCTATCCGCTAGTTTATATTGAGCCTCGCATCCCATTCAGGTTTGATTATTTTGAGCCCTATTTTGATCTTGATAAGATCATTGAGCAGCCAGAGCCAAGAGAATTTGTAACTTTAGATCTAAAAAAGAAGGCTGGCTTGCCCAAGAGAAACATGTGGGAGCGACTCTATTTTCTCTTGTCTATATCGGGAAAAATACCATATGCCGACAAAGCAAAATCTATTAGAATAGAAGAAGATATAAGCATAATTACCAGAAAGAGAAACATTTTTGACTGTGAGAGAGTGAGGATTTTTGATGACAAACAAGTACAGGGCTTATCGCAAAAGGTCAGCAGAGAGGAGAAAACGTTTAACGTCTATGATTGGATTAATGTGTATTCTGGGACCACTCACGGCTTGGATTTCATTACTGATATTAGTGGGTCTGTTATAGAAGAGATTATATTCTATCCGTCTGATAGGATAGATGGAAACCACAACAAGAAGGATGTGGTTTGTGTATCGTCCATGACGGAGGAGCAGCTAAACGACTATCGCTTTTCGGACACTTATGTTAGATTCAAGGTTGAATCATTAATGAAAGAAGCGGGTATTCGAGGTGCCAGAAATGGGAGAGACCAGCTTAACCCAGAGAGATACAAATATTATGCCCTGAAGTTGGAGTCTGTCGAGAGAGAAGTTGAAAGCACGGGCTTGAACAGCGAATCTGGTGATGATAGGGTAATATTTGATTCAAGGACTCCCGAAGAGATTATTAAGAAATACCGAGGCACAAAGCCCAACGGTTATCTGGGGAAAATTGCCAAATGTCTACAAACTATTTCCACCTAGCTGGAATTATACCCGTAGCGGGTCAGATGCTTGATTATAAAATGGATTGGGCTGATTGTCTGATGCCTATAGCGCCAAACTATTCGGCAATAGAAAGATCTGTTATGGAGTGCGCTCACGCTGGCTGTGAGACAATATGGATTGTCGCCAACGATGATATGGCACCCCTCTTGAGACACAGGGTGGGCGAATTTGTCCAAGACCCAGCTTTCTTCGGAAAGCAGCCGGGTCGCAACTCTTCGTTGTCACAAAGAAAGATACCAATTTTTTATGTCCCTTTGGCGATAAAAGACCACGGCAAGCGAGATTGTCTCGCATGGTCGGTCATACACGGGTCACTAACGGCGTTTCGAATTGGCTCGAACCTCTCCAAGTGGGTTGCCCCTAGCAAATATTATGTTTCTTTTCCGTATGGCGTTTACAGTCCAGAGATAGTCAGACCACACCGGAAGACCATTTCAAGCAAGGCACACTTTGCCCTGTCATTCGAGGATAAAACAGTAGCTGACGGCTTGTATTTGGGCTTTACATTTGGAAAAGACGAGTTTCTTGAATTTCGTAGGGAAATCAGAAAGGGCACCGGCTTATACAGCGGTGAAAATTTAAAAGATGGCAAATATCCAACATTAAAGCTGCCAATCGAAAAAAGATACTCGGCACGCTTTTTTGACCTTGCAAAAGTCTTCAAACATGTTACATTGGAAGAGACAGGGCAAGTTCATTGGTACTATGCCATCGACAACTGGGAAGGTTATTGTAACTTTTTGGGATCTTCGGATCGACACAAGGTTGAGCGACCTCCCAACTATATATTGAACTATAGAGAGTGGAATCTTTTGGGGGTAGATGAACATGAGTGAAAAGCGTATTCCGTTTGTTGGCTTGCACGCACATAGCGTTGCAGGCTCTATTTTTGATGCTATCGGGTATCCCCCGCAGCACATGGATTTTGCATATGAAAATGGGTCAGAGGCTTTGGCTCTCACAGACCACGGGAATATGAATGGGCTCGCCCATCAGGTTTTGCACGCCAAGAAGATGCAGGCAGATGGCAAGAACTTCAAGCCAATTTTTGGCGTTGAGGCTTACTTTACGCCATCCGTCGAGGACTGGAAAGCAGAATACGATAGGGTGAAGGCTGAACAGAAGCTGAAGAAGAAGGCTGCTTCTGGCGCGACTGTCGAAGACGAAGAGGCGTCTAAGAAGGCGGTCAAGAATATCCTCAACAGGCGGCGGCATCTAATTCTTCTCGCTCAAAACCAAACTGGGCTGAACAACTTGTTCAAGATGGTGTCCGAGAGCTATCAGGGCGACAACTACTACCGTTACCCTCGCATGGACTTTGATCTACTTTCTAAGTATTCAGAGGGCGTGATCGCAGCTTCTGCGTGTCTTGGCGGCGTGTACGCTGGCTGCTATTGGGAGAATCGCGAAGAGGGCGAGGAGGCTGTCCTTGATGCAATGCGCGACACAACCCGCCGCATGATCGACATCTTTGGAGATCGCTGGTATGGCGAGCTTCAGTGGAACAACATCCCTGAACAGCATGAGCTAAACAAATACATTATTAAGATTCACGAAGAGTTTGGCATTGGACTGATTTCTACAGCCGATAGCCATTACCCCGGTCCAGACGCTTGGAAAGACAGAGAGCTATACAAGCGTCTGGGCTGGCTTGGTAAGCGACCGGAATACTTGTCCGAAGAATTGCCAGAGCCAGAAGATCTTAAGTGTGAGTTGTATCCCAAGAACGGCGACCAGATGTGGGAGTCGTACCAGAGATACAGCGAACTGCAAGGCGTCGAGTATGATGATAAGCTGGTCATGGACTCTATCACAGAGACTCACAGAATTGCTTTCGAGCGTATTGAAAACTTTATGCCCGATAATGAAGTTCGCCTCCCCGACTTTGTGGTCCCAGAGGGTGCAACAGCGACACAGGCTCTTGCTAGGCTGAGCATCGACGCACTCAGGACCATGGGTTTGCATGGCGACCAAGAGTATGTAGAAAGACTAAAGCATGAGTTGCATACTATCGACGATAGAGGTTTCTCAAAGTATTTCTTGACAATGAAGGCAATCGTGGACAGGGCTAACAATCTCATGCTCACTGGACCCGGACGAGGTTCTGCCGCTGGCTCTTTGGTTGCCTATGTTCTAGGAATCACACAGATTGACCCTCTGAAGTATGGACTTCAGTTTGCACGTTTCCTTAGAGCAGACGCCACGGACTATCCAGACATTGACTACGACGTGGCAGAGCCGATGAAGCTGAAGGAAGCCCTTATAGAAGAGTGGGGAGACAATACTGTTGTTCCTATCTCTAACTGGAATACCCTTCAGCTTCGTAGCTTGATAAAGGATATTTCTAAGTTTTACAACATTCCGTTTACCGAGGTCAACAAAGTAACTGGAGCGATGATCGGCGAAGCCACTGGTCCAGCCAAGAAGGCGCATGGCATCAAGGCAGGCATGTATATCCCTACCTTCGAGGAGGTCATGCAATATAGTTCAAGCCTTAGAAGCTTTTTGGATAAATACCCCCACGTCAAAACACACGTTGAGGCTCTACACGGACAAGTTCGCTCTTGCTCCCGGCACGCTGGTGGTGTTGTGATTGCAGAGGGGCTCGACCAGTACATGCCACTGATTAACAGCGGCGGTGTTCGCCAGACACCTTGGTCCGAGGGTCAAAACGTTAGACATTTGGAGCCGATGGGCTTTATTAAGTTTGACCTTCTGGGGCTCTCTACACTTCGTATGATTGAGGGGGCAATCCGACACGTCTTAAGGCGCGAGCACAAGATTGAAGACCCGACCTTTGAGGACATTAGAAAGTTCTATGACGAGTATCTTCATCCTGATAGAATTGATTTAAATGACCAAGACATTTATAAGAATATCTTTCAGACTGGCAAGTGGGCTGGCATCTTCCAGTTTACAGAGGACGGTGCTCAAAACTTCTGCATGATGGCAAAGCCAACGAGTATTATTGACATTGCAGCTATCACCAGTATTTTTAGACCCGGACCCTTGTCGGCTAAGGTGGACCGTGATTATGTGGAGGCTAAAGAGTCGCCACAGTACATTCAGTATCCCAATGATGAATACAAGGATGTTACCGAGGAAACTTATGGCTTCCTTATTTTCCAAGAGCAGATTGCTGCCTTGGCTCATCGTCTCGGAAAGGATCTGTCTCTAGACGAAGGTAATATGCTTCGCAAGGTCTTAACGAAGAAGGGCACTGGTAAAGCAGCCAAGGTTAAGAAAGAGTTGTACACAAAGTTTGTGGACGGCTGCGTAGAGAAAGGCTTGTCCAAGAAGCAGGCTGATGAATTGTGGGAGAAGTTTGAGTTCTTCTCGGGTTATGGCTTTAACAAGTCTCACGCTGTGAGCTACTCCATGATTTCATATCAGTGTGCTTGGCTGCTAAATTACTATCCAGAGTGCTGGATGGCAGCGTTCTTGGACAAGGAGCCAGAGACTCGCAAGGCAAAGGCTATCGCCATTGCCAAGAAATATGGCTTTGATATCGCAAAACTAAATGTTAACACCTCTGGCGAGGTGTGGGAGATTTCTGATGACGGCTTGACCCTGATTCAGCCCCTAACAGCGGTTAAGGGACTCGGCGCGTCAGCTATTAAGCAGGTTGTTGATAATCGACCATTTGTAAATATTGAAGAGTTTTTGTTCAATGAGAATATTGTCTACTCTAAATTGAACAAAAAGGCACTTGATGTTTTGATTCGAAGCGGGGCTTTGGAGCCTCTCATGGATGATAGGTTTACAGGTGCCAAGCACTTCTGGTCGGCTGTGGCTGTTGACAGACCTCGCAAGCTAAAGAACTTAGAAGCTAACATCGAGTCTTATGCGCCAGAGGGTGACTTCTCGGAGGAGGAGAAGATACAGTTCACCATCAATCTCACAGGCGAGTTCCCACTTGAGAGGGTGATGAACGACGAGATTAAGAGAAAGCTAGAGAAGATGGCTGTTCCTCCGATTAGTGAGTTTGACAAAGACCTTATGGTGACTTGGTTTATTCCAAGAAAGCTAATCCCCAAGAAGACAAGGGCAGGAAAGGACTATTGGATTCTTGAAGTGACCGACGAGAACAACGCTGCTACCAGCATTAGATGTTGGGGTATTGATCCAGACAAGGACCATGTGGCACTCAATAGACCGTATATGGCTCGCCTAGACTATAGTGAGCAGTGGGGCTTCAGCACAAGGTCTTTGAGAAGAAACTTTAGGGTTCTGGGTTGACCTCTGCGTCAACGTGTGTTATAATGTTATAGAACTTGGAGGTCACATGAATCTAGGCTATGCTTGCATAAACATGCAGCTTTCTTATCCACGCGAATGGGGCAATGCCCCGCGAGGCACGGAGAGAATTACTACAAATCGCTCCATGATCAAGAGAACTTTTCAACAGCGGGGAACTCCCTATGCTTCAGAGCTAGGTCTGCTGAACTCAAGAGACCTTTGCAAGGTTCTAGAGTGGAACGAAGCAAATGGCTTCAAGTTCTACCGCATGTCTTCTAATCTATTCCCTTGGGCTTCCGAGTATGCTTGGGAGGATTTGCCAGATCATGATGCTATCTGTGAGGCTCTGTCTAAGGCGGGTACTTATGCAAAGCAACATGGTCACCGTATCACGTCGCACCCCGGTCCTTTCAACAAGTTGACAAGTGGCGATGAGCGCATCATTCAGAATACAGTCAGGGACTTGGAAATTCATGGCTGGACATTTGATCAGATGGGGTTGCCGCGTACACCATACGCCAAGATCAATATCCATGTCGGTGCGACCTACGGCGACAAGCAGATGGCTTGTGATAACTTCTGCCGCAATTTTGAGCGACTATCAGATTCAGTCAAGTCACGACTGACAGTCGAGAATGATGATAAGGCTAGCCTGTATTCTACGCGAGAACTGCATGAACTGATTCACAAAAGAATTGGTATTCCGATTGTCCACGACATTCACCATCACAAGTTTTGCGATGGTGGTCAGACACAAGAGGAGGCAATGCGTCTGGCAGCTACAACTTGGGGTGATGTGCGACCTGTGATTCACTATTCACAGTCTCGAAGTATCGAGCACAATGACCCTAAAATCAAGCCACAGGCACACTCCGACTCATATTGGGAGTATCCCGAGACTTATGGGCTGGATGTAGATATTATGTGTGAGGCGAAACACAAAGAGTTGGCTGTCATGAAGTTGCGTCATATGCTATTAGAAAGTCAGGCGGCTTAGCTTGACATATTTTTTAAACCATGTTATCTTACTACGAAAGGAGTAAAAATGTTTGATGATAATCAAGTCGCAATCGTTGAGACTGTGCGAGACGAGACCGTGGAGAAGATGATTGAATACATCAGGTCGATGAAGACAATCGAAGACGCTATGGAGCCCTACAAGGAGCAGAAGCGAGAGCTTCGTGAGGAATTTAAGGAGCAGGGCTGGCTCACCAAGGATGAGATCAGCATGGCTGTCAAGGCTTATCGTATGATGAAGAATGATGTAGACATTCAACAATTTGTAAATGTCTTCAACTCAATCAAGGGAGCGAAGTAATGATCCTAGAGTACCATTGTTTACCGCACTGTGATTATAAGCCTGTAAGAGCAAATCCCTCAGACGCAGGATTGGACTTGTGCTATAACGGAGCGTGGACTAGCATTCAACCGGGAGAGAGCAAGGTTCTTCCCACGGGTCTAAAGTTTGGCATCCCGCATGGCTACATGCTTCAAATCATGAACCGTAGTGGCAACGCAGCCAAGAAGCAGCTTATGGTTGGCGCTTGCGTTGTTGACTCAGGGTATGATGGAGAGGTCTTTGTAAATCTTCACAACGTTGGCAGTGAAGTGCAGGATATTCATCGCGGCATGAAGATTGCACAAGCAGTCCTTATCCCAATTGTTCCGGTTCGTTTTGTGGAGACCTCAGAGGATAATCTTTATGATTGGTACCCCATTACAATTAGTGACCGTGGAGATGGAGCGCTTGGCTCAACAGGAGAATAAAATTGAATAGAGAACAAAGAAGAAGAATGCAAAAAGAAGCCAAGAAAGATGGCAATAAGGAGCTTGAAGCAAAGGTTGCTTTGTTTGGGAAGTTGCCGGACGAATGTCTGGCATGCACTAAGCCCTTTGACAAGACAGACCGAGACATGGTAATGTCTTGGAGTGTTGTGGTTCACGGACCTGAAGAGGTCGTGCGACTTTACTGTCCTGATTGTTGGGGTAAAGCAAAGAAGATCACAGAAGACTTTAAAAAGCATCTGGAGGATAAGTATGGCGAGTTTGAAGAGTGAAGCGCTAAGCTTCGATGACGTTCTGCTAGTCCCACAGTATTCTGAAATTGATTCTCGTTCGGAAATTAAAATCCAACAGAATCTAAGAAATGTGGGTGACTTCTCTTTGCCTATCATATCAAGCCCAATGGATACTGTCACAGGTGGGCGCATGGCAGAAGCTATGCATAAACTAGGCGGCGTAGGCATTGTGCATAGGTACAATACGATAGAAGAGCAAGTGAAAGAAGTTCTGCAAGTTGAAAAGCGCCCTCGAACGCACGGCTGGCTTAACAGTGAGCCTGTGGGCGCTGCTATAGGTGTTGGAGGCGACTTCCTTGACAGAGCTATCGCTCTTAGAGAAGCAGATGTTAGCTTTCTGTGTATTGATGTAGCGCATGGACACCACGCAAAGGTCAGGTATGCCTTGGAGACACTGCGAAATACATTTGGAACCGATCTTCATATTATGGCGGGAAATGTTGCGACCCTAGAGGGGTTCAATGACCTAGCTGACTGGGGTGCTGACTCAATCAGGGTTGGCATTGGCGGTGGTTCTATATGTTCAACACGCATTCAGACCGGACATGGGATTCCTACACTTCAGTCCGTTATAGACTGTTCTGCATCTGACAGGGATGTCACTTTAATCGCCGATGGTGGGATTAAAAACAGTGGAGATATTGTAAAAGCCCTCGCAGCAGGTGCCGACTTTGTAATGCTCGGCTCTCTCTTAGCAGGCACCGAAGAGACGCCGGGGTCAGTTGTTAGAGTAGAGGGAGAGTTGAGAAAGCGTTATCGCGGTATGGCAAGCAAAGATGCTCAGTATGACTGGAAGGGTTCTTATCGCTCTGTTGAGGGCGTTGCACACACAGTGCCGCTAAGAGGACCGGTGAGTCTCGCCATCGAGGATCTAGAGGTGGGTATTAGGAGTGGTCTTTCCTATAGCGGAGCCCTAAGCGTGCCAGAGTTGCAGGCAAAGGCACGGTTTATCCGCCAAACATCAGCCGGTCAGGTTGAGAGTTCTACCCATATTGTGAGCAGATATTAATGAAGAAGAATATTAACTATGGGAGGGAGGGTAAGAAAATTGTCTTTTATGACACAGACAAGAGGCATGCCGAATTAAAGATTCGACTAAAGCATGACCGCCTAACACAAGCGGAGTTTTTCCGCACATTGATAACTGGCTACCTTGACAAAGACGAGAATGTTCTCTTGTTTTTGGATAAATATATACTTGAAAATGGAAAACAAAGTAAACCCAAACTAGTTAAGAATAGAGAAATAATTAAAGAAGGTCGCGAGATTGAAAGCAAATTCGCCCTTACTGATGATGAAATCGAGGATATCTTCGATATTTTGGCTGAAGAACATCCAGAACTTTAGGCTATTAGTTAAAGAGTATACTATTTATATTTGTAACAGCCTTCGTGGCTATTAGGAGATACAAAGACAATGAGCAAGTTATTGAAAGAAGCGCAGATCCGCCGTTTTATGAAGCTGGCAAGCATCGGAAACCTCTCGGAGGGTTTTGTTGATAACCTTGGTGAGGAAGAGGAGATGGACGAGGGTATGGGCATGTCCTATGGTCGCGACGAAGAGCATATGATGGAAGAGGAAGAGATGGACATGGAGGACGCCGAAGGCGACGAAATGGACATGGAGATGGATGCAGAAGATGACATGGGCGATGCTCCAGACGCCGATGTGGAGAGCAGCGTGATGGATATTATTTCCACGATTACTGATGCCCTCCAGCAAGAGTATCCCGAGCTTGATATTGATGTCTCGCAAGACGATGAGGGCGGCGATGACATGGATGCCGATATGGATGCCGATATGGATGATGAGGGCGGCGATGACATGGGCGATGACATGGATGATGAGGAAGCGGAAGAGGTTTTGGAAGATATTGATGTGGTCGAAGAGGACGAGTTGGTCGCCGAAGTGCTCAAGAGAGTGACGACCCGTCTCCGTGCTGCCCTTAAAGAAAGTAAAAAGTAAAAAACAATAATAAATAACTTGCTAAAGCCACACAAGAATGTTATAGTTCTTGTGTGGCTTTTCTTTTCGTGAGGCAGATATGGAATATATTCTATACTTTTTATTTTTTTTGCTGGGTGTCACTTTTGCAAAGGCTTTTGGCTTTGTTGTGAATCTTGGGTACTCAATTCGCATGTTGAAGTTGTGCGAGATAGCTATTCTTCATATGCTAGTCTCTATAGTAGAGGATGTTGCGTTTGCGAGAGAGATCAAATACCATGCCGCCCGCGAAACTGGCATGGGCTCCAGAGCACTCCAGAACATAAGGCTTATAGACGATGAGACAACAAAAAACTGGAAAGAGACCGTCGTGAAGAAGCTGATTCATTGTTACCCGCATAGTTATAGAGGCTATCTGGAATATGATGACTGGTCAGGCGCTATGAAGTACCTTGACAGAATAAGGAAAAAATAAATAGCTTGACTTTACTTAGGAGGGTGTTATATTATGAGAAAGGAGGCAGAAGTGAAAGCATATGTTTGGAAACAATGCCGAGGGGGCGACACTTATTCGCTGCAAGTAGAATCCAATAAGAATGGCGTTCGCGTCACAAACAGGATCAACAAGCTTGCAGAGGCATCAGATTGGCACCCATCAGGCACAAGCGTTGGTGGCAAGAAGTTAACTCTTCTTTTTTCTAGGAAGTTTGATAATGAATCAGAACTTAAAAAGTGGGCAAAGGAATTTCCATATGAGGTGTTTTATGAAGGAACAAATGGCAAGCAACGACGAATTGGATGAGGTGACGACCGAGGACGAGAACCAAAAGCCTGAAGAGGGCAAGGACAGCGAGTCCGTTCTGCTTATGAACAGCTTGTTTGGTGATGTCCCGCCCGAAAAGCCTCCAGTTAGAAAGCTGGGCATCATTGGGGATATCGCTGAAGAAAAGACAAGTGACATTCTGTACGGGATGTTACTTCTTCATGACAGTAGAGAGGTTGAAAAGCCAAAAGACCCAGAGGATCCCGAAAGCGAGCTAGAGAAGGTATCAGAGCCGTTTGAGGTTATTATCTCTACGAATGGTGGCGATGCCAGAGAGATGTTTGCTATCTACGATATGATGCGTCACATCAGAAAGGATTGCGATATCGAGACATTGGGGCTTGGCAAGGTTATGTCTGCTGGCGTTCCCTTGCTGGCAGCAGGCACAAAGGGCAAGAGAAAGATTGGCAAGTATTGCAGAGTCATGTTACATAACGTTTCGGCTGGCACGATTGGTGCCCTCACCCAGATGCAGAACGAGATGAAGGAAGTTGAAAAGATTCAGAAGCAGTACATCGAGATTCTTGCATCAGAGACCAACATGACCGAGAAGCAAATTAGAAGACTAATTAATAAAAATGTCAACGTCTACCTTTCGGCAGAGGAGGCGGTAGAGATGGGGATCGCAGATGAAATCATTTGAACAAACAGTAAAAGAGTATTATGAGCCTAAGCCCAAGGCAGATGTGAATGGCATGTTGCAAGAGATGGTAGAGGAAGCTCTATACTATCAAGGTAAGGATGGCATCCCAAGGGGTCCAATTGGTAGCACACAGAAGGTTGCATCTGACATCGTAAAATACATTCAACGTAAATACTCTGACCACTACGAAGGTCATAGTCTAGAGCTAAAGAGGGGCAAGCGAGTCCTTCAGTTTACGAATTTTGGGGACTTGACCACGAGAGATAGCGTAATTAGAGACCTAGTGGATAAGGGGTGGCTTGAAGCGCCAAAAGTAAAAAGGCTGGGGCTTTATCATCGTGCGACAACACGTTTCTTTGACCTGCTAAAAAACGGTAAAAAAGTCCCTATTGAAATTCAATTGAATTCTGGCGCTGGAGCCGGTCGAACTGGCACGCAGTATGAATCGCAGATGGCAAGATTTCTAAATCTAAAGTTTCAACAAATGGACAGACCATACGAGGCTGTTGATGAGGGGGGATCCACAAACAACCCCGATATCACCATCTGGAGTCCTGATTTTGAATCCCAAAACCAGTTTCTTTCACTGGAGGCTAAGCACACAAATAGTGGAGTCGGAAGCCTTGACTTTGGTCAGTTTCAGGTGCAGCGTGTTGACGGTGTGTTTGTCCAAAAAACGCAGCTTGACTCAGAGGAGATGGTTGCAATTTTCAATGCCATAGACGAGCAGATCAACGCTTCCTGCTCCTTAACGTATGATCCTCAATCAAGCGGAGATCTTACCAATATCGCTGTGGAAGATCTGGGTGAAAGAGTAGAGAGGTACTACGCCGAGAAAGAAAACGAGTTTATAGTTTATAATGATATGCTGTATTCAATCAGCGACGACGGGGAAGAAAGACTGCCAACGGCGTTGCGCTTTAAAGATGCCGTGTCAGGGGGGTTTATTAGGGTTCGTGTAAAGTGCCACGGCAAATCTTATTCAACAACTGCCGCTGCAAAGTTTAATTCGATAAAGAACTCTATTAGTATAACAGCGGACCAAGTTATTGATATTTTGTTCCCTCTTAAGCCATATACTAAATAGCGTTAGTTAGAGGTACAAGTGAAAGAAGAAGTATATAACCGCTTTAAAGAGTATAGTGGATCACATTGCTGGCAGTATGAAGTTAGGAAGCAGCTTTTTTGGGATGACCTAGATAGCCTAAACCTTAGTAGTTCTATGGTAGCGTCTCTTAGACCTCGTGACTTTTCCATGGACTATATTTCCAAGGATGACAAGCAGGGCTGCGATAACGTTAAGAGCTTTATTGAGAAGTACGAGTGGCTGGGTAAAATGCCAGCCCGCCCCACTCATCGTTTTGTTGCTACTTTTGGAGTGCTGACGGCGGGTGCTATCGTGATGGCAACACCAAATACATTTTCTAACTTACTTGGAAAAGAAAGCAGAGATATGGAGAAGCTTATATCTCGCGGGGCATGTGCTGCTTGGACTCCCAAGGGGCTGAACTCAAAGTTGGTGATGGGATCTGTGAGGTGGATGGCAAAGAATACAGACTTTAGAATATTCACAGCGTATTCGGACCCAGAGGCTAAAGAGCTTGGCACGATTTACCAAGCCTGCAACTTTTACTACCTTGGGCAGTCATCAGGAACCTCTAAGCAATATTTTGATCCAGAGCATCCAGAAAGGGGCTGGTTTTCGGATCGCAACTTTAGACACAAGTCAAAATACTATATGTACGCTGACAATATTGGAGTTGGTCGAGAGCAGTTTAAAAAGTGGATGAAAAAGTATTCTCCTGACTGGACATTGGTGCCAGAACAGGTTAAGTTAGATATCAAGGAAGAAGAAAAAAGATATAGACAAAGTTGCTTGGTTAGGGAAACCAAACCAAAGCACAAGTATGCATACATTTTAGGCTCTTCGAAATCTGAGACCAAGCACCTGCGTCGTCGATTCGAAGAGCTAAACCCACATTTGGCAAACTTGCCATATCCAAAAGAAAGAGGAGCATGATGAAGTATTACGATTCAGGGATGGCATTGCGCCAAAAGATACAAGCTGGTATTGATGTGCTAGCAGACAACGTGGCTTCCACGCTAGGTCCGAGAGGGCGCAATGTGATTTTACAGGGGTCCGAAGGTGCTCCGGTAATTACTAAAGATGGTGTGACAGTTGCGAAGTTTGTCGATCTGGAAGATCCTTTTGAAAACGCTGGCGTTCAGATTATTAAGCAAGCAGCAGCGCAAACAAACTCGATGGCTGGCGATGGCACGACCACTGCGACAGTCTTAGCGCGTGCAATTTATAAGAACGCACAGAGCCACATACAGGTCGGCTGCTCTCCGGTTGTGCTCAAGCGCGAGATTGATGAAGCGGTCGAACAAGTTGTAAAAGACTTGGAAGAGTTGTCCAGACCTATTGAGAGCGAAGACGATATACTGCACATCGCTACAATCTCCGCTAATAACGACGAGAAGATTGGAAAGCTGGTAGCTCTTGCTATTACCAGTGCGGGCAAGGACGGCTCGATCACTGTAGAAGAAGCACGCTCCATCGAGACCTCCCTAGATCTAGTTGAGGGCTTTCGGTTTGATGGCGGCTATGTCTCATCTTCATTTATAACTAATGAGCGTCGCGGCGCAGTCGTATACGATGAGCCCTTGATCATGGTTACTGATGAGAAGATTGAGAACGTACAAGACATCTTGCCGGTGCTGGAGCAGGTCGCTCGTGAGTCGCGCCCATTTGTAATTGTTGGGTCTGATTTTGAAGGTCAGGGCTTGGCGGCTCTTATCATGAATGCGATTCGGGGGTCGATGCGCGTTGCGGCAGTGAAGGCTCCACGATACGGCGAAGAGAGAAAGAATATTTTGAGAGACTTGGCTCTTTCGGTGGGCGCTACGTTTATCTCAAGAGAGAGCGGACTACGCCTTAAGGACACGCAGCTAGAGCATCTTGGCTCTTGCCGCAAGATCGACGTGCTCAAGAACGAGACAACAATAATTGGAGGCAAGGGCGACGCCGATGCTGTGGTGCAGAAGATGGACGCTCTCCGTGTTGAGCTTCAGCAGACCGACTCGATGTACGAGTGCGAAAGAATCCAAGACCGCATCAGCCGACTGAACAGTGGTGTGGCGGTTATTCGTGTTGGTGCTGCCACAGAGGTGGAGATGATTGAGAAGCGCCACCGGATCGAAGATGCTCTTGAAGCTGTTAAATCTGCACAGCAAGAGGGTATCTTGGCAGGTGGAGGCGTCTCTTTGGTGAGGGCTTCACAGAAGTTAAAGCTAAAGACCGGAGGTGCTCATATTGTCCGAGAGGCTATCTTGGAGCCAGTTCGACAGATGGCAAGAAATGCTGGCGACAGCCCAGATGTGGTCGTTGAAAAAATCTGCAAAAGCAAGGGCTCTAGGGGCTGGAATTTTGCCAAGGGTAAAATGATGGACATGTTCGATGAAGGCGTTGTAGACCCCTTCAAGGTCACACGATGCGCCTTGCAGAACGCATCCTCTGCTGCCTCAACCTTGATCACCACAAATCATGCTATTATTAAGGGGGACAAATGAGAGTAAATATATCCTACTCCATTGAGTTCGATGATGTCCCTTCCAAGGTCCTAGAATTTATGAAGGAGGCAGACACTGGTGGTGGCGAGCTAACAGAAATATATGAATCAATTGTTGGCGCAATCGACAAAAAGAATTATACTGTAGCTGTTGAACAGATGGCAGCGATGCGAGACATTCTCGCTTCTATCGATGCACGTCTTGATGACTGCATGCATATTATGGCTGGCTATTCAAAGACGCTTGCAGAGATGGCGGTGGGGGGAGACAGCAAGGCTGAATACCCGCCCGAAGTCGTTCAGGCTTTGGAGACGGAACTAAGAAGACTACAGGAGAAGAAAAATGAGACAGAAAAGCCACAAGACGGGTGATTTAGTATATGCCCCTCAAGCCTCTTTGTTGCATACGGGGGGCACAACTATAAAGCTAGATGAGCCAACATTGCTTCTCGTAGCGCCAGACAAAGGAAAAGAAATTCGCGATTGTGGAGATGATATTTGGTGCCCTGTTGTGTATGAGGGGCGTGTATGGTATGCTCTTAAGAAAGATCTATATAAGCCAAGGAGGAAAGATGGTGACAAAACTTGTTGAAGTGGTTAAGGTAGGTAATGATTTGAGCGCCAGATCTGATTACACGCTGAAAGAAGTATTTGTAAATCCTGATCAAGTAACCATGTTGAGAGAGAACACTTTCATGAAAGGCATGCTGCCCGAAGGAAAGCTGCCTCCTGAAATAGATGAGAGAATGGACTTCACTAGCATCCACCTTAATACAGGCGTGAGCTTAATCGTTGTTGGTTCTCCCGCAGTTGTAGAGTCAAAGTTGAGAAGCAAGCAACTACTAAAGGGGTAAACATGTCCGATCAAGAGTTTGAATGTTCGTTCAAGAAAGTAAAAGAATGGTTTCACATTGAGAGAGAAGAGGAGAACTCTAAGAAAAAGTTTGGATATTATAGCTCGACCTGCCTGCCTGTGAAGGGGTACGGAACAAAGGTATGGTCGGTCGTGGCTTACATAGAAGTGGATTATAAAATGTATCGGGAATCTGGATTCACGGATGACCAGATTATCGAAGGTTGCCTAAGCTTTATAAATAAACCAGAGACAAGAAGGCACCGTAAGCCTCGATATGGCAGCAAATTCTCTCTAGACAGCTACAAGATGCTGGAGGATAATCTTATTTCTGTGTCTCTTGTAACAGACGTAAGAAACAATAAAAACTTTTGGGGGAAAGGATGGAAAGCGAAGTAACAGAGGTAGATATTCACCCCGTTCAAGCAGACCTAGAGCATGTTGAGGCTTATTTAGTTGACAAGTATGATATCTTTGTATCTTTCAGCTATAACGAGCCCAACGGCTGCTGCGAGGAGGATCAAATCATAACAATAAACTCCAGACAAACGCTTAGAAACCAACTATATACACTGTTGCACGAAGCGGGTCATTTTATTCTTTACCGGGAATACGAGCACGAAACACTATTCCCAGATTTGATACGACAGCCATTCAAGAAAAGGATCAGTAAGGCAAATGCGGTTAGTGTGATTAGTAATGAGGTTATGGCTTGGGAAGCCGGTCGTCAATTGGCGCTTAAGCTAGGTATAGAGATTGATACTGCTAAGTGGAACAAGATGAAAATTAGATGCCTCTACGATTACATGAAGTGGGGGACAGGGGGATTGTAAAATGGATTACCAGAAGCTGCTGATAGCTAGCATTTTCTTTTTGATGGGGCAGATTGGAGCTTGGTTTGGGACAAACTCACAATTGGTATGGAAGTGGTGGGCTGACAAACCTATGCTTGCGGCGGTTGTGTTCGGTGTGCCAACAACCGTTTTTATCTGGTATGGGACCAAGTATGCATATCAGGCGATGGGTGAGTTGTGGGGTCCAAGGTTTTTGGGTTTCGGCATGTCTTATGTGTCTTTTCCGATCTTAACATGGTGGCTTCTTGGTGAGAGCATGTTCACGGCGAAGACGCTTACATGTGTATTTCTTTCGTGTCTTATTATTTTGATACAGATTATGTGGAAAACCACTTGACTTGTTGGTCGTGGGTGGTTACATTTATTTGAAAGGGCGCGGTGCCCTTTATAGGAGAAAGTTGAATGTCACTTATTCGTTATAATCAGGGCTTAATGCCGAATCGAGTTGTTGGCGATTTCATGGATATTTTTGAATTCTTTGACCCAATGAGCAGGGCAAGCCGGGTCACGGATGTGAGGAGCTACATGAAGGACGGCAAGACACCACAGACTAGTGTTGAGAGCCTTGAGGGCAAGGATGTTATCTCGATGGCAATTCCCGGTGCCCGTCGCGAAGGGCTTAATATCGAGGTCACAGAAAATAAGGTCTTGTATGTCTCATACGATTTAGAGCCGGATAGTAAGACGCGACCTCAACCGTTTGGAATGTCCTTCTCACGGGGTCGCACACTTGCGAGTGATTGCGATCTTGAAAACGTGTCTGCCGCCTACAAGGACGGGATCTTAACCATCGAGGTTCCCAAGGTTGCTAAAGCCAAGCCTCGTCGCATCGAGATTGGGTAGGCGCTAGCCAAAAGTATCGAATAAACTAAAGGCACCTTTCGGGGTGCCTTTATTGTTGTAGGAAACTATTTAGTGCAGAGGAATATGATTTTGGAAAGATGGAAAAGATTCGTGGCAGAGTCCAGTGAGCGAAGACCAAAAATTTATTTTCATGTAACCAGCCAAGACAACATCGAGGGCATACGAGCCCGTGGTATTATGGGGTCAAGACAGGCAGGTGATCGTGATTATGCATATAGCGAAGAGGATAGCAGCGAAGAGAGAGTATATCTCTTTTCGTCGCCAGAGTCCGCTTACATGGCGTCGTTCTCTCGTCCTGATTCTGGTATATTTGGAGGCGCAGAGCCTCCTTTTGCATTTGTAAAAGTTAATCTCGCAAAAATGAAGAGACTACCAGAAGTTCACGACGACATGGAACTGCCAGATTTTGACGCATACTATATCGTAGGAGACGTGCCCCCCCACGCTATCTTGGATATTGAGACTGAAGCTGAGGCGTCTGAAAGGCTAGAGTATGAAGAAGAGGATGAATACAATTTGGACGTTGATGGAGACGTGCTTTACGAAGACAGGGAAAAGATAAGAGTTTTTGAGGTGGAGCTTTACCTTAGAATACGAGGCGGCGTTGATGCAACCCTCACAGACATTCGTTCTATCGAGGGTGTCACTATTGTTTCTTCTACAGAAACACGCGGATCCTTGGCAGCGGGCGGATATAGCACCAGAGCTAAGATCAAGTTCCACCCACAGCAAGAGGCTATGACTGGTCAGTCTTATGTAAAACAAATTCTCATACCAACAATAAACAGCAGAGCTATTCCGAACTGCATTGTTCAGAGGTTTGTCCCAAAAAGTCTAAAGGAGCTATAATGCTTAAGGAATGGAGGTCTTTCATAAACGAAGAGAGAAATCGTCTTCCGCAAATTTATTGCGATATGGATGGCGTTCTTGTTGACTTTGAGCAGGGCGTTGTAAACCAGATCAACATTGATCTTGGCGACGAAAGCATCCCAAGCCGCAAGCCGACAGGTGGTATGACGGAGATGGGGCGTTTGCGTCGGACACTGGATCTTTCCGGGCGCGATTTACAAATTGATGTATCTGACATTCGCAAGGGTGGAGATATAAAAGCCGCTAGGAACTACATGTACGAGAGGTTTGGCAATGATGTAGGTTTTTGGTCCACCCTTCCAGAGATGGCTGGAGGTCAGGATCTATGGAACTTTATCTCCCCTTACGACCCATTCATTCTTACGTCGCCTATGGACGAGGGTTCGCAGGTGGGCAAAAGAAACTGGATTAAGAGCAATCTCAACCCGCAGCCATCGAAGATATTTATGAGTCATAATAAATGGAAGTGGGCTACCACAAATGGTAGACCCAACGTGCTTATAGATGACTGGGATAAGAATCTTATTCCTTGGGCAGAGAAGGGAGGCATTGCCATACGCTGTGCCTTTGGCGACTCCGCTTCAGCTATTGCTAGATTGAAAGAAATTGGGTTTCAACCCAGATAGATACTAATTATATTATGTCGTGGAGGACTAAATTATGAAGATCACGAAGAGGCAGCTTCGCGCCCTTATTAAAGAAGAGATGGCAAGTATGGATGTTGAGCGAACTGGCGGTGAACGCCCCCCGCATAGAGAGCACGCGGTCGGTCTCGCCGAGATTCTAGCCCCTAAGATCATGGAAACGGTATATAATGCATTTTTCATTGATGATACGGTGGAAGGTGAAGAGGAAATGTTTCAAGAGGCGATTAAGCAGCTTATCCTCGAATGGTACACCAGCACGGGCACTTTCGAGTCGTTACCCGGTTCCAAGCATCCAGAATACAAATACTACGATAAGCCTAACTTCAGATAAAAGCATTAAGGAAAACAACAAATGAAAATCACAACCACTGAAATCAGACAGATTATTAAAGAGGAGACCGCTAAGGTTCTTGAGGCTTACGAGATGACAGACCTCACTGATCGTGACCCCGAGTCTCCCATGACCGACACAGAACGAGACATGGATGCGGCAACAGAACAAATGACTAAGTTCTTGTTCGACGATATCTTGACTGGCGGGACAATCAGTTTTCCTACGGGCGAGAGGGATGACCTTGATGGTTTCCTTGCAGCACTTGGCAATATGGTTGTGACAGGCGGCATTTCTAACAAAGAAGCAATGCGTATGCTTCAGGAGCTTTCTAACGCCGCCCAAAGTGCAATGACAAGAGTTAGCATGAACTTTGTTGATGAAGATTACATCGAAGACCAGAAGTTCGACAGAGGTGAGGGCGACTATAGCGCATATGTTGACCAAGAGCGTGACGGGGATCTGGGCGACATGGACATGTTTGAAGAGGGTATGGACATAAAAAAAAAGATAAATAGACTTGAGGATGAATACCTAGAGAAAAAGTCCACTGCCGCTCTTGCTGCCCTAAGCAAGCTGGAGAAGATGGGCAAGTATAAGATGTCTAGTCTAAGAAAGAAGATGAAGCTAAAGAAAGAGAGAAAGCTCACCGACGCCGAGAAAGATAAGCGCGAAGAGGTTGCTATGGCTATTGAGAAAGACAACCCCGGTATGGCAATGGACAAGAAGATGGCAATTGCCACAGCCACAGCCAAGAGGAGTGCTTAGACATGAAGCGGCAAGAGTTAGAAAACCTCATTCGAGAGCAGGTAAGAGACCTTCTTGAGAAGAAACGCAAGAAGAAA